CACGGCGGCCGGCGTCGGGCTCACGCTGACCGCGGCGAGCCACGTCGTCTTCGTCGAGCTGAGCTGGGTCCCCGGGGAGGTCACGCAGGCCGAGGACCGCTGCCACCGTATCGGGCAGACCGACTCGGTGCTGGTGCAGCACATCGTCGTCGCCGGAACGCTCGACGCCCGCATGGCGCACACGCTGGTCGCGAAGCAGCGCGTCGCCGACGCAGTGCTCGACGACGAGCCGGTGCTGCCGGTGCGGGAGCCCGCGGCCACCACGGCGCCGCGCAAGGAGATCGAGGAGGTCGCGTCGCGGCTCACCGCGGAGCAGGTCGCTGCGATCCACGGCGCGCTGCGAGTGCTCGCGGCACGCTGCGACGGTGCCTGCCAGGAGGACGGCGCCGGCTACTCGAAGATCGACGTCCGGATCGGTCACAGCCTCGCGGGTTCCTCGAGGCTCAGCGTGAGGCAGGCAGCGCTCGGGCAGCGGCTGGTGCGTAAGTACCGCCGGCAGCTCGGGCCGGAGACGACCGCGGAGTGCGGTCTCGGAGGTGCGTGAGATGGCAGCGAAGAAGAAAAAGAAGATGAGTCGGACGACGGTCACTCGCGATATCGACGCCGAATACGCAGAGGCTGAGAGAGAGGTGAAGCGGCTGGGCCGCCCCCTCAACATCGGTGAGATGCCGAGGCGGTACGTCGTGAAGCTCGGCAAGCGAACGCTCGCTGAGTACAACTCGACGAACGCGCGCGGTCACGAGAGAGATTGTGCGTATGCGTTCGCCAGCGGGTACGACGCGGCGCTCGCAAAGATCGAGGGGTCGCCGTGAAGCTCTCGGTCGACACGTACGATCCCGGCACGTGCTACGCGGACCTCGCGCGGCACGAGACCCGGGGCGAGAAGACGGAGCAGCGCGCGGTGGCCTACGCGCGGCGCCGCGGTTGTGCGTGGGTGGAGTTCCACTGCGAGCGGGACGGTACCCACGCACTGGTCGGCAGGGCGCTGCGCGTCACTGCCGCGGGAGACGTGTCGTGAGCCCGCGCTTCGTCGTGACGACGTCGATCCCGAAGGCGCGCCGCGCCCGCTGCGGCTGCCTCGGTCCCGAGGGCACCCCGCACTACGGCACCCACAGGCTGTGGCCGATCGGCCGGGAGGAGCTGGCTCAGGACGTCTGCGACAGACGCTACCTCGAGGTGCTGGCCAAGCTGCTCTGCGACGATGACTAGGCGTCGACGAGGTACCCGTCGCGGAGCCAGCCGTGGTACCGCCACGACCCGTCTGGGTTCTTGAACCCGATACTGGGGTGGGCGGTGACGAGTGGCGGCGTCCCGGAGCGGCGCCAGCCCGGCCCGTTGTTAGCCGGCCCGTCGACTGTCCACTCACCCCCCGGTGTCATCACGATCAGGCAGCGGCCGTCGGGGCCCTTCCAGACGTCCTCGTACCACGGCGCGAACCACATCGCGCCGACCTCGGCGTCGCGTAGCCTGACCGTGGCGCTGCTGTCGGCCCGCCAGTACAGACGCTCCGTGACGTGCTGCCAGGAGTCGTCCGGCGAGAACACGTACCCGCAACCGCAGCGCTCCGGCCACGGCAGCGTCGTCAGCTCCTCGACGTCGGGCCCCCTCCTGTAGCCCGCGGTCCGGTAGTCGCCGACGAACGGGGCGGTGCCGATGCCGACCTCCGCGTTGTGGTAGCCGTGCGGCAGAGCACACGCGCCGCCGAACCTCCGCAGGCTGACTGCGCCGACGTCGGTGGGCTCAAGCAGGTGGCAGCGGATCCTCACTGTCCGTGCAGCGTACGCCCGCGGTACGTATTGCCGTAAGGAGAGCTTGGCGCGATGCACTTCCACCCATTCGGGATCCCGGTCGACGAGGTCGTGTTCGTGCTGATGCAGCACCCACCGTCGACGTGGTGGGTGCTGGTCCGTGCCGTGCTGCAGCGTGTCCCCTCGAGGAGACACGCGCCGTGACGTGCGTGTTCCTGATCTGGTGTCCGCGCTGCCGGTGCGAGACCAGTGCTCACAAGGAGCGCAGCTCGAACAACAGCGAGCGGTGGTACAACGTCTGCGAGGAGTGCCTGACGGCGTACGGGGCCACGCAGCCGAGGCCCGGCGAGCAGATCTTCATCCGGACCTACACGAGGGTCGCGTGACTGCCGGTGGTCAGACTCCGGAAGCGGAGCGTGACCCGACCGAGTGCGAGTACGAGGTGATGTACGTCAACGGACCCCGCGTGCACCGCGGCGCGCGCAGGGGCGACTTCGCGCTGCGGGTCTGTGACGATTACTGCATGTATACCGACTCGAACGGAGCGTGGTCGATCAGGACGTCGCCCGGTGACCTGATCATCGACCACCTCCCGAGCGGTCGCGTACTGCTGTCGATAAGTGGACCTCACCGCGCGCTGGCCGAGTTGATAATCGACTGCGTCGCGGTCGAGCTGGACGGGTGCAAGCGTCGCAGCGACGCGGTTGATCGCTCACAAGCGATCGGGATGCACGATTGGTTAGAAGCGCTGGCGAAGAACCCCGAACGCGGGATCACGTTTCGCCAGTGGAAGAGGCGCGAGAGCGGTGGTGTGTGTGAAACGTGAGAGGCTGACGAAGGTCGACATCCTCGTGCTGGGCCGCGTCTTCGCTGCCGAGGCTGCGGGTAGCCGCGGCATCCAGTCGACGTCCCGTGCGGTGGAGTCTCTGATCGAACGCGGCTACCTGTACCGCAGCGAGGTCCGCTTCCAGGACAAGCTCGGCGGGTACCACCTGACGCTGGTGATGCTGACGATGCGCGGCCACGTCGCGTACTGCACGTCCTGCTGACGGCATCGGTCCGCGCGCCGGGCAGTGTTGGTAAGGGTTCACTTGATGGCACCAGACAGCGGCGGTGAGGGTACGGAGAGAGCGCTGTCTGCCGCGCACACCAGGTGCGTCTGCGCGCGGTGCGGCCGCATCGTCAACGGAAGGGTTCCTGCGCGGTCCCGTAGCGGTCTGGTGGCGCCGTACCGGCACCTCCCACCGTCCGAGCTTGGCAGTGAGCCGCGTGGCGACGGTGGCGGGTGGTTCGGTCACGGCAGGTGGTGTCCGGGCTCCTACGAGCCTGCAAGGAGCGTGGTCAGATGAGCGAGCAGCAGACCGAGATGATCTTCCGAGACGGCTCTTCGATCGATCACGCGTTCCGCGCGCTCCCCGATGGGGCCGGGTCCGAGGTCGCCGACGCGCTCCGCAGGATTGAGATCGCGGAGACCGAGCTGCAACGGGCCGGGGCGACCGGGCCGGGCTCCAGTCCAGCGTTCATGCGGTGCCGTCCTGACGGTCCTCTCCGGGGCAAGGGCGAGCAGGTCTACCGCGCGCACTGCCGGGAGGTCGCGGCCCGGCACGTGGCCGGGGAGTGCCTCGAACCGGGCACCGGTGCGGAGGTCCTCTGCGCGCTGCTGGACGCCGCGCTCCGGGCCCCGCTGAACACGGAGGCCATGGCTCTCGCCGACCACCTCTGGCCCCTCGTGATGGGCGAGCCGCTGCCGGGACACGCCGCGCGGGAGAGTTGGCCGGGGCAGGTAGCGGAGGACCTCGCGGTCGCGCGCAAGAAGATCGCGGCGGCCCGCAGGAGTACTGGAGGAGACCGAATGACACAGCGAGCAGAAGTGATCCAAGCCGCGCGAGAGTTCATTGCGGCGAGCTGCGGCCAAGAGCCAGACGAAGCGCTCGTCAGCATCCGTGAAGCGCTCCGCAACATCTGCGGCGTGCTCAAAGGGGACGCGCGCGAGAGGGTCGCCGGTCATCTCAACGCGGCCGAATGGGAAGCGCTCGGTGAGTTGATCCGCAACCCACCGCCGGTGCCGAAGGACATCGTCGACGCTGTCAGAGAGGACGCGCCCGCCGAGTCCGGCTACCCGCCAGAGAAGGTGAGGGAGTTGCTGGATGCGATCGCATCCAACAGGTGGCATGCGATCTTCGACCTCGCCGCCGAGCTGCGCGCGACGGAGGCCGAATGACCGCGCCCAAGCTCGACTCGACCAATGCCGTCGTGAACGGCCGGCTGCGCGTCATGAGCAAGCGTTGCGCAGAATGCTTGATGTCCGATGGCAAGATCGTCAGCGACAGGCGACGAGCGAGCCTCCTGCGCGAGTGCCAACGAAAGGGCACCTACTTCCTGTGTCACAAAGGGACCATTGCCGGAGAGGCCATCGTGTGCCGCGGTTTCTACGACACGGGCTCGAATCAGATGTGCCGCATCGCCGACCGCCTCGGCGTGGTCGACTTCACGGAGCCGGGCAAGTGAGCGCGCCCAAGCTCGACCCGGCGACGCTGCCGATTCGGATCATGGTGTTTCCGACGAAGCCAAACGCCATCGTGCTCTTTGCAGACGATGGAGCCGAGGTCGACCTTCCGGTTCTGGATGCGCCGTTTACCAAGGCCGGCGTGCATAAGGCGTTTGAAGGCTACGGGGTCGAGTACCGCATCACAGAGGGCGCCCCCGGTCGCTACACCCCGGCAGTGGCAGAGCTGCTGTCCGCAGAGAAGGCGGAGCGCCAGCAGCGCGCGAACCTGGACGTGGCGAAGACCGTCGCGCGACTCGACGCTTCTGGATCCGCTACCGACAAGGAGCGTGCTGGCCTGATCGCGGAGAAGCACGACGTGGACACCGAGAGGCAGGAGGTGAGGGCGAAGCTTCGGGAAGCCACGAAGCAAGCGGCGATCCGTGGGAAGTACATGGACCGTGAAAAGTTCGGCCGACTGCAGGAGCGGATGCAGAAGCTCGGCATGCGTTCGCAGGCGATTCAGGTTCGGCTCACCGAACTGAAGGCGCAGCATCGCTCCTCTGTAGTCGACAAAGAACTCGAGGAGTTCAAGAGCCTGGTGAAAGACCTGATCGGTGATGAGCAGTATGCGGAGCTTTGGGTGATCGCCAGGGAGAACGTCGCCGATGGCCGGGAATAGCCGAGCGCCCAGGCTCGAACCCGCGACGCTGCGGTGAGGGGGTGCGCCGTGCTTTCTGAGTCGGAACTCGACGCGGTCCGGGCGGATGACGACCTCCGGAGCGCCGAGGTCAACTTCCTGCGCATCGTCGCGGAGTGCGCCGCCGGCATCCGGCACGGGGCCACCCAGGTCGACGGTGCCCGCGACGCGTTCATGAGCGCGCTGCAGCGCCGCACCGTGGCGCGGGACCCCGCGCACCTCAGCGTCGCCCTGCACCTCTACGCGCCGGAGCCCGGCGACCCGCAGAGCCGCTTCGAGGTCGCGTGCCCCGGCTACGAGAGGTTCCCGGTCGAGCGCTCCGCGCTGGGCTGGGACGTGAACGGTCCCGCAGTCACGAACGCGGACCGAGTCTGGTTCGACAACCGCGGCACCGCCAACGTGGGGGTCCGCGCGGTATCCATCGGCGACGGCGACCGCGTGCTGTTCCCCGTCACGGTGAGAGAGCTGTACTACACCGTCGGGCAAGAGTCGGTGCAGTTCTTTCCCGGCGGCACCCTGTCCTTCAACCGCGGCGGCCTCGGTGTGACGGCACTCCGAAAGGACGCCGAGGCAGAGGCCGCGCTGCGCGACCTCTTTCACCGCAGCCCGGCGAGGTGCGACCTCTGCGGCGACACCGGAGTCTCCGAGGTGCGCAGCAACACCGGCCACTGGAAGCTCTGCACCCCGTGCCGGACCGTGCGGTTCGAGTTCTTCACCGAGCCCGATGACCGCGGCCGACGTCACTTCTCGATCGCGTGGAGGGCCGACTTCTCGCACGACGAGAGCGGGGCGCCGTACCCCGAGGGCGACCCCGGCCCGCACGTCAGGGAACGGGGTCAGCACTTCTTCAGCGACCCCGCGCACTACGCCGCGCTCTACAGGCGCATGGGGTACGTCGTCGTCGACAAAGGAGGACCGCGGTGAAGAAGTGCTCAGAGAAGAACAGCGACCTCTTCCACAGCGGCGTACCCGTCATGTGCTCCGTTCACGGACGGAGCCACGCGGCCTGCGACGCGGAGCGCGAGGCCCGCAGAGAGCGCGTCGCGACTGCCGCGATGAAGGGCTCGCTCGCGAACCCCGCGACGATGCGAGACCTCGCGAAGCTCAGCCCGGACCAGGCGAACCGCACGCTGGTCAGAAGCTCGATCGGGTATGCCGACGCGCTGATCGCAGAGCTGGACGCGACGTCGAGTTAGTCGGTAGTGGCCGGATTTGGGATTCGCCCGCGCGCGCCGGTCGATTCGCTGGGCAGCGGGGCGGGCACACGGAACTCAACGAAGTTTGCGCCCAGGTCTAACTCCTTGTTCCGAAAGGAGATTTTCTTTGTATATTCGTGCAAACCGCCACTTTCGCGACCGGCCGGGGAAAGCACGCGCACCATCTCGCGCTGCGCGATAACCCGGCGGCCGAAGCTCGATCGGGTATGCCGACGCGCTGATCGCAGAGCTGGACGCGACGTCGGGTTCCCCTACACTCCCCGACTAACCGTGTGCTCGCGCGGTCGGTAGTAGGGCCCCTTCGCCCGGCGTGGATGACGGTCCTCGCGGGGCGTGCCGGCCGCGCGGGCTGGCGGTCCAGCACGGTGCGAAATGAATCCGGCGCGGCACCGTGGTACGGTGCTCCGCGTGGCAGCGGATGGCGGTCAGCAGCGCGTCTCGAAGAGGGCAGGGAACCGGAAGGGCAAGAAGCTCGGCAGGCCGCGGCCGAACGCTCTGACCGACGACGAGTGGTCGGTCTGGGTCGAGGCGTTCGCGCAGCGGCCCGGGCAGCCGCAGGTCGTCGCGAAGGCACTCGGAGCCTCCCCGGTGACGTCGCACAAGTACTGGCACCTCGGCGACGGCACGCGGCCGCCGATCAAGGAGACCGTGCTCGAGCTGCGGCGCGAGGCCCGCGCGCTCCGGGCGATGGGCCCGAGCCCCGACGACCCCGCCCAGGTGAAGCACATCGCGGTGCTGATGGACCGGGAGAAGCGGAGGCTCGCGCTGGAGCGCGACCGCGCAGAGACGATGGCCGAGGAGGGCCGCGTCGCCCAGGCCGCGCGTCGCAACGCGCTCGCGCTGGGTCTCGCCACGGCGAGCATGCTCCAGGGCGCGATGAAGCTCAGCGAGCGGGTACGGCGGCAGCTCGAGCTGCGGGCCGACGACCCAAGCGTGAGCGTGAAGGAGAGCATCGCGCTGCTCCGGCAGATCGCCACAGTGACGAGGTTCAGCAACGAGGCCAGCAAGCTCTCCGTGCACACCGAGCGCGTCATCATGGGCGCCCCGATCGCGCCTCCGGAGGGTGCCGACGACGGCGAGCAGCTCTCCACCGAGCGGTCGATGATCTGGATCGAGGAGGCCGCCGAGATGGTGAAGCGGGCCCGTGCTCGGGCCGCGCTGCTCGTCGACGTTGTGGAGGTAGACCAGGGCGACGGCGATGGCTCGTAAGCGTGTCTCCTTGAGGGGACACGCTCCGGACCGGGCCGCCGCGACTGCCGAGGTAGCTGCCCCCGACGCTGAGGGCGTCGACCTCGAGGCCGCTGGCATCCGGAGCGCCGGGGAGCGGGCACGAGCGCTGTACTTCCAGTACTGCCGCACCGACGTCAACGCGTTCGTGGAGCACGTGATCCGTGACGAGAAGGGCGACCCCGTCCGGCAGGAGCCGTTCCACGTGCGGCTGCAGCACGCTGTGGACCGGCACGGCGCCCGCGGCGTCGTCGTCAGGAGCCACCCGGAGAGCGGCAAGCGGCTCTCCGTCGATACCGAGATTCCAGTCGTCGGTGGGTGGAAGCGCATGGGAGCTGTGCGCGTCGGCGACGTCGTGTTCGGGCGTGACGGGGCTCCGTGCAGCGTCACGGCGGTGAGCCGTATCGAGATGGGCAGGATGTTCAGGGTCCGGTTCGACGACGGGTCATGGCTTGACGCGGATGGAGACCACCTCTGGACCGCCACGTACTGCGGCGGCTCGGAGCGAGTCGTGAGCACCGACGAGATGCTGCGGCGCGGTCTTCGCACCTCTGACCTGAAGTGGAAGTGGCACGTACCGGTGTGCGGCCCCGTCATGGACGCCGGCCCCGCTCTTGTGCTGCCGCCGTACGTGCTGGGCGTTTGGCTCGGTGACGGTAACAGCAGGGACTCGAGGATTACGTTTCACGAGAAGGACCGCTTCATCTGGGACCGCTGCGTGCAGTTCGTTGGGGGTAGGGAGGCTCGGTCTTACTCGTGGAGGCCCGGTATTATGAACGGGACCCTCGGCGCGAGCTGGGGCGAGGTGAGGGCTGTACTGCGCGAGCTGGAGGTGCTGTGGCCGAACGAGAAGCACATCCCTCCTGAGTATCTGCACGCGTCGGTTAGTGACCGGTTCGAGCTTCTCGCCGGGTTGCTTGATACAGACGGCTCGGTCAGCAACGGACCGTCGGGAGGTAGCTCGCGTGTCGAGTACTGCTCCTGCTCGCCGCGGCTGGCACGGGACTTCCTTCAACTCGCACGCGGGCTCGGTCTCAAGGCGAGCATGAAGGAGTCTGATGCTGTGATCGACGGTCGGGTTGTGGGCCGGCGGTGGAGGGTCACGTTCACCGCGCGGGTCCCTGTGTTCAAGCTTCCCCGCAAGCTCGAGCGGCAGAGACTCGGTGACGCGTCCCGCGTCGGCGGTCGTCACAGGTTCAAGTCGGTGGTCGGCATCGATGAGATTCCGTCGTGCCCCGCGAAGTGCATAACCGTCGACTCGCCCGACCACACTTACCTCGCCGGTAGGGCGTACACCGTCACGCACAACAGCACGCAGATCGTGGGCCGCATCCTGTTCGACCTCGGCAACGCGCCGTGGAAGCGCTTCGTCGCGCTCGGCAACGAGATGGAGGGCGCGAAGAAGACGGTCCGCGTCGTCAAGAAGTACGTCGAGGAGAGCGCCGCACTGCATGAGGTGTTCCCCGACCTCGTGCCGGGCCCGGTGTGGCAGGAGAACCGGATCACGGTGCGCCGCACCGTCTACAGCAGAGACCCCTCGCTGCAGGCCGTCGGCTACCACGGCGCGGTGCAGGGCTCCCGCTGCGACGGTCTATTCGCGGACGACTTCCTGGACTTCGAGAACACGCAGACCGAGGTGCAGCGCAGCGCAGCCTCGAGCTGGTTCCGGCAGACCCCGCTGCGCCGCATGACCGACGGCGCGGTCAAGGTGTTCGCGACGAACCCGTGGCACCCCCGAGCGCTCGACGTCGAGCTGGTGAAGCGGGGCTGGCACGAGCTGAACCGCCCGATCCGAGACCCGGACGGCAGCATCCACACCAAGCAGTGGAACGAGGCACGGCTCGCGACGGCTCGCGCTGAGATGACGGTGGAGGAGTTCCTCCGGTTCTTCGAACTGGTGGCGACTGACCAGGCGAACCGCACCTTCCAGCCGCAGTGGTACGACGCGTGTCGTCGCCACGACGTCGCGCTGATCAAGAGGCTCGACGAGATCCCGGAGGGCTGCGTCGTGGTCACCGGCGTCGACCTCGGCGGCAAGCGCCGCACGAACGGCAAGTCGGCGATCTTCGTGCTGCTGGTGCACCCCAGCGGTAAGCGGCAGCCGCTGCACGTCAGCGCCGGCAACTGGCGCGGACCTGACCTGATCTTCCGCATCATGACTGCGGCGGCGTGCTTCGGTGGGATCATCGCGGTCGAGAGCAACGGTATCCAGCAGCACCTCGTCGACCTCGCGTCGGAGAACAGCCTCACGCTGGCACCGATCGTCCCGTTCAACACCGGCAAGAACAAGACGGATCCCCGCTTCGGGCTCGCCACGCTCGCGGCCGAGCTAGAGACCGGGCGCTGGGTCATCCCCGCGGCACCGACCGCGGACCCCGCGCTCGAGGAGGCCTACGAGGCGCTGCGGCTCTGGGAGGCCGAGGGCATCGACTACATGCCGGACCAGCACAGCGGCGACGTGCTGATGGCGAGCTGGATAGCCCGCGAGGTCGCTCGGCGACTCCACGCTCGGGTGCACGGCATCGCCACGGGCGGCGGCGTCTCGGTGTCCACGATCGGCTAGCCCGCGATGAGACTGCTGCTGCTGGTGCGCACGACCCCCGCAACTGGTCCGACGCGCTCTATCGGGTCAGGTCGCTGGCGGAGCGCGCTCTGGAGCACGCAGAGTAGGTGGACCTGTGATCCGCATCGACGACCACACGTCGCAGCCGTGGGTCGCGTCGCTGCGCGGTCTCCGGATCGAGCGGATCGACCTGACCACGATGCCGGATCCTGGCGGTGACGTCAGGGTACGCGTCGTGATGAGGTGCGCGGACGCCCGCGACCCGACGCACCGCACGATCGACGTGGTGTCCGAGCAGACGCGCTTCCGCGACCTGTTCGACAGGGAGTCGATCGCGGATGCCGTGAAGGCTGTCGTCATGGCAGTGCTGGAGCACGAGGTCGAGGAGTGGCTCACGCTCAGCGGCGAGCGCTGCTACGACCCGCACTTCGGTGACCGCTGAGCGCGTCGGGCCGGTACGTGTTCCAGTGCGGGGTGCCTTTCGGAAGGCCCGCTCCACCTACCGGGGCGACACTCGTCACGGTCCGGTCTGAGCCGCCCATCTCCGGGGGTACCCCGTCTTCTTTCCCGCGTGGTCTCCTGATGAACGTCACGACCGTCGTCTTGTTCGTACTCGGGTGGATGGTTGCCGTGGTCGTCACCGAGCTGGTGAGGGCTATCTGCGGCCCCGAGAACACGGCGTGCACCGCTGCCCTCAACGAGTTGGTCGACGGGGAGTGGCACGACGTCCGCACGCTCCGGGCCGAGCGCGGGATCCTGCTGCAGCTCGAGTTCGACGGCTGCGTGGAGTGCCGCTGGAACGTCGAGCGGCGCTGCCACGAGTGGAGGATCGTCCAGTGACCGCAGCGGCGCGCGTCGCGGTACAGGTTCTCCCATGAGGTGCCTGACCCTTCACCGACCGTGGCCGGCGTTCATCTTCGGGCTCGGCGGCGACTCGTGGAAGCAGATCGAGAACCGGTCCTGGAAGCCGCCGGACAGCGTGGTCGGCACCCGCATCGCGATCCACGCCGGCCGCGCGTTCGACGACTCCGCGGTCGAGCGCGTCAAACCGTGGCTCTGGGAGTGGGAGGACACTCAGGGGCTCCGCGACGAGGGCGTCGTCGGCACCGTGCTGCTCCGCGGCTGGGTGTTCGGCGGCGGCATGGTGCCCTTCGAAGAGCACAGTCACCGGATGAGGCTCGGTGTGATCGAGAAGAGTCCTGCACTGACCCGCACTGAGGCCGAGTACGTCGTCCGTAACCGGTGGTTCGCCGGCACCGTGCAGCGCTCCTCGGTCGGCTGGGTCCTCGCGGAGCGCGTGAGGTTCGCGGAGCCCGTACCGTGCCGCGGCAGGCAGGGTCTCTGGACGCTGCCCAGTGACGTGGAGCGCGCCGTGGTCGAGGCTGAGCGCGCGGCTCGCCTCGCGACCGCTGTGCGGCAGGAGCATGCGCCATGAGCGAGCTACCGGACACGCTGAGCGCGCTGATCAGGGTCGCGGTCCGCGACACGAAGCGCGGCTCTCGTGACCCCGGCGTCGTGCTCGACATGAGCGAGTGGGTCGCCGGTAGAGGAGGAGCTTGCGCGGCGTGCATGGCGGGCTGCGTGATGTTGTACTCGCTCGGTGTGTCGGTTGGGGTAAGGGCGGTTCCCTGGGGGCGGGGCCACTACACTTCCAAAAAGCTCGAGGCGATCGACATGGTGCGGCGCGGGGCCGTCTTCGAGGCGCTGCGCGATATCGGGCTGGTGAATGAGGTGCGTGACTTGTCGGAATCGCAGATCATGGCTGTCGGGCGCGCGTCTAGGGAGATCCGGAGCAACCCGTCACCCACGGTAGACAGCGCGGCGAGGCCCAGCGCCTACCTCCGTGCCGCGGACATCCTCGAGTCGGTGGGGCTCTGATGGCGCGGACGAGACCCAGCGCGAAGTGCCGTACCTGCGGGCTCCGACGCGGCGAGCACCCCACGGCGACCTGCGCCGGCTCGTACGTGCAGCAGACCCCGACGCGGGCGTCGGTGAGCATCGACGAGCGCGACGCGGAGGTCCTGGTACGCGTGCTCTCCGGCGTCCTGAGCGGCGAGGACCTCCGCGTCTACGTGCGGGAGAACCACGCGAGGCTCGGTAACATCGCGAGGCTGGCCCGGACCGCGAGGCTCGGGATCGAGGGTCGCAAGCGGGAGGCCGGTCGTGGCTGACGTCACTCGGATCCAGCGGCACGCCGCGAAGCACGCGTTCAAGCACCGCGGTCCCGTCATCGTGAGGGACGGCGACACGCTGGCCACGGCGTACCCCCACCCCCGCGAGAAGGGGCGCGCCGTGGTCGACGTCCTGCCGCCGTGCAGCTCTGCAGCGGTGGCGAGGCGCGCGGAGCAGTACGCGCCGCGGCTCGACCTCGGGCTCTCCCCGGTGCGGACCGTGCAGCATGCGGCGATGCTCGCCGAGGCCGCGCAGTGGGCCGCGGAGCGGCGCTGCAGGCGGGTGCGATGGTAGTAGGGCCCGCTTGTAGGGCCGGCGCGGTACGTATTCGGTGTGACTCGTAGGAACGGTTGCTGGGAGCGGAGGGGGCGATGCATGGCCCCCATCGAACAACCCGAAACGACGGGACGCGTGGGCTGTCAAACCCACGCTCGGCATGAGCCCGCGAGGGCGATAGGGCAAACTTTGGCCGCGCCCGGAGTAGAGAACGGGCGCCGGCAACCGTTCCTCCGAGTCACGATCGTCCACATCGCGCTGATCCCTCCCGAGCGTGTCTCCTCGAGGAGACACGGAGCCGCGGTCTATCGTGGTTCGGTATCGGTTACGGCATGCACTACGCGGTCCGCTTTCGCCGAGAGGGTAGTCACTGGCTAGCAGAGTTCCCCGACGCGCCGGGGTGTCAGACCTACGCAGCCAGTCGCGACGAATTGTGGGCGGCCGCGACAGAGGCGTTAGAGGGGTGGCTCTGCGCTCACATGGCACACGGGAATCTGCCTCCCGAACCGCGCGATCGTAGGGGGCGTCGCATCTTCGTTGACCCCCGCATAGCTATCGCGGTGCTGATTCGTCGGGCTCGTTGTAGGTACGGCCACACGCAGGTAGGTCTCGCCAAGCTAGCGGGGCTCACGCAACAGCGCGTAGCGAAGCTCGAGGATCCCCGGTGCAACCCTTCGCTGCGTACCGTGACGCGGGCGTTCGCGGCACTCGGGCTCGATGTCGACTTCTCTGTTTGGGAGCGCGACTACAAGTCTCTTCGGCGACGTGTCTCCTCGAGGAGACACGGGTAGACTTCTGGTTGCCATGGACGCCGCGCTCTTCAAGAGGCCGCTCCCAGCGAAGGAGCAGATCGAGCTGGCGGTGAGGGCCAGGGCAGGTGACGCCGCGGCGCGCGACATGCTCGTGACCACGACGATGCGCGCCGTCGCCTACCACGCGTCCCGGGCACTCCCGCTCGCGCGGGGCAGGCTCGAGCTTGACGACCTCGTCAGCGAGGGCGTCTTCGGGGTGCTGCGGGCGATCGAGCTGTTCGATCCCGACCAGGGCGTCCTTTTCCTGTCGTACGCGACGTGGTGGATCAAGAACCACGTCAGGCGCGCGGCGCAGGACGCCGCAGAGGTGAACCGCGCCGACCTGAACCGCAAGAAGTACCTGGTCGACTACGACGCCGCGCTCGCCGAGGGTCTCGGCCACGACGCCGCGCTCGCCGTCGTCGCTGAGAGATACAGGTCCAAGCCGGAGACTGTGCGCCGCGTGCTCGCCGCGCTGCGCCGCGGCCCGACGCTGTCGCTGGACGAACGCGTCGGGGACGACCCCGACAGCTCGTGCTTCCTCGACTTCGTCGCGGACCCCGGCGAGCTGCAGGACGAGCGGGTCGGCAGCGACGACGACCTCGCGGCGGTGAGTGCCGCAGTGGACCGGTTCCGCGCCACGCTCGACGCGCGGCAGCGCGACGTCTTCGAACGCAGGGTCTGGTGCGACCCGCGAGACCGCGTGGCACTCCGCGAGGTCGGCGCGCGATGGCGCGTGACGCGCGAGAGGATCCGGCAGCTCGAGACCCGCGTCCGGAAGCTGTTCAGCGCGGCGGTCCGCGACGACGCGGAGCTGCATCGCGCCCTGGGTACCGCGCCGTCGACACCCGTCGCGATCCCGGCGCCAGCGAAGCCGAAGAAGGAGGCCCCGAAGAAGCGACCGGACGCCCGCGTCCTAGTGGTCGACGGTGTCAGCCGCACGATCACGGAGTGGTCGGACGTCACCGGTATCAGCTACTCGGCGATCGTCGGCAGGGTCGACAAGCTCGGCTGGTCGCCGGAGCGCGCGGTCTCGGTCGATGCGGGACTCACCAACAGGAGGACGCGGTGCGGGCGTGGGCACGATCTCGGTGAACCCGGCTCGAGGTTCCCCTCCGGTGGCTGCCGGGCCTGTGCCCGTCACCGCTACCAGACCGTGTCCCCTCGAGGAGACACGCAGAGGCCGGCGCCCGAGGTGCCGCCTGACGGTACCCGCCCCGCACCGGGGGAGCGCGTAGAGCTGCCAGGGGGCCCTCCGGAGGGCTCCAGGCTCGCGGCCCGGTTCTCCGCTACAGAGCGCGCGGAGCTGGACTGGGCCGCTGACCGGGCCGGTACCACGACTTCGGAGTGGGCCCGCTCCGTGCTACTCGGTGCCGCGCAGCGCGTCTCCCGGGTAAGGGTTGCGTGATGGCCGAGCGATCACGAGACATGGAGGCCGACCGTGGCTAGGCCCGAGTTGTGCAGCGCGTGCAAGGCTGTCGGTGCGCGCAGCGCGGTGTGCCGGTGTCATGACGGGCTGTACTGCCACGACCTCCAAGCCGCCTACGACGCAGGCACGCGGGACACGAAGGATGCCCTCGTCCCGATGCTCAATGAAGCGCGCGCGGCTGCCGATCGTGACCAAGGTTTTTGGTTCTGGTCGGACCGCGATGAAAACGACATCGCGACGATGAGCGGCGGGATGCGCGTCTCGATCATCGCCGACACGCTTCGTGCCCTGCTCAAGTCGGAGCGCGACGCTGGCGCGCGGGATGCGCTGGCGCCGGTGAGCGTCGCGGCATGGGATTTGTTGCAGGCCCTGTCTCGCGGCGAGGCGCTACGAGAGCAGGCGGCCCTTGGCGCTGTACTTGAGGCGATCCCGCCAGCGAAGGAGGCCGAGTGATGCACACGCACAGCGGGAACTGCTGGCACAGCCCGGAATACGATGAGCGTCTCGACGTGTGCCTGCTGCACGAGCAGCCGCGCGGAGAATGCGACGAGTGCCCGAGGTGCGAGGCGTGCGATCAACTGGTGGACGACATCAACCTCGGGAACACTCAATGACCGACCCCCGCGATTGCCCGCACGGCGTGCAGTACCGCAAGCGCATGCATCTTTGCCCGCACTGCATGGAGCCTGAGATCGAGCGTCTGCGCGAACGCGAACGCACGCTGATCGACACAGCACACGAAGCTGATGGCCTGCTACAAGAAGGGCGCGTAGAAGAAGCGCTCGCAGCGCTCGAACGTGTGCGGCTGTGGTGGTATCCGATTGAGAAGGCTGGCGCGTGATGGCTAGGCCCAAAATGTGCGATGTGTGCATACGCGACGACCGTCAGTCAGGCTGCGACGTGTGCGACGAAGTGATGTCAGCCTACGACGCTGGCGCGCGGGATGCGAAGGATCAAATCGTTGCGCACCTTCGCATGTGCGTAGCGAAGGAGGCCGGTGACCCGGAGACACAGGCGATTTGGGACTCTGCTTTGAGCGTCGCGCTGACATGTTCGCTCCCGCCAGCGAAGGAGGCCGAGTAATGCGCAAGCCGTCTGCTGCTGCGATCGTGAAGGCCGGTCGCCTGACGCAGTATTCGCGACGCCCGAGCGATCCGCTGTCGGCGTGCAACCTGTGTGGCGAGCGATTCGTCGACGGTGACCAAAACTGCCCGCTGGGGCTTGAGGCGTACCGCGAGCACGATGAGCACGACTGGCCGATCCCGGGCAACGATGCGCTGTTGTTCCTTGGATACGAGCACGAGGAATGCCAACGCAAGATGGTGGCGCACGCTCGCTTGTACGAGGAAGACACCGGAGAGCCAGGGGCGTTTCCGAAACTGTGCGGCCCCTGTGACTACAGGGACGGGCTGCGCTGCACCCACGGCGACTTGAAGGCCAACGGCGGACCCGGCTTGGCCGTGCGGCTACTCGGTTTCGCAGACATGATCATCACGACATCCGAAGGATGTTTTCGCCCGATGAAACCAGCGGTCCACTGCGCCGGCCGCCGAAGGTCGCGCATCGGCGCGTTCTACCCAACAGAGGCCGAGTGACCCGCCACCTACCCCCCTCCCCCGCTCTCCCCGCTGACCGCGATGTTCTACGTCGCGCTGGTGCTGGCGTCCGCGTACCTGCTGTGCGACTCGATCGCGAGGGCTGCGTGATGCCGAGAGGCTTCCACCGCGGGCATCCAATGTCGTTCGTGCGCGGCGCATGGCGATACGACGACGGGCGGCTGGTATCGGATGATCCGTGCAGGCGCTGCGGGCACTGCGGCCTGCCGAACCGTAAAGACGGCGCCGACGCATGCATCGGTCTCTTGAGCGGCGTTGCGAACGCGTGCTGTGGGCACGGTCGCGAGAGCGCTGCATACGTCCAGATGACCGATGGACAGCGGCTTGGTGGAGTGGCCGCGCTTCGTGAGGCAGAGCGCAGAAAGGTCGGCAAGTGATGCGCGAACCGGAGCGTTGCCTTGGCTGCCGCTCGCCGGCGCAATCGCGTCATCCTCGATGTCTCCGCAAGGCGTCCTGCGATGACGTGGCCGCAGCGTATCGGAGCGGGAGGAGTGACGCGATGCTGCAAACGCTCTGCTTCTTGCTTGTGGTGCTCGTACTGTCAGGCTTGGCCTGGATCGCATTCCGCGCCTGCACTGCCAGCGCGCAAGAGACTTCGTTTGTTGGAGACCGTCAAACCGCTCCGGCGGCCCGAGGCCGAGACGTCAGCCACGGTCGGCAGTGGTCGCGACCACAAAGGGAACACGCCCACGTCCAACAACCGAACGCGGCACGGCGCGTAATCCGTGCACCATCTTCGGCTTTGGCTCGCCACGTCTTGCGGCGCGGAGCATCGAGCGAAGGTCCGCCCGGCGGCGCCTCTACAGCGTCGAGCCGGGCATCCAACTCCGCCGTCGGTACGTCAGGCGACGGGTTCGGTGATACGGACCCTTCCCCCTGCCAGCTCTACTGGGAAGTCCCAAGGGAAGCTAGGAACCTACCTGACGTCGCGGCACGGCGCGTAATCCGTGCACATAACTCCGTGTTCATGTCGTCGGAGACTGGTCTAGCCAGGACCCAAAAAAAACGCGACATCTCTGCCGATAAGTCCGACTACGCGGCAGACCCAAGTGGCCAGGGTACAAGCGCTGAGCCTCGGTCAAGCACACACGCCACACCCCCGCATTGGCTGAGCGATTCTCGGCTGGTAGCGACGGGAACCGATGACAGCCGGGAAAGACCGGCATCTAACTCCGCGTTGGCTGAGTCGACGCAACAAGAGCATGGCTCGTCGGCGGTCGTTCCGCCGAACGAGGCGAGCCTAACCGCCAGTCAAACCCGGTCTGGTGGCTACAGTGCGTGGGTGACAGCCCGGAGAGACGGGCCTATTTCGCCTAGCCAGCCGGCACAAACAGAGGAGATCGATCATGCGGTACTTCGGGTAACAAGTTGGGCAGCCCTCGACCGCGCATCGCATGGGGTCGCGGTCGAGGGCGTTCTCGCGGAGCGCGACGAGCTGCTGCGCGTGTGGTGGGCAGAGGTCGGCCCCCGCGCGCTGCGCTCGCACGCTGCGTCTGGTCACGTGCTGCAGCGCTACGCGGACTCGCACGGAACCGACATCATCGGCGCAGCTGACGCGATGGTGTGGCGATTCAGCGATGCGCAGGTCCACAGGCCGTGGCTCCGCTACCTCGACTCGAGTTGCGCGGAGCCCGACGGCTACCCCGGGGAGTGGGACGCCGGTGTGTGCCTCGAGGTCGTCGCGCGCGTCGACGCGTTCATGCGCGGCGAGCTGCGGGATCCCACGAGGGGTCGCGCAACGCAGTGGCGCTCTCCCGGTCGCGCTCTGCGGCGTGCGCTGCGCAAGGGTTACGTGCGGGTGCGCTGCGTCGGTGGGTGCTCGTTGAGGTTCATCCGGTGTCCGAAGGCGAGGTGCGTGTGACTGCGAGAGCGAAGAGACAGAAAGCGAAGAAGCTTTTTTACAACGGCGCGACGCTGCCGAAGGAGGTGTGGGGACGCGACCACGAGTCGACGATGCTCTACATCGAGACTCGGTGCGTGGACTACGGCGGTGTGCCGGTCGCGGCTCAGATGCGCACCTGCAAGGGACGCCCGCGTCGCGGGAGTGTGTCGGGACGAGACGGTGCTTTGCCACTGCCTCCGGGTGACTTCCCGACCCACTTGGCTGACGGTACCGAGCTGTACGGACACGACGACTGGGACTGCGTCAACGACTTGGTCGCGGCGGGTCTGCTGGAGTGGTTGGGTACCGGGCTGCTTCCTGTATTTCGCCTCACCGACGCGGGCTGGGAGTTCGTCGGCAAGCTTCGCCGTGCGAAGGCGGACAGGACCAGGGGGCCTACGCTTCAGGACGCTGCGAGGATCGTGGACAAATGAACGCCGCACTCCCGATACGCCGCTTCACATCGGCACCGCCCGAGTCAGTCGCAGCAGCGCTCGAGCGCGCGGAGCACGTCGCGGAGGTTGAGCCCGCATCTCCGCGGATGCGCGAGCCCGCAAAGCCGATGCAGCCGATCACGCTGTATCGCTGCGTCTGCGGGCTGCTCACCGCGAAGGACACGTTGTGCGTGCGGTGCTCGGCATCACCCGCAGTGCGCTACCTCACGCGCCCGCCGAGGCCGCCGACGCGGGAGCGCATCCGTGCCGGTGTGATCGCGTTCGCGGTGTTCGGCGCGGTGATGACGGTCACCGGGCTGTGGTTAGAGAAGGCTGAGCGCGACCGCGAGCAAGAGCGCGCGTGGTCGCCGTCATTGCGCTCGGCGACGCTGCCGGCGAGGGATGCAAAGCCGTGAGACTTGGTGACATCGTGATAGTGGTCAACGGAAGCGGGCATTGCAGCAGCATCCAGAATCGTATCGCTCTCGTGTTAGGCGACGGCACGCTCGTCCTAGACAACGGTGAGCGCTTCGATGCTGGCGGCATCGCTATTCAGCCGCGCGGTTACTCTGGCGCCGCTGTGTGGATCGAGCCGTGGCTGAGGCACGCGGAGCGGCATGAGCGCGGGGAGTGCCCGTGGTGTGCGCGGCTTGACCGCGACGGGAAGCCTGCGGTGAAAAAGAAGATCTGGAGCTGCAAGATCGGCGAGGCTGAAGAGAGCGACCTGCTCCCCGGTGACGACTTGCCGATGCGCGAGGCTGTCCGCCGCGCTTACCGCAACCTGACTGGGCGCGAGCCCTGCTTCATATTCAGCGGGTGGGGTGCAGAGCTTGACGAGTGCGAGCGCGCCGTGGTTGAGGACCGGGAACCGCGAACGGCGGGGGATGCAAAACCGTGAGCGAGCGTCGGTATTCGTTCCTGAACCGACCGAGCCTGATGAGGCTCGACCTCGCGTGCGAGCCGCTGAGCCGCGCCTACGACGCTCACGTGTACCTCGTCGGCTCGTGTCTTCTCCGGCCTGACTTCCGGGACGTCGACGTGCGCGTGCTGCTCTCGCGTGCGGACTGGGACGGCATGTTCCCCGGGGCGGACCCGGGGAAGCCGTTCATGCACGCTCGCTGGGAGGTGTCGTGCCTCGCGTACTCCGCACTGCTCGCGTCGCAGACCGGGCTACCGATCGACTTTCAGTTTCAGGAGACCGAAGCGGCGAACGCTGAATACCCCGGCATGCGCTCTGCTCTCGGGATCCGCACGCAGATGATGACCACGGGAGCCGAGCCGTGAGCCGAGTCTCGGCTCGGGCCGTACCGGTACGGCGCCTGCTCCGGCACGATGCCAGGCGCGTTGTGCTGGAGTGCTTCGGCCGTGGTGAGGAGCTGTACGTCGGTGACGTGATGGACCTCACCGGTCTCGAGTACAGGGTGGTCAAGACCGCGCTCGCCTACCACGAGAGGTGCGGCGCGCTGTGCGGCCGCACGCTGTCTCGGGCCAGCGTCATCGAGGAGAAGGGCGAGACCGGCAGCAACGTCTGGCGGCGACGCTCCGGTCAGTCGCGGCGGTACTACAGGCTGCCGGCCACTCCGGCCCCGCCCGCGGTATAGGTTCGGGTAGGCCCGCGTCCGCGGCGCGCGCGGGGCCCGAGCCCGGCACTACGGTCGGTGCGCGGTGCCCCCTACCTAACGGGTGGGCGCGGGCCTGTTTCTTTTCGGGAGGCCTGTATGGCGAGGAAGACGACGCTTCGGGGCTACGCGGTCGCAGACGACCTCACGCTGCCGCCGAACGCCGCGACGCAGAAGATTGCGTGGTTCGGTCGCACCGGGTCAGGCAAGACGTACGGCGCCAAGCGCTTCGTCGAGCAGATGCTCGACGCCGGCGTCCAGGTAGTGGTGGTCGACACGATGGGCGTCTGGGCTGGGCTCCGGCTCGGCGAGAAGCCGTTCCCGGTCTACGTGCTCGGCGGTCTCTACGGTGACCTCCCGCTCGAGCCCGACGCCGGCGAGTTCGTGGCGTCGCTCGCTGTGGAGCGCGGGGTCTCCGCAGTGCTCGACGTCAGCCTGATGACCGACGCGGAGCGGACCCGGTTCCTGACCGCGTTCGGCCGACGGTTCTTCGAGCGGAAGCGGCGGTCGCGGTCAGCTGTCCACATCGTGCTCGACGAGGCCCAGGACGTCGTGCCGCAGGAGCCGCAGCGCGGCGAGGAGAAGCTGCTGCACGAGTGGCACCGCGTCGCGAAGCAGGGCCGCGCGCTCGGCATCGGCGTCAGCTTCGTCAGCCAGCGGCCGCAGGAGGTCAACAAGAAGGCGCTGAACCAGTGCGAGTGCGTCTTCGCGTTCCAGCTCACCGGCCCGCACGAGCGCAAGGCGCTCCAGTACTGGCTCTCCACGAAGGGCGCCGACGAGAAGCTCTCCGACGTCCTACCGCGGCTCGAGGTCGGCAACCCCTACGTCTGGAGCCCGAGCTGGCTCGACGTCTCGCGCCAGGTACGCGTGCTGCCGATCCGCTCGCGGGACACCTCCAGGACCCCCGTCGTCGGAGAGCGCGCCTACCAGGAGGCCGCGCTGTCTGAGATCGACGTCGCGAAGCTCCGCGAGGAGATGGCTGCCGCGGTGAAGCGCGCCGAGGACGATGACCCGGCAGTGCTCCGCGCAGAGGTCGCGAGGCTGCGGAAGAAGGTCACCGTGCTCGAGAAGAGGGTGCCGGACCCCGCGGAGCCCGTGGTCGACGTGAAGGCCCTCGCGGCAGTAGCGGGTCGCATCGAGAAGCTGGTCAGGAGGATCGAGACCGCGCACGCCGGCGTCGCCTGTCTTCAGGCTGACCTGGTGGGCGAGCGTGACAAGCTCGCAAGCATGCTCGGCGATCTCCGCCTGCTCAAGCGAGGTGGCACCGTCCCGGTCGCTGAGGTACCCGGACTGCTGCACAGGACCGTCGGCGGCGTCGGCCCTGTAGCGCGCCGCGACGTCGAGCCGCGCATGAGTCCTGTGTCACTTACGGTGACTCCGTTCATGGTCGGCGGAGGCGCGCTCCGCCGCGTCATGACAGCGCTTGCCCAGCGCTCCCCGCTGACGCGGACGCAGATCGGCGTGAGGTCGGGCGTCAGCGTGCGGAGCAGCACGTTCTCGAACAACCTCGGGCGCGCTCGCGCGAACGGCTGGGTGGAGGTCGGCAGCAGGGGGATCTCGATCACGGCGGCCGGCGAGGCAGCGCTCGGTGAGTACGAGGCGCTGCCGACGGGCAGCGGCCTGCGAGAATACTGGCTCTCGCGGTTCGGTGACTCGGCGGGCGGGCGCGTGCTGCGCGTGCTCTGCGACGCGTACCCCGGCGCGCTCACTCGCGAGACGATCGGGAAAGCCGCTGGCGTCAGCGTGCGGAGCAGCACGTTCTCCAACAACCTCGGGAAGCTCCGCGCGCTCGAGCTTGTGGAGAGCGTCGGTGCGGAGCTTCGGGCGTCACCGGAGCTGTTCTCTGATGCCCTTCCGGTGCGCGTGTGACGGCGCTGCCGCTCCTGATCGGGGAGCACAACCCGTACAGCTACTACCAGGACGACGCGCTGCTGCCGTGGCCGAAGCGCGCCAGCGGCCACCGACTGATGATGAGACTCGGGATGACCGAGGACGAGTACCTGGAGCGCTTCGACCGGATGAACCTCGTCGTCGGCGAGCGGTGGTCCGCGGCGGCCGCGCGTAGGAACGCGCGCGCCATCCTCGAGGAGCGGCCGAGCGGCGTGCTCGTGATGCTCGGTCGGAAGGTCACCGTCGCGGTGTGCGGGGCAGCGCGCGTCGACGCGGTCGCCCCGTTCTGCTCGGTCGCTGCCGGCGAGCGCGTGCTCGTGTCGCTGCCGCACCCCAGCGGTCTGAACCGCGCCTGGAACGAACCGGGCGCTGAGGGCATGGCGCGCGCCGCGCTGCGGTTCGCGGTCGAGGCGTGCTCATGATCCGATACGCGAGTTCCAGTCACTTCACGATCTGGGACCGGTTGTGCGACCGGCTCGGGCGAGAGCCGACCGACGCGGAGCTTCGCGCGGAGGTGCGCCGGATCATAGATGGCGAACCAGTGGTAGCCTCTGGCGGTGGCGCGACGCAGGAGGCCGCGGTTCGAGAAGTGGCAGGGCAGCGAGGCCGACCTCTGCGCTGACCTGATCGCGCACGCCCGGGCAGACGGCTACGTCGTGCACCCCGAGACGTCGGGCTGGGACGTCCTGCTGGTCGACACCGACGGCACCCAGGCCGGCGTCCAGGCCAAGCTCCGGGCCGGGCTCGAGGTCCTCTGCCAGGCGCTGCAGCCCCCGGAGAAGCAACCAGGCCCGGCCCGGCACGCCGTGCTGATCCCGGTGCCCAACTACCAGCTCAGCGCGGTGGCTCGCGCGGCCGGGATCGCGGTGCTGCTGCCCGGGGGAGGCCCTCGGTGGGCACTGTCGCGCGCCAGGGTGTGGCAGCACCCGGAGCCGGCCTGGGTCCCGGAGCGGCCCGTGGAGGTCCCTGCCGGTGTGCCGGGGCCGCGGCTCGTCACGCGGTGGAAGGTCGCGGCCGTGAAGCTCTGCGCCGTGCTCCGGGCCCGGGGCTTCCTGACGAGGGCCGACTTCCGGGAGCACGGGGTCGACCCGCGGTGGTGGCTCCGCGGCCCGTCGAGGTGCCTCGTCACCGACGGTAACGGGGTCTACACGGAGGACTCGGAGCGCCCCGGTCTGCTGCCCGATCTGCGCTGGCCCGAGGTGGTCGCGGCCGTGTCCCCTCGAGGGGACACGGTGCCCGAACCCCCGTAGAGGGGCCGCGCTCGCAGCTCGAGTGGTAAGGGTTACGGCATGACGACGGACGAGAAGAGGGTGTGGGCAGCCGCGTTCGCGCTCGTGCTGCGGGCGAGCGGAGACCGCGGTCTCGCGATCTCTGAAGCAGCCACAGCTGTGCTCGTGTTTCGGGGCGAGGACGTGGATGCACCGCCGACTCCGGAGACGGCCGAGCGGTTGTGGCTCGAGGCCCGGGGAGAGGTCGCGGAGGAGCCGGACGCGCCCGCGCTGTCCGAGAATGATCTGCCGTACGTCTACGAGTTCGAGGACCTCTCGATCGCGCTCACTGCGATCGCGGTGTGGTTCGAGCGCGGCGCCTGCGACGCGCGCGGGTTCGGCGAAGAGGGCGGGCCGCTGTTCTACCGGTTCACTGCCGAGTACGGGGTCGTCTTCACCGACGGAAAGGCGTGGCCGGTGATCACTGCGGAGTGCTTCTTCCACGACTACCGCGACCGCGTGCTCACGCACTACGAGAGCGGCGGGTCGTTCGCGCTCGAGGTCGCCGGCAGGATGTCGGAGCTTCGAGAGCTTCGAGGGAGCGCTCTGCGATGAGACTCGTAGCGATTGAGTCACCGCTCCGCGCGGCAACGCCCGAGGACCACGAGCGCAACCGCCTCTACGCGCTGTGGTGCGCGCACGACTGCTTCGTGCGTGGCGAGGCCGCGTACGCGAGCCACCTGTTCTTCACGCAGTTCCTCGACGACACCGACCCGCGGCAGCGCGAGTTCGGTGTCGCGGCGGGGCTCGCGTGGGCCGCGAAGGCTGACCTCCGCGCGTTCTACGTCGACCTCGGGTGGGGCCTGCGGAAGGACGACGAGCCTACCGGGATGGAGCGTGCCTGGGAGTCCTTCTTTCGCAGCGACGACTACATACCGGGCCCCGGGTACCTCAGCGTCTTTCACCGGAAGACTGGCCAACTCGTCGCCGAGGCGAGGACGCTGCCGCCGCAGTCGATCGGCGCGTACATCCGCGGGGAGTACCCGCGGCACACCCCGGGGTTCGGCAAGTGACCGGCTTCGGGCTCTGCGAGGGCTGCCCTACGCCGCGGGAGCGCTGCGTCCACGAGCAGCAGTGCGGTGGTGTCGAGCGCCGAGACGTCGCGCCGACGCCCGAGGGTTGCGTCCGCGACGACGAGCCCGAGCAGTGCGCCCCGGGTTGCGAGTGCTGCGGCGAGCTGCTGCTCGTGTCGGAGCTTTACCACGGCCGCTGCGCGCGCTGCGCCGGTAAGCTTTGCGAGAGGTGCCGGACATGACTGACCCGAGGGTGACAGAGAGTGAGTGGCCGAAGATCCTGGTGCTCTACGAGAAGCACACGCCGTCCTACTACCTGTGCGAGGACCGCGACGCGCTACTCCGAGCGAGCCTGGAGGTCGTCGCGCACCGCCTCAAGACCTACGTGATCCTCGACCCCGGTACGGCGGAGAACTTCGGCGTTCAGCCGCAGCTCTCGGAGGGGGAGATCTCCAACCTCCCCGCGAGCTACGCGGAGCACGCCCGCGGTGTAGTCGCTGCCAACGCGCTGCTTCTCGAGGAGTGGGAGGAGCAGAAGCGCGTCTTCGATTCCGCGAAGCGCGCGGTCGCTGAGGCTGACGGCGCGCTTGCGCTCTACGTCCTTCGGGCCCGGCGCCACAACGAGTACGAGGGCTTCACCCTGGTGACCCCTCACATCCCGACAGGAGCGGCGTGATGAAGAATCTACTCGACCACGGGTACGTGAAGCTGGTCGACGTCTGGGGATCTGACGAGCGCGTCGTCGAGTCTGCGCGGATGTCGACGCAGCAGGGCTTCAAGGGCTGGGGGGAGCGCTGCGCGGACTGCGGCTACAAGCGCACCACGGACCTCGCCCACCACCTCAGCGATTGCTCACGGCCCGACAAGTGGCTACCCGGCGACGAGAAGCTGCTGCGCTACCTCGTGGAGAACCAGCATGCGACACCGTTCGAGTTCGGCGGTCTCGTGGTCGAGGTTCAGGCACCTATCTTCGTGTTCAGGGAGTGGCACCGGCACCGCACGCAGTCGTACAACGAGGCGTCGGCGCGCTACTCGCCGTTGCCGGACCTGAACTACATCCCGACGGTCGAGCGCCTGCTGATGAGCAGTGCGACGAACAGGCAGGCGGCCGCGCTCACGGGGTCCGCGGTGCTCACCGAGACGACGGCGGAGATTTTCAGGCAGAGGCTTCGCGTCTCCTACGAGAATGCCCAGGCGCTCTACGACTCCGCGCTCGCTGACGGGGTGCCGAAAGAGCTGGCACGTGTCCATCTACCGGTGGGTCGGTACTCCCGGATGCGCGCGAGCACGTGTCTCCGCAACTGGCTCTCGTTCATCACGCTGCGCTCCGCTCCGAACGCGCAGTGGGAGATCCGTCAGTACTCCGACGCGGTCGGGGAGCTTGTCGCAGACGCGTTCCCCCGGACATGGGCTCTGTTCGAAGAGGTGTCTTCGTGAACCGCGCCGGGGTGGTTGTCGCGTGCGTCGCGGCGTCCCTGTGTTCCTGCGTCGCGGAGAACCCGGCACCGGAGACGATCGACGAGATGCTCGACGACATCGTCGAGGAGTGGGGCTCCCCGGAGCGCTGCGTGGAGGAGCGCGACCTCATTGTGATCGACGTCGGGAACACGTTCGGGATCTGCGACGAAGAGCTGCTGGGCTGCTCGTACTACTGGCAGGACGACGACACGGTGCGGCGCGTGATCTCGGTCGACGACGGGCTGTACTTCAACGACGGGCTCGAGCTGCTGGTGCGGCACGAGGCCGTGCACTGGCTGCTGGTCTGCTCCGGCATGCGCGACAACGGCGACCCCGGCCACACGCTGCCGCTGTGGGTCGGTTACCCGGCCTGGTGACACTGTGACGAAGGACGAGACCGATAAGATTGTTGACGACCTGACGAACAGAGTCGCCAGGAGTGTCGCCGGGCAGGTCTCGGGCTCCGGCGCGAGGTTCCTACTCGTGGTCATGCTGCCGCACGACGGCGGGGCTGCGTCGACGAACATGGCAGGCACCGTCGACAAGGGACACTTGAGGAAGCTGCTTCTCCACCTGGCAAATGACCAGGTGGTCGCCGGAGAGGAGTCTGCTGATGATCCGAATGACGAAGACGTACGCCAAGCTTGAGGTCAGCTCGAGCGCGTACCGCGAGATCGCTGACAAGCTCAGGGCTGCCGGTGACCCGTACGACGAGTTCGTCGACGGCGACGGTATCAGGCTCGACGGCATCTGCCTGGTGGAGGAGAGCGGGGACGTGTCTCCTCGAGGAGACACGCCGGACCCCTAGCCGATCCGGCGCGCCGCGCGGCATGCTCGCGGGGTGACGAGCTTCAAGATCGACCAGCCCGGCGCGGGTCTCAGCGCCGGCGTCGCCGGGCGCGCCCGAGAGGACCTCTCCTCCGCAGACGCCGGCGGCGGTGCCGCTCACCCCGTCGTGCTCACCGTCACGGACCCCGCGGGCGGCAGCTTCGCGGACACGTTCGAGGTCCTGGACGAGCCGCGCAGCGGCGGCGGTGCCAACTCTGTCCTGAGCCAGAACAGCCCGACGGTGTGGCAGATCGACTGGGACGCCGGCGCGTGGGGACCGTTCCGGGTCCGGCTCGTCCGCACCGACGGGGTCACGACCGAGGAGCTTGTCCTGATCGCCGGTGTGCCGAGCCCGAACCGCGGGCTCCAGGTCCCGGCGCTCAACGAGCGCGGCGACCCCACTGCGTCGCTGCTCAACGACGGTGCAGCGGTCATCGCGAAGACCGAGCGCAACCCCGGAGGGACCGTCGAGGGTTGGGTCCGCTCGATCCGTGAGCTGGTGGAGGAGGTCGACGCGATCGTGGGCGGCGTCACGGACCACGGCGCGCTGACCGGCAGGACCGACGACGACCACCCTCAGTACTCGCTCGCGGACGGGTCTCGCGCGTTCAGCGCGCCCGTGGCCGGCGCTACACCTACTGCGGACACCCACCTCGCGACGAAGCTGTACGTCGACACGGCGGCCGCCGGCGCGGCTCCGGTGAGCAGCGTGTTCGGCCGGATCGGCGCAGTCGTCGCCGTGATCAACGACTACGTCGCGAGCCTGGTCGGCAACGACAGCTCGGTGTCAGGTGCCACAGTCGCGGCCGCGCTCGACGCGCTGCTCACCGCGATCAACGCCCACGTCGCGGACACCGCGAACCCGCACGCCACCTCGGTCGCGAACCTCGTCGCGGGGACCCTCGCCGAGCTGAACGCTGCGATCAGCGACGCGGACGTCGTGGCCCTCGCCGGGCAGCTCGGCGGTACCGCAGCGAGCCCCGACGTCCGCGGTGTTCGGGAGAGCGGCGGCACGCTCCTGTCGATGGGCGCCGTCGCGAACGGCCAGGAGCTGCGGCGGTCCGGTACGAGCATCGTCGGCGCGGAGCCCGGCGACATCCCGAACCGCTTCGTGCTCGGGAACGACATCACGCCGGTCGGCGGGCTGACCTCGGACGTGAACGACTTCACTCCGTCGGGTGTGACGACTGCTACCCGGATCCGCCTGAGCAGCGACGCTGACGGCCGGCAGGTGACCGGGCTCCTCGCTGCATCCCAGGACGGCCGCGTCGTGACGATCGAGAACGTCAACGCGGCGTCGACTGGGCGCGGGATCGTGCTGCCCAACGACTCTTCCAGCAGCACTGGGGCTAACCGGTTCCTGACCCCCGGCGGGGACGCCGTGTACATCCCGGCGGGCGGCAGCGTCGCTGTCGTCTACGACACGTCGACCGCGCGGTGGCGCGTGCTGTCCCCGTCTGCGCTGGTCAGCTCGGAGGGCCCCGGCCTGCAGCCGAAGTCGAACCGCAGCGCGTCGGGTCCACCCGGGGTCAACGACGACTCGAGCGCCGGCTACGAGACCGGGAGCTACTGGATCGACCCGACCGAGGAGGAGGTCTGGGTCTGCGTCGACCCCTCTGTGGGCGCCGCGGTCTGGAACAACGTCGCTGAGGTCTCCGCTAGCGGGCTCGCCGACGGCGACTACGGCGACGTTACAGTCGGCGGCAGCGGCACGACGATGACGATCGACGACGACGCGGTCACGAACGCGAAGCTCTCGAACATGGCCGAGGCTACCGTGAAGGGCCGCGCGGTCGGGGCCGGCACCGGCGACCCTGTAGACCTCGACGCGGCCCAGCTCACGGCGATCCCCAACGCGTTCGTCGGCGACTCCGGGTCCGGTGGAACGAAGGGCATGGTTCCGGCACCGGCGGCCGGGGACGCGGCGGGCAAGAAGTACCTGCACGCAGACGGCACCTACAAGCGGCCCGCCACCACGGACCTCCCTGACGGCACGTACGGCGACGTCGCGGTCTCGAGCGGCTCGTTTGCGATCGTGGCAGACGCTGTGACCACGACGAAGATCGTCAACTCTGCCGTCACGAACGCGAAGCTCGCGAACATGGCGCAGAAGACCCTGAAGGGTCGCGCTGACGGGGCCGGCACCGGTGCCCCCACGGACCTCTCGTCCGCACAGGCGACCGCCATCATCGACGCGTTCGTCGGGGACAGCGGTGCTGGCGGTACTAAGGGGCTCGTTCCCGCGCCCGGGGCCGGCGCGGCGGCAGCCGGCGCGTTCCTCAGCGCTGACGGGGGATTCTCGGTCCCGGTCAACGAGGTGCTGTCGTACGGGACGTCGACTGGGCTGAGCGCGACCCAGGACGACTTCGGTCCCTCTGGCTGGGACACCGCGGATGTCTGGAGATTCTCGACGACCGCTGCCGGGATCGTGATCACTGGATTCGACCCGCCAGTCGGAAACCTGTCGTCCCGATACAAGAAGACGCTGCGGTTCTTCGGTACCGACGGCTGGTGCAGGTTGCCGAGCGAGGACACCGGCAGCGCTGCGACTGCACGCATCCTCAACCCGACCGGGGCCATCCTGTCGCCGCACACTCCGGTGCTCGAGATCGTCTACGACACGACGACTCAGCGGTGGTGCGTCGTGGCACCGCACCTCGCCGGCGGGGTCGACCTCGTGCTCGGGCCGGCGCGGTTCCCGAACGACGCGGGGTCGAACACGGTCGTCGCCGACACCGCGTACTGGACCTACCTCGGGATCACGCCGCGGGCGATGCGGATCATGTACGTCGAGTTCGAGGTCGGCAGTGCGGGGAGCGGCGCTCAGACCGCGGAGGTCGCGCTGGCGTACTCCGCGGCACCCCCGGTTCCCGGCTCGCTCCCGACGCTCAACAAGATCGTTGCGGACGGCACGCTGGACGACCTGACGACGACGGGTGTGAAGCGGAACACGAACGGCTTCAACAGCGGGGCCGGCCAGTGGGTCGACGGCGGTGTCGCGTTGTGGGCCGGTCACCGCCGCGACATGGCCACTACCCAGGGCAACGGGCTCGGCGACACGGACACCAGCAACACGAACGCCAACGGGACCCGGACCACCAGCGGTGCACTGACCGGAGCCGGTCCGTGGTCACTGGGTGCGGGGAGCGGTAACCGGATGGTCTGCTACGCGCGGGCGGTGGAGTGATGCAGCGTACCGTAATCGATAGGGTCTCCGGATCGTTCGAGGTCCCCGCGGACGGGTCGGCGCCGGAGGTGGAGTGCAGGCTCGACCAGCCCGGCGAGGTCGTCTCGTTCTCTGGCCCGGTCAACGGCACGAACCTCAGGCTGTTCGTCGAGCAGGTCGACGGCTCTCCGGTGAGCGGCATCGACTGGGGCGCTGCGCTCCACGTCAACAGCAGGCCCGGGGCGGAGCTTCCGCCGGAGCAGCCCTACGAGGTGGGCCCGACGCTGTTCCTGGTCTTCGTGCGGGCCGGCACCGTGCTCGTGGACCGCGTCCCGTCGGCGCGACGCACGGAGAACGGCTACCGCGTCGCGGGTGACCTCGAGGTGCTCGGCAGGGCGCGCGTCGGCGCGCTCGAGGTCGAGGTCGACACGGTCGTCGCTTCAGGCGGGGCCGCGCTGATCAACGCGCGCATGACCGGGGTCGCGCACGTCGTGATCTCGCAGAACACGACGGTCTCGCTCCGCGGTCTTCGGCCCGGTGGCAGGGTTGACGTGTACGTGCAGGGCAACGGCACGGTCGCGTTCTCCGCGCCCGGCGCCACCATCCTGAGCGGTGGCGACTCCGGCCCGCGCACCACGGGTACGCTGTACAGGCTGACCCGCGTCGCGTCCGCGTTGTTCGTCGAGCGCCGCGACTTCTCATAGCGGCGCTGTCACGACGTTGCGGAACTTGTAGTCGCTGGGCGATTCTGCCGGGGCAAGCCAAAAGGAGCCCTGCATCATGACCGTTCAGTTCTCTGACGCAGTTCGCAACGCGATGGGCAACTCGATCGAGTCCACGATCGGGACCTCGGCGATCTTGAAGATCTTCGACGGTACGAAGCCCGCCGACTGCGCGACTGCGGACGCCGGCACGGTGCTCGCGACTCTCAACCTGCCGTCTGACTGGATGGCGGCGTTCTCCGGTGGCGTCGGTGCGAAGGCTGGTACCTGGCAGGACGCGTCCGCCGACGCGACGGGGACCGCGCAGTACTACCGGCTGTATGCTTCGGACGGCACGACCTGCCACGAGCAGGGCACCGTGACTGTGACGAGTGGTGGAGGCGACCTCGAGGTTCAGAACACGTCGATCAACGCGGGTCAGCCTGTGACGATCACTACCTGGCAGAAGACGATCGCCGGCGCGTAAGTCTCTGACGGCGGCGGCCGTTCCGGACCCGTCGCAAGCGAGGCTCCAACGTGCCGCTCAACGTCTCAAACACCCGCACGCCAACACGCACGGTGCGCCGCTTCGGGCAGGATCTGCCGGCCTGGAACGACACGCCGGAATCTGCTGAGTTTCGCGCCGAAAAGCAGCGGCTCGGGCTAACGCTTGCAGAGTGTGCGCGGCGGCTCGGGTGTACGCCGAACGAAGTCTATCGGCTGATCGCTGGCGGCATCGCGTTTGGCCTCACCGAGGCGAAGACGCTGCTCGGGCGCCCGCGGGGTAGGTCGTGACGAGCGTTCGGATCGTAAACGGCAGCAGCGTCCACATCGACAGCGGCACGAGCAACTCGCCGAGTCCAACCGGATCTTGGACGCGCTACGGGTGGTTCAAGAACGCCGTCTATTCGACGGGCTACGGCACAGTCACGAGCTACGACGACGGCGGTCAGGGGTGCCTGATCCAGCAGAACGCCGCCGCGGATGCCATCGAGGCGAACCTCTGGGACGGCGGCACGCTCGACACCGTCACCCTGTTGAGCAGCTCCGACACCTCTTGGCTGTTCGTTGGGATCCAGCACACAGGTGGCACGAGCGTCTACGATCTAAAGATCCGAAAGCAGGGCGAGACCTCTTTCACCTCGCTATCGCTAGACACCGGCACCGAGATCGACGGCGCCAACTTCGAGGCGCGGTACGGGGTCAACGGCTTCGGCGAGGCGTGCGACGACGTCTCGATCCGTTCTTGGATCTTCGAAGCGTCGCGCCTTTCGGATGCGGCTCTCCTGACCGCGTCTGCGAGCTTCTCGTTTCCGGGTACCTCGCAGGCCGAGCACGACTTTGACTCGCCCACGAACGCGGGCACGAACCTCGGCACGGGCGGCAACTACTCGGTAACCGGCACGCTTCAGACCGACTCGACAGAGCCCGACCCGTCGATCAGCAGCGGTACTGAGGGCTCGAGCAGCACGACTGTTGGCCAGGTCACCCCGTCGACCGCGACGACGGTGGGGGTCGGTGCAACGAGCAGCACGACTGTGGGTCAGGTCACCCCGTCTACCGCTGCGACGGTGGATGTCCAAGGCACGAGCAGCACGACTGTTGGTCAGGTCGTCTCGTCGACTGCGGCGACGGTGGAGGTCGAGTGCAGCAGTGACGAGACCGTCGGCGGCATCACCCCGTCAACTGCGACGACGGTGGGGGTCGGTGCAACGAGCAGCACGACTGTGGGTCAGGTCACCTCGTCGACCGCTACAGGGGTCGACGTCAATGCAACGAGCAGCACGACCGTCGGTCAAGTCACCCCGTCGACTGCGACGACTGTGGGTGTCGATGCAACGAGCAACACGGTGGTTGGCCAGGTCACCCCGTCGACTGCGACGACTGTGGATGTCCAAGGCACGAGCAGCACGACCGTCGGTCAAGTCACGCAGAGTGCGACCGCGGATGTCGGTTCCGAGATTACCGGCACGAGCAGCACGACGGTGGGTCAAGTCACTCCGTCGACTGCGACGACCGTGGAGGTCGAGAGCACGAGCAGCACGACTGTTGGTCAGGTTGTCTCGTCGACCGCTGCGACGGTGGATGTCCAAGGCACGAGCAGCACGACCGTCGGTCAGATCACGCAGAGCACCGTCTCAGAGGTAGCCGTTGGGGGCAGCAGCAGCACGACGGTGGGTCAAGTCACCTCGTCGACCGCTGCGACGGTGGATGTCCAAGGCACGAGCAGCACGACGGTGGGTCAAGTCACCCCGTCGACTGCGACGACGGTGGGGGTCGAGTGCAGTAGCGACGAGACCGTGGGCCAAGTCACCCCGTCGACTGCGACGACGGTGGGGGTCGGCGCCACTAGCAGCACGACGGTGGGTGGTGTCACGCAGAGCGCTACCGCAGAGGTTGGCGACTCTATTTTCGGAGAGTCCAGCACCACTGTCGGCGGCGTCACCCCGTCGACTGCTGCGACGGTGGAGATCACCGGCAGCAGCGACGAGACCGTTGGTCAGGTCGTCTCGTCGACTGCGGCGACGGTGGGTGTCGATGCAACGAGCAACACGGTGGTTGGTCAGGTCACCCCGTCGACTGCGACGACGGTGGAGGTCGAGTGCAGCAGCGATGAGACGGTCGGCGGCGTCACCCCGTCGACCGCGACCGTGGTGGAGGTCGGTGCAACGAGCAGCACGACCGTCGGTCAAGTCACGCAGAGCGCGACCGCGGATGTCGACGACACCGTCAACGCCACTAGCAGCACGACGGTGGGTGGTGTCACGCAGAGCGCGACTGCGGATGTTGCCGTCCAAGGCTCGAGCAGCACGACTGTGGGTCAGGTCGTCTCGTCGACCGCGACTGTGGTGGAGGTCCAGGGCACGAGCAGCACGACGGTTGGTGGTGTTGTTCAGTCAGCAGCGGGGCTCGTGGGCGACACGTTCTCCGGCAGCAGCGAAACGACAGTCGGGCAGATCGTCCCGCTCGCGCGCGGCCAGGTACTCTCGCCGTACAGGGAGTCGTCGTGGCGTGTGACCGAGCGAGTTCCGTCGCGGGCTATCACTCAGCGCGTCCCCCTGCGTAGGATCACGGAACGGAGGACGGTCACGTGAGCTGCGGCGGATCACAGAAGACCTACGAATCTGGCAAGGTGGGCGACGACATCGCGCTCCAGTTCCGTCTCGTCGACAAGACCGGGGCCGCGCTCGCGCTCGAGTCCGCGTCGGTCACGATCCGCACAGATGCAGGAGCCCTCACAATCGACGCGGCCGCCGGCGACCTCGTCGCTTCGAACATCGCCGAATACGTGTGGACCCCCGACGAAGAGGGTGACTACGACGTCGAGTGGCACGGGAAGTACGGCGGCGACCTCGACATCTACTCGGCGACCGGCAGGATCAGCATAGGCCCTCGCTTGGCGACCTGACGCTGTCGCGTGCGACTCTCGAGAGCGGGGGTGCCCCGTGAAAAAGTACGAAGTAAAGAAGCGCATCCTGCCGCTGCGGCCGATCCTCCTGGAGAAGTTGTCGCGCAGGCTCGGGATCGACCCCGGCTCGCTCGACCCCGAGATCCTCAGCGACCTCGAGGAGTACGGTGTCCAGTGCGTGGAGCTGTGCACCGCTGTCGAGAAGCCGTCGGGTCAGAGGGTCCGCACGGTTCTGCGTGACGACAAGTGGGACGACGTGACCCCCGAGGTCTTCGATGTGCCGCACAGCACTCGACGGAAGCGCTGACGCGCAGTTACCGTTCGTTTCAGGTGGAGGTGTCGCGATGCAGTTTCATCTCAGTCCTCAGGCTTGCTTGGGTATCGGTGCTCTGCTGGTAGGTGCGGTGATCGAGCTGCTCGCTGCGAAGTGGGGGCTCGGTCAGCTCGAGCTTGTCGGCAAGCTGAGCTACGCCGGCGTCTTCCTGCTCGGCAAGGAGTGGGCGCCGCAGAGCACGCGCGCGCAGGCCGCGATCGCGAGGAAGTCTCAACCCGCGCCGCTGTGAAGTGCCATGGCTGAAGGGATCACAGTGGGTGGGCGCACGTATCCGCTCGAGGTCTCCCTCGGCGAGGTGCCGGTCCCGGTCCTCGACTGGCGGGACACCGGGCTCGAGCTGCTCGCGACTGGGCACAACGCGATCGCGACGGGCAACGAGCAGATCGACACGGTCACGGTGCACTGGACCGGCGGCGAGGGGGAGCTTGCCCAGCTCCTCTCCACGCTGCAGACGCGGGGCTACGGCGTGGAGTTCTTCGTGTCGCGGCTCGGAGTCGTGCAGCAGCTCTGCGACCCCCTCGTGATCGACGCTGCAGGGGCCGGCGGCGTGAACGCTCGTACGGTGAACATCGAGGTCGCCTGCTACGGCTTCGCTGGCTGGGACCCCCGGCGGCGGGTGTTCCGCGTGCCCCCTGTAGCGCGCGACAGGGAGTGCTACGCCGACAGGCTCCACGGGGTCGAGAAGATCCACGCGAAGCCGTACCCGTGGCAGATGACGGCGCTGAAGCAGCTCGTGCGGACGCTGTGCACCGTCCTGAACGTCCCCCGGCGCGTGCCTGAGGTCACGAACCGGGCGCTGACCGCTGCGGAGCAGCACGCGTTCAGCGGCGTGTGGGGCCACTACCACGTCACGGACCGCAAGCGTGACCCCGGCTCGTGGGTGATGCAGCAGATCGACGACGACTTCGTCTCCGCGGGCTCGGTGAGGTGGTCGTGACCGAGCGCCCGTCAGCCCACAACTCAGACGGGAGTTGGCCGCCGCGCGCGATCAACGTCGACCAGACCGGCGTCAGCATGTCCTGGAAGACCGCGATCATGATCGTGGCAGCGGTCGGCATGGGTGCCGCGGCCTGGACTGTCTTCACGAGCGGGCTCGCGACGAAGGACCAACTCGTCGGTCACAACCTGGACTCCGGCGCGCACCCGATCGTGATCACGAGCGACCAGAAGGGGAACCCCGTCGCTCTCCCCACTGCGCAGATCGTGAGCGGTCTCAGCGCGCGCGTCGACGAGCAGGTCGGTGCGGTCGAGTCGCTGAGCACCAAGGTCGACGACACCGCGAAGGCAGTGGGCCAGCTCGCCGACTCCGTGTACGAGGACCGCGCGGAGCGGTTCGCCGACTCGATCGCCGACAAGTACAGGGACGCGCGTCGATCGCGCACGGTGTGGAGCGACGTCAAGAAGAAGGCGCTGTCGAACCTCCGCTCCGGGAAGCCGCTGCGGGACGGGCTGGACGACCTGTAGACTCCGGCACCGCGCGGTGCCAACCTCTGGTGCATGACGCTCTACGACTACGTGATGATCACCGCGTTCTCCGTCGTCTTCTTCTCGTTACTGCTGCGAGTCAGCGCGCGCCGGCTCGTACCGGTCGTGCTCGCCGGTAGCCTCTGCGGGTGCGCAGCTCTAGCGGCCGCGCTGCCGATCATCACGAAGTACGTGACGGACGCCGCGCTGATCCTCAGTCAAGTCGAGTCCGCGGTCGACGCGTGGTACGCGACGAACCCGAACCCCCCGCAGCAGGCGCAGTTCAAGGAGAGGCTCGCGGGCTGCCGCGTCTTACTGAGCGCGGCTCTCCACGCCACCGACGGCGCCGACGACCTCGGCGACAAGCGGGTCGACGAGGCGTTCGAGAAGTTCAAGACGAGCTACGCGGAGCTTGCTGACTTCTGCCGGTCGATCAGGGCACCGGTTCACCTCGCGATGCCCGGCGAGAAGGACCGCGCACTACCGGGTCAGCGCACGATCGCTCCCCCGGAGATGCTCTCGCACGAGCCGTCGTCGTGATCGCGCTCTCGCCACGCGGGCTCGGCTGCATCGGAGAGCGCGACGACTTCAAGGCGGGTGCGAGGTCACACCTCGACGCCGCGGAGATCCTCGGTGAGGACCCCGTCGCGCGCGAGGCCACGGCGCGCGAGCTGATCCGCGGCGTGCTGAACCAGGGCGGGCTCGGGAGCTGCGTGATCAACGCGCTCGAGCAGGCGATCCGCGGCGACGTCCGGCGGCAGACCGGGAAGTGGGCTGAGCTTTGCGCTCGGCTGTTCGGGTACATGTCGGCGCGGCTCAAGCACGGCGACGAGAACAACGACTCCGGTACGTACATCGAGACCGGGGTCGAGCAGCGCGCGGTGCTCGGCGCTCCACCGGAGCACCTCTGGCCGTACCGGCCCGACGAGCGGGTCATGCGCGGCGGCGTACTGGTGCCGCGGTGGCGGGCACGTCCGAGCCAGGAGGCGTTCCAGGCAGCGATCGACACGAAGACGAGCCGAGCGCTCGCGTACCGCCGGATCTACGGCGTCGACGACGAGCGCGCCGAGCAGGTCAAGCGCGCGATCATGCGGAAGCGTCTCGTCGTGTTCCGGACCGACGTGTCGGAGCAGTTCTGCATGAACGACTTCGACCCGAAGCGCCCGAACCCGACTCCGCGCGCCGGCGACCCGTCTGCGGGAGGCCACGCGCTCGTCGCAGCTGAGTACGACGACGTCGGCGTGAAGGGGCCCAACTCGTGGGACTACGACTTCGGCGACAAGGGTTGGTTCTACTTCACCTGGGAGCACATCGGAGGTCCACTGTGCGGCAGCTTCACGATCATCGAGCAGGCGCCGGTACCGCCCGGCTTGTAGCGGCGGCTCTCCTCGCGGCACTGCTCGCGGGGTGCAGCGTCGGCCCGGTACCGCCGAACCCCGGCCCGGTGACGCCGCCGGGGCCTGTGCCTGCGGACCCGAGCTGCGCGACGTACTGCGAGCACGCGCGCGCGCTGCCGGACTGCGGGCTCGGCGACCCGAGCCCTGGCGGCGCGTCGTGCGAGGACGTCTGCGACAACCAGCTCCGGTTCGGTTACAGCCTCGACCTAGCGTGCATGTCGACGGCACCGACGTGCGCCGCGATCAGCGAGTGCTGAGCCGCGTGTCTCCTCGAGGAGACACGCTCATCGACGGCGACGCTTCGACTCGCACAGCTCGCAGTAGACCGCGTTGCCGAGCCGCGCGTAGGGCTCGCCGCAGCGCCGGCAGTCGATGATCGCGAACACGACGCCGTCGTGCTCACCGGTGTCCGCGCCGCTCTCCGTCCTGAGCTTCGCGAGCGCGCTGACTTCGATCTGTCGCACGCGCTCCCGCGTCACGCCCATCCATGAGCCGATCAGTTCGAGGGTCATCCCCTCCGGGTTCTCCGCGACGGCGCGCCGAGCCTCCTCGTGCTGCTCCCACGGCAGCACCGCCCAGGGGTCGCTCCCCGGCGCGGCCGCAGCCTCCACGACGACGGGCTCCGGTTCGGGTGGCCGGCGCGTCGCCGCGGCCGGTACGGATTCACGTGCGGGTACTCCCCGCATATCGCCGACCCTACGCCGCGTCACCCCCGCATTCTGGCTGTTGTCGATTTTCAAAAAAAGCAGTGGACATCCCCGGGGACCGGGTTTATAGTCTTCTCACGGTCGGCGATGCGCCGGCGGACGAACGGAGACGCAGATGACTGCAAAGGGTGCATGGGTTCTCGCGGCGCGTCAGCAGGAGGCGTTCAAGCGGCTCAAGGAGTTTCTGTCGCGCGCTCTCGACACCGAAGACGACGCTGTCCTCGAGCGCGTCGCTCGGGCGTACGTCGCGCACAAGCTGGTGAAGCTCGACCCTCACAGCGGTCAGTTCAACGCGAAGCACGGCGCGCTCCTCGACGCCGAAGTGGTCCGCACATTCGAGCGCAACACGCGCGAGGTCGGCTGAGATGGTCAACACCGACGACACCCGCAGGGCGTTCGCTCTCAATGACCGCGAGCTGCGCATGGTGAAGGGCGACCGCCCGACTCTCGAAGAGCTGCGCGCGATCGACGCTCGTCGTCGTTCGCCGGACTGCCAGAAGGACTGGGCCTGCTACCTGGGGAACGGACACCCCGGCAAGTGCGCCAGGGACTGAACGAAGGGAGACGTTACAGATGACACCGAAACAAGAACTGACCGCGGTGCCGTGCTCTTGCGGCGAGGTACCGGCGATGCGCGAACAGCCCGACCCGTTCGGTGGCGAGAGGATCGTGTTCACGCTGGAGTGCTGCAGGGTCACTGCTGCCAACAGCGACCCCGAGCAGACGATCGAGAGCTGGAACAGGATCCAGCTCTACAAGGTCAAGCGAGCAGAGCTGCGGCGCGACGCGGCGCGACGCCGGAAGACGCCGCTCGTCTTCCGCGGGGTCGACCTCCAGGCAGAGGCGTACCGGTACTGTCGCGCGCTCAGGATCCGTGTGCCGCGGATCGACGTGCGGCACACGGCTCACGTCGTGAGCGGGTCCGGCAGGGCGTTCGGCTCCCGGCGGATCGTCCTGACGTTGGCGCGCGACACGACCGTCGCTCACGCGCTCGAGCTGCTGCTCCACGAGCTGGTGCACACCGCGACACCGAAGAGCAGGCACGACGAGACGTATCGCTCCCTCCTGGTGCGCACCGCGCGCGCCGTGTTCGGGGTTGCCGTCGAGAACTGGACGAGGATCCCCGCGAAGTACGGAGTGCTGGCGTACGGGATCGACGACGTGATCGAGCGCGAGCTTGGAGAGCGACTCGAAGCCGGGCACTACGTCCCGCGCGTGGCTGCGGCACCGAAGCCGGAGCCCGACGCTGAGCAGAAGCGCGCGGCCGCGGCGGAGCGCAGGGAGCGGCACGCCCGCGCGATGCTGGCGCGCGCGGAGGTTGACGAGCACCGTGCAGCGCTGCGCGCCCGGAAGTGGCGGGAGAAGGTCCGCTACTACGACCGCAAGGCGGTCGCCGCGAAGAGGGGTGCACCGTGATCACCGGAGAGCGAGGGGCAGCGCTGCGGCGCGCCGAGGAGCGGGTCGCGGAGCACGCCAGCCACTTCGCGGCTGAGTGCGACCGGCTGAAGGACACGCTGCTCGAGGTCGAGCGCCTGCTCGAGACCGGCGACACGGAAGCCGCGTCGGGCAAGCTCACGGAGGCCTGCGACATCGAGGCGGACCTCACCGGAGACACCCTGGCGACGAGCGACCTGTTCGACGCGCTCGGCCTGGAAGACGGCGCGGTTCTCAAGTTGCTGCTGCTCGAGGAGTCCGTGCGATGACGCGGCTGCTCACGGTAGCGCTCCAGGTCGCTCTGCTGACCGGGTTCGCGTACATCTTCGCTCTCGCTATCGCGGGGTCCGTCCAGTGATCACGGAGGCAGAGCTTCGTCGGCTCGTGCGCCGGGCCGGTCGGGAGATCACGCGGCGACGCAAGGCCGGTCGCGGCGTGACGCGTCTCGTCGACGCCCGGAACCGCGCCCGGGAGATCCTCCGCTGCATGGAGCCCGCTGGCAGGTTCGCGACGGGACGGGCCCGGAGCACGGGCACTCTCGTCGGGCTGTACAGGGCCGACCTCGCCGGCATCGACACCGACCCGGAGCTGCCGTGGTTCACGGTGTGCGAGGACCACAGCGCGCTCGTCGGGCACGGCTCCAGGGCCGCGGCCCGGGACGCGATGTTGCACCCGGAGAGCTGGTGCGGCGACTGTCGTACGATTTCCGAAAATAAGTGTGGACGCACGCCGGCGGTACCGGTTGAAACAACGGAGGACGATGTGGAGACGATTGAGAAGGGCAAGCGAGTGCGGGTCAGCATCAAGCGACCGGAGACGTACACGCGCGATGCCGCGCGCGTGCTCGACGGGCTCCGCGGCACGGTGGCCGGACACTCAGAGAACCCTGGCAACGCCGGTAAGCACCTCGTGGAGTTCGACGAGCCCGCCGCGCCGATCCACTCGAGCGGTCGGCCCGTGATCGGGTTCTGGTTCGACGTCGACGAGCTGACAGTCGAGGAGGACCGCTCCGATGGGTAGCGCGCTCGAGCTGACGACGGACGCCGCGAAGGCGCTGCACGAGATCGTCACCGCGTACCTGGAGTGCGACGGGAACAAGAACCGGACCGCGGCGCGGCTCGGGGTCTCGGTCCCGACGCTGTACAACCTGATCCGCCGGCACAAGCTCTGGAAGCGGCTCGACGCCGTCGCCGAGAAGCACGGGCTACGCAGGCCCGGGGGCCGCGCCAGGGCCCCGGAGAGGGCAGCGGTGGTGCAGGACCCCACGCTACCGCGGCCGGACTACGTGGTCTGTGAGTGCTCCCCGGAGCGCCCCGGGGAGTCGCTCGGGGAGTACCTACGCACGGAGGACCGCGGGGAGGCCCTGCGTCAGGCCCGCTCGCTGAGCTTCAGGGCAAGCGAGTACTCCGCAGAGCCGGTGCGCGCCGTGGCACGGGTCACGCTGGACCGGGCAGACGGCAGGCACGTCGCGACGTACCAGGCCGGGAAGCGGGTTGAAACTGAACGGAGGCACGACTGATGAAAACGACAGGTACGGTGTACGTAGTTTTCGGCACGACCGGGGTGTACGCGGACCGCGACGAGTGGCCGGTGAGAGCGTTCACGTCGCGTCGCCGCGCGGAAACGCTCGCGCGGAGGGCCGCGGGGAGGGCCGCGGCGATGATCGCCAGTGGGGAGATCGGGGTCCTCAACAAATACGACCCTCACATGCGGGTCGATAGCACCGCTGGGGCAGTCGAATACCTCGTAAAGGAGGTCCCTTTCGATTCGTACGATTCCTGAAAATAAGTGTGGACACCCCCCGAGACCTGGTTTATAGTCTTCTCAGATGGTCGGCGAGGCGCTGACCGAGGAGGGTTTCTAGATGGACTTCACGAAGGCGGCAGTGCTGAGCTGGATGCGCGCGCACCGTAGCGAAGCTGTCGATGCGCGGACCGGCGAGGTCGACATGACGAAGCTCGCGGAGGACGCCGCCCGCGCGTTCGACGTCGACAGCTTGGGGGGCCCGCTCGACGACTCCGACCACTGGATCTGGGAGCTTGCCCTGAAGGTGGCGTCGTGAGCCGGCGCAGAGCTGCCATGCGGTTCGCTGTGCTGCCTCCCAACTCTCCCGGGAAGGGCGAGACCGAGGAGCGGTTCAAGGGCCGCATGGCAGCGAACGGGAACGTTGCAGCGATCGAGGCCTACAACGAGTTGCGGAAGAACGGCGTGTCGCACGAAGACGTAACAGACTGCGCGCTCGTCCGAACCGGGAGCGCGTTGTCAGCGGTCACCCTGGAGTGCCCGAAGTGCCGAGCCCTGTCGTCCTGGGCGCGTAGCTCCGCGGAGCCGCGGTGCAGCTGCGGGATGCTGCTCGACGTCGTCGTCGACGAGGCGGTGCGGTCATGAGCACCCGCAGCGCACGGCTACTCGCCGCGGTCGTCACCGCGCCGCGCTTCGCCGGACGGGCCGACATGATCCGCGCGGCTGCCCACTGCGACTTCGCTCTCGCGCGGCTCGAGGCACGCGCCGCGGGTCTCCCGGACACGACTCCCAGCGCCAGGCTCGCCGAGCACATCCGCGCGCACGGGCCGGTCCCTGCCGTGCGCGTCTCGAGCGCGAAGGCGCGCGGGAAGGCCAAGCAGTACGCGTACTGGGGCGCGGTGCGGTACGAGCTGCGCCTGGGGAGCGACGGCGCGGTGCATGCCTGCGCGATGGAGCGCGCCAGCAGCGATCGTCGCAGCGAGCGGCTCGCTGCACTGGACGCCGAGGAGATCGCTGCGCGCGATGACAGGTTCACTACCTGCACGATCGGGCGTCTCCACGAGAGCGAGTGCTCCCGGGTGCTGGCGTGGCTCGGAGCAGATGCAGAGCGGGTGGCGCTGTGACGATCGCGCAGACCATCATCGACGCGGCGCGTCTCGCGCCGGAGTCGAAGAAGCTCCGTGAGCACGCCGCGCTGCTCGAGCGCGTGCCCGAATCGCGCCGTGAGTTGGTAGCCGCTGCGATCGCGGTCTTGACCCCGCAGTACACCTCAGTGTTCGGCGGTGGCGGCTTCATCGTGGACGTCGCTCGCGCTCTCGAAGGAGCGCCGTACCCCAGTGCTCCGGAAGCGATCCGCGCGCGCGTCGTGCTCGGCGAGTCACCGTCCGAGATCAGCCGGGGGCTCACGCGCGCAGAGGCTCACCGCTGGCTCACAGAGTGGCCGTCTCTTTCGCCCGCGTTGTGGCTGCTCTCGGATTATGAGGACTTGGCGGCGGTCGGCATCCTAGACGCGCCGCATGACGTGGCCTGCGCGCGCTGGCTGATCGCAGTGTTCTCTGACCCGCCGCGGAGATCCGCGATGCTGCGGGAGCGCGAGGAGCGTGTCGCCGGGCAGGTCGTGCGCGGTCGCTACGCGGACCGCACCGACGAGCTGCGCGCGAGTGACCTGCGCCCGAGCGTCGAGGACACCTACAGGGCCGCAGCGCAGCGGGTCTCGGCAGAGCACCTGCGGTTGCTCGAGCGCGCGAGCAAGGGAGAGCGACTCGCGCCGGTGCCGCGCTGGTGGCGCCCGATGCGCTGCGCGCGCCTGCTCGACACGGTGGGTCTGCTGCGCCTCGAGGGCCGCGAGATGGAGCACTGCGTCGGCAGCTACGCGGCGGCCGTGCATAAGCAGGAGAGCGTGATCGTCGCGCTAGACGTCTGCGGTCACCGCTCGACAGCGGAGCTGAGCCGCGACGGTAAGACGTGCCGGCAGCACAAGGCGAAGGGCAACCGAGCGCCGAACGTGCTGTGCACGCGCGCTCTCTGGGTGCTGATGAGCCGATGCACCGATGGGGCCGGTTCTGGCCCGGAACCCCGCGAATAAGGCGGCACTCTCCGGCCCTCGTACGATTTCCGAAAATAAGTGTGGACACCCCCGGGGACCGGGTTTATAGTCTTCTCACGGTCGGCGATGCGCCACCGAGAAAGAGGAGAAACGACGATGATCACGGACCGCGCCAAGGAGATTCGCACCGCCCTCAAGGCTGCCGGCTGGACGTCGCGCGACGTGTCGGTCACCAGGAAGCGCTGCACGTACAGCTACACGATCCGCGTCGAGATCAAGAACGCGGCTCTCCCGCTCGCGCTCGTCGAGAGCATCGCCCGCAAGCATGAGAATGTGCGGCGCTGCGAGGTCACCGGGGAGATCCTCGCCGGCGGCAACACGTACCTCGACGTCGAGTACGCGGACAGCGCGCTCGCTCCCTTCACTTCCGAGATCCTCTCGCTGCTCCCGGGTGACGGCGGGGTGTGCGACGTCGCTGGCTGGCGCGTGCTCGTCACCGGCACCGGCTGGGATACGCAGTACACCGCGCGCCGTGCCGGCTCGCGCGACATCGTCAGCCACACCGCCGGTGTGTTCGCGCGCCGGATCGCGATCGAGAACCTTCGTCGGGAGCACCTTCCGAGCTTCCGCGTGACCGCTGAGTGCGTCGAGGTGTCGCCGTGAAGATGTTCCCGCTCACCCCCGCCCAGGCGTCGTTCGTCCAGGTCGAGATCGTCGACCGGTACATCGACGACGAGGACCCCGACATCCGCGCAACCGCAGAGGTCGTCGCCGAGCACCTCGGTAGGAAGCACGGCGGAGACTTGGCTGTTCCGAACGACCTCGTCGCCGGGATGATCCTCGACGCAATCAACGGGATCGACGACGCGGTCGAAGCCGGGAGGGCGGAGCACGAGGGGTATGGCAGCGCTCGGGAAGCGCGCGGACTCCACCGGACCGGGACCGCGCTGCTCAAGAAAGTGAGGGCTTTGTACGATTTCCGAAAATAAGTGTGGACACCCCCGGGGACCGGGTTTATAGTCTTCTCACGGTCGGCGATGCGCCGGCGAGGAGGAGGAACCGATGGAACATCTAACCGCTCTTGAACGTGCCTACCTGAAGGCTGTCGCCGAGGACGAGTACCGTGACGGCAACGACCTGCTCGCCCCGGTGTGGGCTTCGAGCGTCGGCGATGCATTCGGGCGTAGCGCCGGCGGTGTGGCTGCTAGCCTCGCGAAGAAGGGTCTTGTGGTTTGCTCCGGCGGAGCCGGGCGCGATGCGACGATCGAGTTGACCCCCGCCGGTGTGGTCGCCCTGAACGGAGGCTCGCGGTGAAGCTCACCCACGACATGCAAGAGGTTCACGAGGCTGACGCGGTGCTCCCGGAGGGCGCGCACGGCTGGACGCTGTGCACCTCGTTCGGCTCCGCGTACTCGACATGGCTGCCGGCGGAGAGCCAGGAGCGCGCGCGTGAGGATGCGGCCGCGATCGAGAGGGACATCGCGAAGATCCGGACCCGGGACCAGGCCGCGACCCTGCTCCGCGTGCTCGGGCTCTCGGAGCGCTTCGACACGATCGCTGACGCCTGCCTGCGGATCGGCATCGCAGCTCGCGCTCGGTTGTGGCCGCTGCGCGAGGCGACCGCGGCGGAGAGGGCCGGTGCGCGGTGATCGGCGAGGAGCAGAAGAGGGACCGCGCCGGGCGCTACGCCCGGCACACCCGGTGCGACGGGTGCGGTCTGCCGATCCGGGGTCAGTACCTCACGGACGAGGCGGTCTGCGGCGGCACCGACGGGCCCGGCTTCTACCTCTGCTGGCGGGTCCGGTGTTCCCGACGCCGCGCGCAGCTCGGGCTCGCAGAGCGTGGCGCGTTCTACGCGGAGCAGCGTCGCAAGAACACGGCTGAGGCTCGCAGGTGAAGTTCGATTTCAACGTGACCGACGAGATCTCGATCAGCGGCACGGTTGAACCGGCAGGCCCCGGCATCGTGCTCCTGGTGCCGTCCCATGCCCGCGCCGCGGTTCGAGTCGAGCGTGTCTCCTCGAGGAGACACGCGGTCGAGGTCGGCTACGAGAGCCCGGAGGGCTGGGTCCGGCTGGCTCCCCGGGCAGTGGTCACCGGGAGGGGTCTCTCTGCCGCCATACGGCACGCCTGGGCCCGGGCATCCGATCCACGGAGCTGCGGGTCCTGTGGGCGAGCCCTGCCGCAGAGGGGCTCCTGCGCGGCCCCGGACTGCATTTGACACTTTCGCAGTCACTTGACGATTTCGCGCGAAAACACGATTCGTACGATTTCTCAAAATAAGTGTGGACATCCCCGGGGACCGGGTTTATAGTCTTCTCATGGTCAACGGAAACGACATCACCGAGTGCTACTCAATCGGAACCCTCTCGGCCGAGCAGTTCCTGACCATGCAGGACCTCTTCCGCTCGGTCGCCGCAGAATGCGGAGGCTTGGACCTGCCCTATGGCATCGGGCAAGCCCTGCACGCGCGCGGCCTGGTCGCTCCGCGCGTGTTGCGCGGTCGCCCGGTGTGGGCCCCCACGGAGAAGGCAGAGGCCGCGCTCTACCTCGTCACCCCTGAGGGCTGCGAGCACTTCGAGCCCCGCGACGCGGACACCACGACCCTCGCGGTACGGGTGCCGGAGTGGGCGCGCTGAGGAGATCTGCCATGACGAAGGACACCGCAGTCATTCTCGAGGTTCTCCGCCAGGCCCGGCACGACGGCGTCGCGGTCTGGCTCGCCGCGGACGACCGCATTGCCGGCAATCTCCGGGCTATGCGGGAGCTGCGAGGCAAGCAGCACGGTTTGCTCTTCCAGGGACGCACCCTGCTCCACGCGCACTACGAGCGCTCGATCAAGAATCGCAAGATCGACAACCGCCGCGTCCGGCGCCTCGTGCGCACGTACGCGAGCTGGCAGCGGCCCGCTGTCGTTCACGGATCGGGCGCCGAGCTAGCCCTGACGGGCATGCGAAGCGCCAGCGGCGAGGGAGCATCGACGTTCCCCACCGGCAGGATCGGCAGGGGCGTCACGGTCTCCTACAACGGCAAGGTGTGGGACGGCTCTGAGCTGCTGTTCGACCCCTACGCGAAGCCCGCCGGGGGTGCGCTGTGAGCGCCGAGAAGCTGGCGGAGATCCAGGGCGCGCTCCTGGATGCGGGGTCCCCGCACATCGTGAAGGTCCGTACCACGGCCCCCCTCGCGTCGCCGGATGCCGACGTCGAGTACGTGCTGCGACGCGGCGCCTACGTGGCGAGCTACCGCGTGATGTGGGGTACCGCCGCTGACCTGGAGCGCCTGGTCAGCGCTGCGGGGTTCACCGTCAGGGGCTCGTACGGAAACGAGTTCTCGGTCGCTGTGGTCTTCGACGTTCCTGCTTGAACACAGCGCGGCTTCCGTGAGACCGTGCTCCGCGGTGGCACGGAAGAAGGCAAAGCATGCGGAGCATGACCACGGGCTCGCGCTGAGCTGGGTCCGGCTCTCCGACGTCAGGCAGTGGCCGCGCAACCCGAAGGAGCACGACGTCGACGAGATCGAGGCGTCGATGGACCGCTTCGGCTACGTCGAGCCCTTCGTGCGCGACACCCGCACCGGCAAGCTCGTCGCCGGCCACGGACGCGACGAGACGCTGACCCGGAAGAAGGGCCGCGGCTCTGCTCCGCCGGGCAGGATCCGGATCGACGACGACGGCGAGTGGCTGGTCCCTGTCATCGACGTCGCGTTCACGTCCGAGCACGAGGCGGAGGCCTACCTCCTGGCGTCGAGGGGTGAAGACGTACTCGGGTGGTAGCGGTTCTCGCGGCACCGGTCGCCCTGAAGTAACCTCGCGCGGAGGAGAACGAGATGCGATACGAGAACTACGCGCTGGCCGTTCCGGCATCCACAGCGACGGGGGCCCCGCAGAAGGTCGAGGACCTCGTCGAGAAGTACGTGCAGATCATCGACGCAGGGACGGCGTGCGCGTTCTCGATCCAGGGCACGATCGACGGTACGAATTACAGCGACATCACGACCTCGATCAACGCGGCTGGCTTCTACCCGGTGCCGCAGGCCGTGACGCACGTCCGGATCAAGACGACGACGTACGGCTCCGGCACGCCCGCGGCTGCGATCAGCGGGCGCAACTCCCGCACCGACTGAACCAATGGCCGACGGCAACGATAGGGAAGGCACGACCACGGTGGTCGTGCGCACGCTCGGCGGCGACGACGGCGACCGCGCCAGGGTCTTCAAGGCAGTCGACGAGCAGCTCTCCGGCGTCGCAGAGGGTTCCGGGCTCTGGGAGCAGCGCGGCGCAGACGTGGGCCTGGTCGCCGAGGCGATCCGGCCACCGTACTCGCCGGAGACGCTGACGACGCTGCACGAGAACAGCGACAGCCTGAGGCAGTGCGTCGACGCCTACGTCACGAACATCGACGGGTTCGGCCACCACCTCGAGCCGGTCGTGGACTTCGAGGCGGAGGACGCGGTCGACCAGATCCGCACGATGATGGAGGTCGAGGCCGCTGTCCGCGGTTCGTCTGACGTGCCCGAGTTCTCAGACGCCGAGGTCGAGGCCCGTCTCGGAAAGCTGCGCGTCGCCGCGGCCGCGGAGAAGGTCAGGATCAACGCGTTCTTCAACGTCTGCTGCCCCGGCTCGAGCTTCGTCGCGCTGCGTCGCGTGACGCGTGCCGACATCGAGATCACCGGCAACGGCTACTGGGAGGTGATCCGCAACAAGAAGGGAAAGGTCACGCAGTTCGCTCACATGCCGAGCTGGTCGGTCTCGCTGCTCGGCATGATCAAGGAACCGGTCGAGATGGAGGTCGAGGTCTTCGACGGCCCCTACACGCTCGGCAAGGAGAAGCTGAACCGCAAGTTCCGCCGCTTCGTGCAGAGCGACGGTGGTGGTGGCGTCACGTACTTCAAGCAGTTCGGCGACCCCCGCGTGATGAGCGCTGCCACCGGCAAGTGGTACAAGAACGAGAGGGATCTCGCGGTCTCTGAGAGCCCCGACGTGAAGACCGCGAACGAGGTCATCCACTTCAAGATCACAGCGACGCGACGGACCCCGTACGGGGTGCCGCGCTGGATCGGCAACCTGCTCAGCGTGCTGGGCTCCCGACTCGCGGAGGAGATCAACTACTCGTACTTCGAGAACAAGTCGATCCCGCCCCTCGTGATCACGGTCAGCGGTGGCAAGCTCGTGAGCGGAGGGGTCGAGGCGATCCGCGGCCACATCGAGAAGGAGATCAAGGGCAAGAAGAACTTCCACAAGATCCTCGTGCTCGAGGCTGAGTCGTCGAGCGCCGCGCAGATGCAACCCGACAACGGGCGGGTCCGCATCGAGGTGAAGTCGCTCACCGACGCGCACCTCAAGGACGCGCTGTTCCAGAACTACGACGAGCGCAACATGGACAAGGTCGGGATGAGCTTCAGGCTCCCCCGCATCGTCCGCGGCGACATCCGCGACTTCAACCGGGCGACGTCCGAGGCCGCGCTCGACTTCTGCGAGGAGCAGGTCTTCGGGCCGGAGCGCGTCGACTTCGACAACCTCGTGCGGGACATGCTCCGCGGGCTCGGCTTCCGGTACTGGAAGTTCACTAGCAACGGCATCCAGCAGCGCAACCCCGCTGTGATGTCCAAGATGATCGCGGAGCAGACCGTCAGCGGCGCGCTGACGCCGCGTGACGCCCGCAGGCTCGCCGCTGACCACGTCTTCAACGTGCCGCTCGGAAACATCGACGCGGACTGGGCCGACCAACCGCTGGCGCTCACGATCGCGGGGTTCGGGATCGACGACGGGCTCGACGGCGAGATCCCGGAGCCCGAGGTGGGCGACGGCGGAGTCAGCAAGGCTTGGCGCCGCGCGATGAACCACAGGGCCCGGCGCCTGATCAGGCTGCGCGACGCGTTCCGGAAGGCGGAGGAGGAGGAGGCAGCGGCCGACCTCGACGCGGCGCGCGACGCGGAAGTCCGGAAGGGTGAGCCTGAGGTCGTCAGGATCGCGCTCTCCGATGAGCAGCTCGGGAAGATCGTGTCGGTGTCGGCGCCGGTGTCTCCTCGAGGAGACACACCGGAGTGACGCTCGCTGCTGCGAGCACGTTCGAGGACGCCGCGGCCGCAGTCGAGGAGCTTGCGGCGCGCGCGTTCTTCGCCGACATCGCGAAGGCCGTCGACCCGCTGAGCAGACGGGGCTTCGATCTGATCGTGGCACGCATCGCTCGGCGGATGCGTGCCGCGGCCGACCCGTTCGAGGCCGGCGCGCTGGAGAGCGCGATGGCGGCGGCCGACGTCGACTGGGAGCTGCTGAACCCCCGCCAGTTCGAGGCGGCACTGGCTGCCGTGAACCGCGGCGCGTCAGAGGCTCTCGCCGGCGCGCTGCCGAAGATCGACGAGGCGCTCGAGGTCACCGGCGCCCAGCTGGTCGGGGACACCCGGCTGTCGTTCAAGCGGCGGCACTCGCTCCGCATCGAGGGCAGCCTCGCGCAGCGCGACCTCACCGCGGAGAAGCTGATCCGGACGATGAACGTGAACTTCGTCCGCGACGAGTTCGGCAGGCGCGCCGGCGCCGCGTCGACGGTCGCCAGGGAGGTCGTCGCGCGTGGGCTCTCCGAGGGGCTCGACCGCAGGCAGGTCGCCCGCCAGCTCGGCGACGCGCTGGCGTCGAAGATCCGGCGCAGCGACCACTACTACGAGGTCGTCGCGGCGGCCTACACGAACCGGGCCCGGACGTACTCCGAGGTGATGTGCCTCGCCGACGCCGGCGTGGAGCGCTGGCAGTTCAGCGCCGTGCTCGACGAGCGGACGACCGACACCTGCAGGTTCTACGACGGGCAGGTCTTCCAGACGTCGCGGAGCGTCGAGCAGATGGAGTCCGTGATGTCGCTGGACAACCCGGAGGAGGTCCGCAACGCGTCACCCTGGGTGCGCCAGGGACGGGACGAGAGCGGCGGCCGGATCCTGTTCACGGAGCGCAACGGGGAGCGCACCACGATCGCGGAGGTCACGCGCTCCGGCTTCGGAAGTCGCGACGACCGCGGCTCGTACGGGACCACGCTGCGCGGCGACGAGCTTGTGAACGCGGCACCGCCGGAGCCTCCCCTTCACGGGTTATGCCGCTCAGACATTTTTTTGGTTTAGTTGTCAGAAAGGCTGTATGTGGGTAGGGTTCGTGGCGTGGCGCGTTTTCACCTTTGCCGAAGGCTTGTGCTCTCCAAGGGCTACTCGACGCTTCTGGATACCGGAGACTACTCGCGCGCGGTCGTAGCTGGCTGTTGGTTCGCGAGTGAGCGGTCGACAGGACATGTGTATGCCGCTCGCGACTTCGTAGTCGACGGCAAGAATAATCGGGTCTACCTGCACCGCTGGATTCTTGGAGCGCCCGCAGGCAAGCAGGTCGACCACATCGACGGTGATGGACTCAACAACCGGCGGAGCAATCTCCGAGTCGTCTCGGCTTCTGAGAACATGCTGAACCAGACGAAACCGACACGTGCGGTGCTGGGCTACAGGGGAGTCGCAAGGATCGAGGATTCGGGGAACTTCAGGGCGTACTGCAACGTGAACGGTGAACAGATTCAGCTCGGGGTCTTTCAGTCGCCGGAGCTTGCCGCATCCGCTCGTGACCACTACGCGATTGCCAACCTACCCACGGCGCCGCTCAACTTTCCGGAGGGGGTTCCACACAGCGCCGAGGAGATCGACGCATCTCGCATCGTGAGGCCTCGGGCAGAGTACGCGAACATCCGGCTCAAGGGTGGTGTTCACGAGGTCTGGGCGCGGCGCGGTGGGAGGAAGGTCTACGTTGGTCGGTTCGTGGATGTAGCCGACGCTCTACGCGCGCAGCACGAGTTCCCGGTGTAGACTGCGCTGCGTGTCCGGAGAGTTCTTCCACGCGATCGCAGAGGACCCCGCAGCGCTGAAGAAGATCCAGCGCGCGTTCGTGCGCGCCATCGAGAAGTCGTTCGCCGACGACAAGTCGCGGGTCACGATGAGCGAGACGCGGCGCCGCTTCGGGATCCTGGAGCGTGAGTTCCGAGAGCTGCGCAGCGGTGCGAAGTGGTCGCTGGAGCGGGTGCTCGACACGCTGCCGATCGTGCTGCGCGCGCGGCTCGACGGGCTAGTGTGGACCCACGAGAACCAGCGATCGATCTGGGCGCCCCCCGACGTGTCTCCTCGAGGAGACAGCGGCCCGGGGTAGACGCGACCCCGCTCGCGGTGTGATAAATGCCCGAGGAGACTCACGCTGGGCTCGGGCCCACGAAAGGGAATCGAGAATGGACATCGCGAAGCAGCTCGAGAAGAGCCGTGCAGAGATCGCCAAGTTCCAGGCCACGGGCGGCTCCGCGCCGGCGGTGACGAAGGACCCGATGCAGCGGCCAGCACCGACGCAGACCGAGGTCTCCGCTCAGTCCGTGGCGTCTGGCAACCCCGGCACGAACGCGGTCGCGTCGAACCTCAGCGCCGTCGTGAAGCGGATCGAGGAGGCGGTCGCCGAAGTCGAGCCACTGGTCAAGGACAAGACCGGCGACGTCGCGGACGCCGCGCGCGACGCGATCTCGAAGGCGTCCACGGCGACCGCGAAGCTCGCCGAGATCGGCGCGTCGATGAACATGGACCTCGCGTCGGCGAACATGGACGACTACGACACGCGCTGGAAGGTCTCCAAGCTGATCGGCATGCTCCAGGAGGCCGCGATGCTGGAGACCCTGCTCGGCACGCCCGCGGCGAAGACGGCTGACGACGGTGTCCAGAAGTCGGCGGGCGAGGTGATGTGGCCCTCGGACATGGCGGCCGCGAAGTTCGTCGGCGGCAAGTACAGCGACCCCGACGCGATCTGGGGAGCCGACGAGAAGTGAGGCGCCGCGTCCGAAAGAGCGCGGCACCGGCGCCGGGCTCCACGCTCGCCGTCGCGTGCTCCGCGCTGGAGCACAGCGGCGAGCCGACGTACGTGCTCGACGACGGCTCCGTGAACCCTGCTCTCGCGGAGGTCCAGAAGAAGGACCACGTCCTGGTCCGCTTCGCGGACGTCGAGAAGGCGCTGTCGACGGTCCCGGAGGGGCACACCGTGTTCTGGAGCCCGGACGCTCCGGGCGCTCTGTTCGTGACCTCCGAGCCGGTTCGGAAGGACGCCGGGGTCACCGTGCTCGTCGCTCCCGAACCGGAGCCGAGCGGCGTCGACGAGAGCGTGGAGAAGGCGCTCGGCAGCGTCCGCGTCGTGAAGGACGATGCGGCAGAGGAGCGCTTCGTTCTCGGGATCGTGCTCGAGCCTGAGACCGAGGACAGCCAGGGTGACATCTACAGCGCGGACGAGATCCGGAAGACCGCGCACGGCTTCATGGAGAACCACCAGCAGCTCGGGAAGCAGCACACCGAGATCGTCACCGGCAAGCTCAAGATCCTGGAGAGCTTCATCGCCCCGTGCGACTTCGAGGTCGGCACGGAGTCTGTCAAGAAGGGCACGTGGTGCATGGCGATCCGCGTCGTCGACGACGAGATGTGGAGCGGCGTCAAGAAGGGCGACCTGACCGGATTCTCGATCGGCGGCTCCGCGAAGCGAACCGCACTCTGACGCGGTTCGCTTGCGGCACCGATCCCAGCGCTGTTAGTTTTTCTGCCACACCCGAAGGGACACCGACCAGATGACGACCCGCAACCGCACCCGTATCCGCAAGGAAGCGACCGCGCGCCTCACCGACATCGAGACCGAGGAGGTCAGCGCGGTGGACCGCGCCGCGAACAAGCGTTCGTTCCTGGTCGTCAAGGCGGCGACTCCTCCCGTACCCCCCGGGAAGAAGAAGCCCGGTCAGATCGCCGGCGCGAGCGGTGACGAGCAGTCGGCCGGCGACCAACCCGCTGCGGGAAAGAAGAAGAAGGTCAGCGCGACTATGAAGACCGCGCTCGAGGAGAAGATCGCGGCGCTGAAGACCGCGCTCGAGGGTGCTGACGTCGAGGACGGCGCAGACGAGGCGTGGCTCGAGGAGTTCGGCGTCCAGAAGGAAGAGGCGGAGACTCCCGCTGCGAGCGGTACCGAAGAGAAGCCCGAAGACGTCGAGAAGGCGCGTCTCCGCTCGCGGCTCGAGGACGCCCGCAACCTGCTCGGTCACCTGCTCGACGGCACCGCCCCGAGCGCCACGGCTCAGCCGCAGGCGGCTCCTTCGCCCGCAGCCACAGAGGCCGCCGGTGGTGAGGGCGACGAGGCGGCGGCGGAGAAGAGCGACGTCGAGAAGCGGTTCGGCGAGCTGAACGATAAGCTCCGAAAGGCGTTCGACGGCGTGCTCTCGATGATCGGCAGTCTGGACGAGAAGATCGAGAAGGTCGGCAGCACGCGCGGCGACTCCCAGCAGGTCGACCTCGAGAAGGCCGAGCGCGTGAAGAAGCGAGAAGCCGACGTGTCGTGGCCGCTCGACATGAACAGCCCCGTGACCAAGGCGAACACCCCGGTCGAGAAGTCGTTCTTCACGCCCTGACGGTGTCGCGACGTTGCGGAACAGCGCGTCGCGGTGTGACTCTCTCAGCAAGTTCTCGGAAACAGAAACGGAGAAACGAGACATGGCAGCCGACGGTGGAATCCAAGACAACCGCGATCTACTCGCGAAGGCCGACCTCGCGCTGGCCGACCTCACGTCTGGCGGTTTGCTCCTTCCCGCCCAGGCGCAGAAGTTCATCCGGATCCTGATCGACGAGAGCCGGCTGATGAAGGTCGCGTCGGTCGTGCCGATGAAGTCGCAGAAGCAGCGCGTCGAGAAGATCCGCTTCGCGAGCCGCATCATGCGCGCCGGTGCATCCGCGACGGCGCTCTCCGAAGCGGACCGCGCGAAGCCCGACCTCTCCAAGGTCGAGCTGGACGCGAAGCTGGCGAAGGCCGAGGTCCGAATCGACAACGAGACGCTCGAGGACAACATCGAGCGCGACACGCTCCGGCAGACGATCATGTCGCTGATCGGCGAGCGCGTGGCCCTGGACATGGACGAGGGCATCGCGAACGGCGACACGACCTCGGCTGACTCCTTCCTCGCGCTGTTCGACGGTGCCATCAAGTCGGCGACCTCGAACGTCGTCGCTGCCGGCACCGTCCAGGCGAACAAGACGATCTGGCGGGACATGCTCAAGACGATGCCGAGCCCGTTCTTGCGCAACAAGGCGGCGATGCGGATCTTCACCTCGGTCGACGCCGAGTTGGACTACCGCGACACGCTCTCGGACCGCGCGACCCCGAGCGGTGACCGCGCTCTCGAGGGTGCGGCCCCCGTCGGCTACGGCGGCGTGATGCTGACCGACGTCCCGGTGTTCCCGGAGAACCTCGGCGGCGGCACGAACGAGACCGTGGCTCTGCTTACCGACCCGAAGAACTTCGCGGTCGGCATCTGGCGCCAGATCCGCATCGAGACCGACAAGGACATCTCCGAGGGCGTCGTGAAGATCGTCGTCAGCCTGCGCTACGACTTCAAGTACATCGAGGAGACCGCGGTGGTGAAGGCCACCGGAATCAAGGTCGCCTGATCTCGCGCCGCTCTCGTAGCGGTCACTTTCGTCGAACGAACAGAGGAGAAAGACGCGATGGCAATCGGTGCAATCACTGTGGTGGAGAAGTCGGCGGCGCGGGGCCCCTTCAACGCCGACCTGATCTCGTTCGCCGCGGACGGCGCCTACCCGACGGGCGGCACCGCGGCATTCCAGGCAGCGGTCCGCGCCGCGCTCGGCAAGGGCGCCGTCGAGATCCTCGCGGTGATCCCGCAGGACTGCGGCGGCTACCACCCCTGCTACGACAAGGCGAACGACAAGCTGAAGGCCTACTACTCGGACCTGGACGCGGTCGCTGACGGTCCCGACATCCAGGTCCCGAACGCGACGAACCTCGCGGCGGTGACGTTCGTCGTGCTGGTGATCTCGAAGTAGTCGTCGCGCGTGAACGAAGACCCACGAACCTGAACGAAGACTCCGGAGAGGTGAACGATGGCGGCGATTACTGAACGATTCGGAAGCGGCGGGGCGAACCTCTCGCCTGGCAAGAGCGGCGGCGACCCCACGCTCGCCACTGCGCTGCGCGACGTCGCCGACGACCTCGCCGCGCTGCAGCCCACAGCGGTCGCTGCACCCGTCACGGAGGCCGCGCTGCCGGCGTTCACGGACGGGCCGACCGCTGGCGAGATGGCCGCGCTGCGCGCGCTCGTGAACGAGCTACGCGCGACCGTGATCGAGCTGACGGCGAAGGTGACGGCATCCAGTGGCGCGACGCTGCTGACGACCAAGGGCTGACCGCGGGGTCGCTCCGGTGTGCTCCGCGCCCCGTGTCTCCTCGAGGAGACACGGGGTGTTTTGCGTCCGTCGCGCCTCGGTGTACTCTCGGCGGCATGAGCGACCCGAAGACACTCCTCGTCAGGCTGAAGCCGCACAACCCGCGAATCGGCCACAAGCTCCGGAAGTACGTCGCGGAGGGCTACCGCTTCGAGGAGAGGCTCGGCTGGTACGAGGTCCCCGCGGGGCTCGCGCGCAAGCTCGAGACTCACCGCCAGGACTGCTACGACCCCGGCTCCCCGCTGGCGTTCGACGTCTGCACCCGAGAGCAGGCAGAGGCGCTCGAGAACAGGGAGTCGGTTGTGCAGGAGCGCGCCCCTGTCGGCCGCGCCAACGCGCCGCGCAAGAGCGTGGAGACCGCGCGGCGACCCACGGAGAAGCCCCGCGGTGGCGGCCCCCAGGAGATGCTGCAGCCCGACGATGAAGGCGAGGATGACGACGACACCGACGGGCTCGTCCCGATCGGGCGGGTCTCCGGCAACGGTGACAAGCCGGCTGCCACTCGGCGTCGTCGCAAGAAGTAAGGGCGCGGTGGAACTTCGACTGCTTCGCGAACTCGCGTCTGTCGGGTTTTTGACCGACCAGATCGTGGCTGACGAGATCGCTGAACGTCGGCGGGTGATCAGTACGATGGTCGGCTGGCTGTACCCATCCATACTACTCGACGAGATCGCGGAGATTATCGAACTGGTGACGGGGGCCCCCGTCACGTCGTAGCCTCTGCACGTGACCACACTCGTCAGCGGCAAGACGTACGACCACACCAGCGCGGCGAAGATCGAGCTGTTCGTTCGGTCCGGTGAGCGACTCGTCGACGTCGACTCGCTGGAGTTCACCCTCCACGACACCGCCGGCGTGCAGTTCTACCCGGTGTCGGGCCGCCAGGCCGTCGACACCGGCGGCACGGGCCGGCTCGGCACGGGGTACTACGCGGCGACCTGGGCGGCGGACGGCGCCGCGCGCGGCATCGAGGTGCGGTGGTACTACACGATCGGCGCGGCTCCCGAGGTCACGGAGGTTCACCGCGACTACGAGGTCGTCGGCGCCGGCAAGATGGAGCTTGCGGCCGGTGCGCTGTGCAGGGTCATCGACCTCCGCGACGAGGGCGTCGCTACAGCGACTGCGTCGGACACTCTGCTGGCGCGCCGGATCCGGATCGCGACCCGGCTCGTCGAGCGCTGGACCCGGCGGTGGTTCGGGCCGCGCGCGATGCGGCTCGAGCTTGACGGGCCGGAGCACGACACGCTGTTCGTGCAGCAGCCGATCGTGGGCGTCTCCGCGGTGTCCGTGTTCAGCCGCGGGGTCTCGCCGGAACTGACCGCGGTCTCCCTGGACGACGTCGTCGTCTACAACCGCCACCTCGGGGCCGGTGTCGCCGACGACCTCTACCTGCCGCGGATCGCGATCCGCGGCGACGTCTCTGACTTCGACCGGCTGTTCACGTTCTGGCCGCCGGGTACCCGGAACGTCTTCGTGACGGGTGCGTTCGGCTACACGGAGTGGTCACCGCTGGTCAGCGCCGGGACCATCCCCGAGGACCTCGTGCGCGCCGCGGTCCTGCTAGTGGTGCGCGACCTCGCGGTCCTGAGCGACTCCGACCGCGCGGACACCCGGGCCGCGACCCGCATCACGCAGATCAGGACCCGCGACCAGTCGATCACCTACTCCGACGGATCGTCGTCGGGCGGTGGCGGTTCCTCGCTTATCGGGGCGCTCAGCGGGGACCGAGAGATCGACGACCTCGTCCTCCCGTTCGTCGCGGCGCCGAGCATCGGGGCTGTCTGATGGCCCGCGGCCGACTGATCTTTCCGTTCGACTGCACGATCGAGCGGGTCGACGCCGGGCTCACCGCGCACACCGACGGCGGCTACGACGACGACTTCCGCGCGCCGACGATCACCCCGGGCTCGGGCTCCGCGCGCGGCGCTGTCGTGCGGGAGACCTGCAGGGTCACGGTGCCGGCGCAGGTCGAGAGCGACGAGCAGGCACGGCTCCGCATGCTCGCTGCGGGCAAGAGCCCGAAGAATCACCGCGTCCTGATCTTCCACTTCCGCGACCTCGAGCGGCTATCGCTCGTCGACGCTGCCGGCAAGCCGCTGCTCGGCGACCCCGGCGACAAGCTCGTGGAGATCAGGGAGCCCGGGTCGTGCGCGCTCGTCGAGGACCTCTCCGGCGACGCCGGCGGGTTCTACGCTGTGGAGGCCCGGAGTATCGGGTTCGGGCTCGGGCCGAAGCGGAACCTGTTTCTGGTCGTGTTCGAGCAGCGTGACAGATCGGCACCGCGCTGAGACTCTGTCCGGGATGGAGCTGAAGCTCACCGGACAGTGGGGCACCGCGCGCGCGGCGATCGCGGCCCGGGCTCGGCTCGCGCTGGCGCTGGACAACGCGGTGTACCGCGAGGCTCTGCGGGCCCGCGGCCAGGTCGTCGACGGCATCGCGAAGCAGGCGCCGGGCGGCCGCCCGTTCAAGCCGCTGGCTGCGAGCACCCTCGCGGCGCGCCGGCTCCAGGGCTTCCGCGGCACCAAGGCACTGAGCCGCACCGGGGCGCTGCGGAGGAGCGTTACCGTGAAGCGGCTCGGGCCCGGCACGTTCGTGATGGGCGTGCTCCGGGGCGCCCGCACACCGAGCGGCGAGGACCTCGTGAACGTCGCCGCTGTGCAGGAGTTCGGCTCCGTGCACGTGATGAAGATGACGCCCGCGATGATGCGCTACTTCGCGGTGCTGTTCGACTGGAGCAGCGACGACGTGGACTTCTCCGAGTGGACCGGTAGCGGGACCCGCGCATCGTCGGACCGCGTCGTGATCGTGAGGATCCCTCCGAGGCCCTTCATGTCGCCGGTGATCGAGCAGATCATCGCGAACCCCGTCGCGGTCAAGCTGCGGCTCGCGCGCAGCATCGCTGTCGACACCGGCTTCGCGTTCGGTGGAAAGTAGCGGTCATGGCAGTCCCGACGATCACTGCGGTGTCACCCGCGGTAGGCCTTCCCGGCGGCGGCTACCTCGTGAAGATCACCGGCACCGGCTTCCGGACCTGGACGATCCCAGCGGCGAGCGCGGGTCCCGGTGCGGCGTACGTCTCCCCGGTCGCGGTGCGGTTCGGCGGTGCCGAGAGCGAGTACGTGGTCGCGGTCTCCGACACAGTGGTCTACGCGCGGGTACCGCAGACGCCGCTCGAGGTCGTGCAGCCCGACTACGGCGAGGGTGCCGTCGACGTCGAGGTCCGCAACGTGGACGCCTCTGGTGTCGACGTTGCCGGGGAGGTCGTCACGGCCGCCGGCGCGTTCGCGTACCAGCGGCCGCAGCTCGCGGTGGAGAGCGACCTGCAGCGGCTCACGCGGACGATGCTCCGCGCGCTGCGGGCCCAGGTGATCGCGAACGTCTCGATCACGACCCACACCGACTACGCGGACTCCGACAAGCTCGAGTTCGTGGACGCTATCGCGCGGACCGTCGCGGAGATGCCGGCGCTGGTGATCTTCGGCGTCACGCTGAGCGACGACCTGTTCTACCGCGACAACCAGGACGTGAAGCTGACCACGGGGCTCGTGACCGAGGTCCGTCGCTCGTCCGACACCGTGAGCGTCGGCTTCGACATCGTTGGCGTCAGCGACAACCCGATGGAGCTGCTCGGGCTGCTCGCGTCGACGCGCGTCTTCTTCCGCCGGAACCGGTACGTCGCGATGCTGCGCGACCCCAGCGACCCCGGCGCCGGCACCGTCCGCTACGTGCTGGAGCTTGCAGCCGGCGGCGATCTCCGCGTAGACCCTAGCGCGAGCACCAGCAACGTCGGATTCTTCTCGGGGCGCTTCATGATCCGGGGTTTCGACATCGAGGACGACGCAGGGTTCAGCGAGGTCGTCGACATGCAGCACACCGTCACCGAGGACGCCGTCATCGAGGTGACCTCAATCTGATGAGCAGGGAGATCTGAAATGACCACTGTGAACGTGACCGCGACGAAGAAGCTCAGGACCGCAGTGGTCGTGGTGCTCGACCACCCCCGCTTCCGCGAGCGCCGCTTCGGGTTCTCCCGGCGCGTCGTGACCACGGGGGGCCGCGCCGCGGTCGGCACCCGTGACGGGAAGATCGTCAGGCCAGCGGCGTCGCCGACGCGGAAGCGTCTGGAGAGCCCCGGCTCGGTGACGATCATGCCGGGGGGCGTACTCGAGGGTCTCCCCGCGGAGTTCGAGCGATGCACTCAGGTCGCAGGCCTGCTGGCGAGCGGGATGATCACGATCTCCCGGGTCGACTCGGACGACGGCGAGAGGCAGCAGTCGGTGACGCGGACTCGCGGTGGCGCGCGGCGCCGTGCGAGCATGCCTGCGAAGGCACCGAGCACCGACGAGCCGGGCGAGCCGGACAGCGAATGAGGAGGACTGGTTAGATGGCACAACAGCTATCCGCGAAGGTCAGCGTCGAGGAGTCTCCCCCGAAGACGAGGATCCCTCAGGGGGTCGACGTGTCGACGTGGTGCTGCCTCGGCATCTCCGAGAAGGGCCCGGTCGGCGTCGCCACCCTGCTGACGGGTTACGACGACTACGTCCGGATCTTCGGCAGGGACATCGCGGCGGGCTACGGCTCCAACTCGGTGCGCGGCTTCTTCCAGCACGCCGGCGAGGGAGCGAAGTGCTACTTCACGCGCGTCGTCCACTACACGGACGTCGACAACCCGGCGGCCGTCGCTGCCGTGAAGGCCACGCTGAACCTCGCGACGGCCGCGGCCGCTGCATCGGCCGGCGTCGCTGCCGGCACGAACGCGGCCCCGTTCGAGTTCTCGCCCGGCGGCACGCTGGACTTCTCGATCGACGGCGGCGGCACCGACACTGCGACGTTCGACGCCACGGCCGCCGCGCTCACTGCCGGCAGCTCGCCGACGTACGCGCTGTCGAACGGCCAGACCCTGCTGGTCGAGATCGACGGCGGGTCGGAGCAGACGATCACCTTCCTGACCGGCGAGTTCGTGAGCATCGGTGCGGCGACGGGTGCCGAGGTCGCTGCCGTGATCAACGCGAAGATCAGCGGCGCGCTCGCCGACCTCAACTCCGGCGACCCCCGCATCACTTCGGACACGAAGGGCACCGGCTCGAGCGTGAAGGTCAACGGCGGCACCGCGAACGGCGCGCTGGGGTTCTCGACCGTACAGGTCGACGGCACCGGCGACGTCGTGGACATCACCCAGGTCACGGTCGCTGAGATCAAGACGGTCGTGGAGGCCGACGTCGCGGGCGTGACCGTGACCGACGCAGCCGGTATCCCGACGTTCACCTCGGACACCACGGGGCCGACCTCGAGCGTCCAGGTGGAGGCGACCTCGACGCTCGACGACGAGCTTGGGATCGACAACGCGACGCATTCCGGCTCGAGCGGGGCTGCGGCGAACACTCTCAAGGTCGACGCACGGTACTACGGCGCGTACGGCAACGGGCTCACGATCCTGATCGAGGACGCGACGAGCGGCGTCGCTGCCGAGTTCAACCTCGCTGTGCTCCAGGACGGCGTCGTCGTGGAGCGGCACGCCAACCTCTCGATGGACGACACCGCGGCGCGCTTCGTGGAGACCGTGATCAACGACCCGACGGACCCCTCTGCGTTCATCGCGGTTACCGACCTCGACGTGAACCCGTCGACCCCGAGCGCGGAGCGCCCCGCGAACAGCCCCGGCTCTACCCCTGTGCCGTTCGGGCCCCTGGCAGGCGGTGACGACGGTCTCAGCGCGATCGCCGACGCGGACTTCGTCGGTTCGGACGCGGCGAAGAACGGGCTGCACAGCTTCGACATCCCCGTCGACTCCGGGATCCTCTCCGTGCCGGACCGACCGACCCCCGCAGTGGGAGTCGCCATGGCGTCCTACGCGGAGACCACGCGCGGCGGCGCGTTCTTCTTCGTCGCGGACTGCCCAGCCGGACTCACCGCGGCCCAGGCCGTGACGTACTACGGGACGACCGCTGCGCTGCTCGAGCTGACGGAGCACGGTGCCTGCTACTGGCCGCGCGTGAAGGTCAGCAACCCGAGGGCGTCGGTGTACGGGTCGGACGCCAGCATCGTCGTCCCGTTCAGCGGGCTCGTCGCTGGCGTCTACGCGCGCACCGCTGGCCAGCGCGCCGGCGGTGTCTACGACCCCCCGGCCGGGCTCGCGAAGGGTACGCTGTACATCACGGGGCTGGAGACCGACGAGGTCCTCGACGAGGGTCGCCGCGACGTCCTGTACCCGAAGCGGATCAACCCGATCTCGCGGGACTCCGACACCTCGCCCTACACGCTGGACGGCGTCCGCACGCTGAGCAGCACCGGCAACTTCCCGACGATCGCGGAGCGGCTCGGTGCGACGTACATCGAGCAGACGCTCAAGAAGGGCATGGCGTTCGCGAAGTTCCGGAACAACGACGAGGAGCTGCGTGACGAGATGGACCGCACCTCCAACGCGTTCCTGCTGATGCAGATGCGCCTGAAGGCGTTCCGCACGCAGGACCCCGACACCGCGTTCTACGTGGACACCGGCACCGCCATCAATCCGCCGAGCGAGCAGTTCGCTGGACGGGTCCGGCAGCGCATCGGGCTCGCCACGCAGAAGCCCGCGGAGTACGTGATCCTGGACTTCACCCAAGACACCCGAGCGCTCGACGCTGAGATCAGCGCGGCCGTGAACGGATGAGGAGAGCCGTTAGATGACCGTCATCGGAACACCGCGCGTCTACCAGCCGAAGTTCAAGTTCACCGTCAGCATCGACGGCTTCGGCGCTGCCGCATTCCAGAGCTGCTCGGAGATCGCCGGGGAGCACGCCGACATCGACCAGTGGGAGGGCGGCGTCATCATCCCGGACAAGCAGCCCGGCCGCCTCACGATCCCGGACGTCACGCTGATGCGCGGCGCGACGAGTGACCGCGACATGTTCGACTGGTTCAACGAGACCACGAACGCGGCGAAGGGTACCGGTGCCGCCGTGCCGGTCTTCAAGCGGATGGTCGACGTTCAGCAGCGCGACCGCACCGGCGCCGTGGTCAAGGTCTGGCGCCTGTTCAACGCGTGGCCGAAGCGGTTCTCCGCGGGCGACTGGGACAACACCGCGGACGCGAACGTGATCGAGACGCTGGTGCTGCGGTACGACTTCTTCGGGCTGCCGCGCAACTCCTGAGCGTGCTACACCCCACCCAGTAGGGAACCTGCACCTCCTGTGGGTCACTGACGGGCTCGGCTTCGGCCGGGCCCGTCGTCTTTCCGGGCCCCTGTTGAACAGCGGCCCCGGTCCGTGCTGTAGTCGCTGGCATGGACGGAAGCGGCGAGTCGGGTATCGGGGCGGTCGACGACGGGCTCGTGCGGTGCCCCAGCGGGCTCTCCGGCAGGGTCCGCGGCATGAAGGGCCGCGAGCTACGGGAGATCCTCGACGGGGTAGGGAGCGGGGCTGAGGCGGCCGTGACGCGCGTGCTGAACGCGTGCTGGCTCGAGACCGTGGACCACGGGGTCTACCCGGAGAGCTTCGACTGGGCGGACGGCTACGCGGCGGACCGGTTCTACGCGCTGTTCCAGATCCGGCGCGCGACGTACCCCGACCACCACCTCTACCAGTTCGACGTCGACTGCGGCGTCATGGCGTGCCGCGCGAAGATCAAGTGGCAGGTCGACCTGAACGACCTCGAGGTGAAGCAGATCCCGGAGTCGACCCTGGAGACTCTCCTCGGCGGGACGAACAGCTTCGAGACCGAGCTGAGCGGCGGAGTCGTGGTCAAGCACAAGCTGCTGACCGGGCGAGACCTCGAGGCCCAGCCACGCATCGCGAAGAACATCGTCGAGAAGGGGAGCACCGCGGGTCTCGCGGAGCGCCGCAACGTCCTGGTCGGCGCCGCGACACGGATCACTGCGGCGCCCGGGGTCACCGGGAACCCGCCGAGCGTGAAGCAGATCCTGGCGTTCCTCGACGACCTCCCGCTCGCCGACATGACGAGGCTGGTGGACTCGTTCGACGACGTCGACTTCGGCGTCCGCGTCGAGATAGAGGTCCTCTGCCCGGACTGCGGGGGTACGACGAAGCTCCAGCTCCCTTTCGAACGGGGCTTCTTTCTACCGACTCGCGCGGCTCTGTAAGCGGGCTCGAGCTGCTCGGTGCGATCGACGTGATCGACGCGGAGACGCTCCGCGCGGTCTACTTCGAGCTGGGTTGGCACTCGTTCGGCGGCATCGGTCTCGGCTGGTCGCCGCGGGACTGCGACGAGGTCGCGGTGGGTGACCTGCTCCGCTACTATGACGACGTCGTGGAGAGGCGCGCTGCGGAGTACAGCGCTCTGTCGAAGGCGCCGAGCGGCGGTCCCGTGGACGGTTAGATGCTCAACTCGCTCGGACTAAGCTTCCTCTTCACGAGCAAGGACCTCGCGACCGGCGGGCTCCGCAGGCTCAGCAACTCTTTCAAGAAACTCGAGCGGGACGGCGTCGCGTCAGTCCGCAACCTCGACGGGGTCATGAAGAAGCTCGGCGGTGCCATCATCGGGATCGGGCTCGGTGCGGCGGGTCTCGGCGCGTCATTCGCGTTCGCGAACGCCGCGGGGAAGTTCACTCAGGGGCTCGAGGGCGTCCGCGTGATCGCGCAGGCCAGCACGAGCGAGTTGGTGAACCTGCGCCGCGCCGCGATCGACGCCGGCATCGCGACGCAGTTCAGTCCGGACGAGGCTGTGCAGGGGCTCCGTGCGCTGACGCAGCAGGGCTTCAACGCGCGGCAGTCGATCGACCTGCTGAAGCCGTCGCTGGACCTCGCCGCGGCGTCGCTCGGCGACCTCTCGCCCGAGGAGTCCGCGGGTCTCGCCGCGCAGGCGATGAAGGCGTTCGGGCTCGACTCGAGGGACGCCGCGCTCGCCGTCGACCAGCTCGTCCGGGCGACGACGACGTCTGCGCTGCGCGCCCGAGACCTGCCGCTCGCGCTCGGCATCGCGAGCCGGGGCGCGAACGCGTTCGGTCAGTCGATCACGGAGACCGTGATCGCGGCCGGTCTGATCAAGAACGTGATCCCGACGGTGGAGCGCTCCGCGACAGCGGTCGCGACGTCGATGGAGCGGCTCGTCGACCCGAAGACCCAGCAGAAGCTCAAGGCGATCGGCGTCGAGGTCGTGCGCAACGACGGCACGTTCCGGCGCTTCCTGGACGTCGTGAACGACCTCACAGTCGCGACGGTCGACATGACCGAGGCTGAGAAGAAGGGCTTCATTCAGGAGGTGTTCGGCAAGCGCAGCGTCGCTGGTCTCACGGCCGCGATGACGCAGCTCGAGACCGGTATCCAGAAGACGAACGGCCAGGTCGTGAAGGGCGCCGAGGCGATCGCGTTCCTCCGCGACACGCAGATCAACGCGACCGGCGCCGCTGACGAGCTGGCGAAGAGCTACCTCAAGGACTACGAGGGCCAGAAGATCCTGCTCCGCGGCTCCGTGGAGACCTTCAAGATCCTGGCGGGTGAGCCGTTCGAGCGAGTGCTCGGCCCCATCGTCCACTCGCTGACCGGCGCACTGAACAAGCTGATCAACGTGATGGACAAGGCACCGATGCCGCTGAAGCAGTTCGGTGCAGCAGCGCTGCTCGCCGGCTCCGCTCTGCTGGTGCTCTCCGGCGCCGGGCTCCTGATCTCGGTGGGCTGGCCGCTGTTCAAGGTCGGGCTCATGCTCGCGACCGGAGGGATGCGCGGTTTCGCCGTCGGTGTGTGGGCAGCGCTCGGCCCGCTCGGCCCGTTCGCGCTCGCGATCGGCGTCGTCGCCGCTGCGGTGTGGGCGGTGAAGAACAACTTCGCCGGGCTCGGCGACGCGTGGGACTACTGGGCAAGCACGCTGAAGAAGGTCTGGCGCTGGATCGACGCGCTACCGACGCCACTGCGCGTGATGACCGAGGGTCTGATCGTGATGGGGGCGGTCGCAGCAGTCGTGTTCTCGGTCGGGAAGATCTTCGCGTTCGCGCGCGCGATGGTGGTGGCGCGCGGTGCTGTCATCGGGCTGAACCTCGCGTTCCTCGCGTCGCCGCTGACTTGGATCATCGGCGGGCTCGCCGCGATCGCGTTCCTCGCGTTCTCGATCAAGACCGACTTCCTCGGGATGGGGCAGAACTTCGACACCGGCGTGAAGATGATCGCGGAGTGGCTCGAGGACTTCCCGAAGGCGTGGAAGGCAGGCTGGGACGAGATCCTCAGCATCGGCGCGGACGCGCTCGACACGATCGCTGGGTGGATCCCCGGCGTCGACTTTTCCGGCATCGGGGCCGGCGGCATCCCGGCACTCGCGGCGCCGATGCCCGACGCTGCGTGGCGGAGCCACACCCCGGGACCTCTGATGTCGCCACCTCCACCGTGGGAGGGCACCCCGTGGTCGGCTCCTCGAGGCGGCGCAGACGAGGGCACCACGGATCCCAACGCGAGCTTCCCGATCGACTACGAGAAGCTCGCCGACGCTGTGTCGAGGCGCCCCGTGAACGCGACCTTCAAGATGGACGGCGAGGTGATGGCCCGGGGCATCGAAAGGGCGGCGAGGCGGGCACGGGCACGCGCCGGCGAGGACGAGGGCGACGAGGGCGACGAGGACTAGTATGCTGACGGGGTGGCTCACGAAGCTCCGCAGCGGCTCGTCTTGACGAACCTCCGCACCGGCAGGGACCTGGAGTGCCAGTTCAACCCGGAGCAGCTCGACGAGGTCCTGAGCACGGAGTGGAACCGGCTCACTCCGCGGGGCGCCGGCGGCGTGCGGCGGCACTTCTCCCACACCACGAACCTCACGCTCGACCTCACGCTGTGGTGGCGGGCGATGGGTGACGACGAGCAGGCGCGGCTCCTCGAGGCGCGGCAGCTCCTGCACGCCTGGACCTACCCGCGGCGCGCGACGCGCAACTCTGCCGGCGGCGGCCCTCCCGACCTCCTGCTGGTCTGGCCGGGGATGCTCGTGATCACGGTGAACCTGATCTCCGCGCGGCTCTCGCACGTGCACTTCGCGCCCAACGGGAAGTCGCGACGGTTCTCCGCGACGTGCCAGTTCGAGGAGGTCTTTGACATCGGTCTCACGGAGTCCGAGGTCACCGCTGACTACGGCGGCAGGCTCGGGAGCGGGCTGTGACGCTGTTCGTCGGCAGCCGGCACAGCGGCACGGAGGCGCGGGTCGATGCAGACGGCAGGCGCTACCTCACGCCGCGGGAGCCCGTCGGCTACCTCGGGAGGTCCGACGACGTCAGGCACGTCGTGCAGCAGGGCGACACGCTGTGGAACCTCGCGCACCGCTACTTCGCCGGCGTCGACGCGCGGCCTGCCGGGTACTGGTGGGCGATCGCCGACTACCAGCCGCACCCGATACACGACCCGACGATCCAGCTCGTGCCGGGCTCCGTGGTCGTGATCCCGTCGCTGCGCACGCTGACCGCGGACATCCTCGGCGGCGAGTAGGGGGGGCCCGGCGTGGCGTCACGAAGCGAGCCGCTGATCTACCTCTCCGTGCACGTCGGCGACACGCGCTCGACTGAGCGCGTCGAGATGACTGACCGCGTGATCCGGCTCGAGTACCAGGACCTCGAGTCCAAGGCCGACAAGCTCTCGCTGGAGATCGACAACGCCGACCTCGCTCACTTCGACGACCCGGTGTGGCGCAAGGGCAACATGCTCGACGTCTCGTGGGGCTACCCCGGGAACATGTCCCCGGTACGGACCTGCCAGATCCGGAAGGTCTCCGGCTTCGAGTCGCTCGAGATCACGGCCATCGGCCGCGAGATCGAGATGAACGGGATCCGGCGGAGCAGGACCTGGGAGAACGTCAGGATCAGCGACGTGGTGCGGGAGATCGCAGCGGCGAACGGGTACTCCGACCCGCGGGTCGTCCACATCCAGGACACCGAGGACGTGCTCCCGCTCCTGCTGCAGCCGACGATCACGGACAGCCAGCAGATCACGCGGCTCGCGAAGCGCGCGGGGTTCGTCTGGTTCATCGACTGGGACGGCTTCCACTTCCACGAGCGCGCGCTCTACCAGGACCCGATCAAGGAGTACGTGTGGCGCGGCGGCGAGGGCGACCTCCTGAGCGTCACGGTCGACAACGACGTGATCGTGACCCCGGGTGCGGTGCGCGCCGCGGTCCGCGCGCCGTCGCAGCGCCGCACGATCGAGACGAAGGCCAGCAACGACTCCGAGCAGGCCCGCGACGTGCTCTCCGGCATCACAGACCTGGTCGACCCCAACTCGGACGTCGGCAAGCTCGTCGCGATGTACCGCAAGCTCTCGAAGGAGAGCGCAGGTCTCGCGGCGAGCGAGACAGAGGCTGCCGCGCAGCGAGCGACCTCCGGGAAGTTCCGTCACGCGCAGCACAGCGCGTTCCGGCTCACGCTCGAGGCCGCCGGGGACCCCAACGTCTTCGCGAAGTCCGTGGTCCGGCTCTCGAACGCCGGCAAGCGGCTCTCGCAGAACTACTACGCGAAGGAGGTCACCACCACGATCGACAGCAGCGGGTACGTCGACACGCTGAAGGTGCTCTCTGACGGTGCAGCGACCGACTACGAGAAGCGGTCACGCGTCACGGGCGCCGACCTGATCGTGCCAGGTGTCCCGACGACCGGCCGCCGGAACAAGAAGCCTGCCAAGGGGAACCCCGGGATCGACAAGCCCCCGGGCTCCCCGCCGGCGCCGCTCGGTGAGAAGAGTGGGTTCGATGACGGCAGCTACTCCGTCTTCTTCACGGGCGCCAGCAGGACGTCGAAGCGGAGTATCAGGGATCAGTGACGCCGCGCTCGACGTGGTAGGGTGCTCCCGATGAAGCTGCTCGGGATCTACGACGGGGTCGTGGTCGACAACGCCGACCCGAAGCGGTCCGGCAGGCTCCGCGTGAATGTGCCCGGGCTGATCGATGACACCGGGTGGGCACAGCCCTACGGGGTCTGGGGTGGCGGCGGCACCGGTGTCGGCGGCGGCTTCATCCCCGACGTCGGCGCCGAGGTCGTGGTGCAGTTCACCCGCGGCGACCCGGACTCCCCGCGCTGGACGTACGGCGCCTGGGGAGAGTCAGACGCGCCGGCGCCGCTGCGTGACGGGCCGGACCCCGCAGGCGCGAAGGTGATCGAGCTTGCGCGGTGGCGGCTGCTGATCGACGAGACCGAGGGTCAGGAGCGGCTGCTGCTCTCCGACAAGAACTTCCCGGACGACTACATCGAACTGGACGGGGTCAACCACGGGGTGATCGTCAACGGGAGTGCTGCGGTGTTCATTCGCGCGGTAGGCGTCGTGAACATCGAGGGGCTCCAGGTGTTCCTCAACGGCCGGCTGGTGCGCGACACCGGCGGGGAGATCTGAAGCGTGCCGCTCCCGAACCTCGAGGAGTTCTGCCGGTCGGTCGACGCGATCCCCACCGACCTCTGCGTCGTGCTTCCCGGCGGTGCCGAGATCTGCGCCGCGCTGAGCACGCTGCCACCGTCGCTGTACGAGCACGCCCGATCGCTGCTCGCCCAGGCCAGCGGCGCGCTCGCTCCCCTGACCCCGATCTTCGACATCATCGAGGCCATCGTAGCGATCAAGGACTGCGTCACTGCGATCCCCGACGCTCTGGGCCCGCCACCGGACCCGAGCAAGCTCACTGACTGCGTGCCGGAGCTGGTACGTCGGATCGAGAAGCTCCTCTCACTGCTGCCGCCGGCGAGCGTGCTGCTGATGATCGTCCAGCTCCTGGACGTCCTGATCGCGATCTTCGACGGCATGATCTCGGAGCTTCAGTCCGTGGTCCGGCTGCTGAACAGGATCGCGGCCGCGAAGCTCGTCGCCGGCAACGTCCCGCAGCTCCTCGCCCCGATCAACTGCGGAGAGCAGAGCGCGGCGACCACCATGGACAACCTCTCGCGCGCGATCGCGTCTATCCGCGCAGTCATCGAGCTGGTCAACCTGTTCTGCGACCTCGCCGGTCTCCGGCACGTGCCTGAGATCGGGAGCGAGGTTCCCGGCGATCCCGGTGCTGCGATCGATCACATCGCAGCGCTGATCGACCCGCTGCGCGACTTCCGGGACTCGATCCCGGTCTAGTACGCTGCCGCTGTGTCCTGCGACATCGAGAACTGGGGCGCCGGTACAGGTCCCGCCGGCACGATGCCCGCCGGCACCGGGCAGAGCCCGCCGTACGGCTCGGTGCTCGTCGACGTCGTGTCGCCGGCGCAGGGCTCAGTGCTCGTCGACGGCGAGGCCGTCACGGTCGACGTCGTCTCGCCGACCGGGGCGTTCTCCGCGATCTTGATCGCGCTGCGCCACGGCACCGGTTACGACGTCGTCTGGGACGGTGCCGGTTTCGCCCCGCGCTACGCGGCGCTCAGCACGCGGTCCGTGGTCGACTGCGGGTACCGGTTCACGCTGCGGCGCACCGGCGGCTGGCCCGACGCCCCGAGCCTCGTGGTCGTCGCGGCGGACGACGGCGGCAACTCGTTCGCGGTCACTGACGTCAGCCCCTCAGAGGGCGTCGCGGTGGAGAGGCTACGGCACGTCACGTTCACAGCGGGGCAGCCCGCAGCGAGCCTCCAGTGGGCAGGAGTGCTGTACGGCGACGGGGAGTACGAGGTCGGCTGGGACGGCACGGAGTTCGCGCCGGAGTACTCCCCGGGCTCGAGCAGGGAGCTTGTCGTCGGCGCCGGCTGGGACTATGTGCTGCGGCGGACCACGGGCTGGCGCGGCGCCCGCGTCGTGCTGCGGCCCGTGATGATTGGCCCCGGCGCTGCTGTGACCCGCGCGCAGGTGGTGTACGGTTGACGCGTGGCGAACGCCTGGCAACTCGTCCCCGACGACGACAACCCCGTGATCTTCTCGCGGGTCAGCACGACCGCGGAGACCGGGAGGAGTCGCGCCGCGACGTCGGCCCGCGGCATCGTCAGGCCGTTCCGCAGGCTCTACGGCGACGTCGCGACCGGGACCGACACCGACCTCGTGGTCTCGAACGTCGGGCAGGTACTCGGGACGATCGCAGCGAACGACTACAGCGGCGGGGAGTGCCCGTGGAACCCCGCGATCGGTAGCTGGCTCCGGCTGCTGAAGTTCCGGAACAACTCGCCGACGCTCGCGGAGCAGGCGAAGGCGTTCGTCGCCCGACCGCTACGCGTGTTCGAGCCGCGCTGCGGTGTCAGAGCGGTCCGCGTCGAGCAGACCGACACCGCGCTGCGGCTCCTTGTGACCTGGGACCTGCTGGCCCCCGGCGGTGCCGGTGTAATCGTCCCCGGCATCGTGACCGAGGTAGCGCTCGGCTCGTAACGAGGTGTCTCCTCGAGGGGACACGGAGGTACGCCACATGATCAGGCCCGGTGTTGACTACACGGACAAGGACTTCGACTCGCTGCGCGCGCGGCTCCGCTCCCTGATCGAGTCGGTGTTCCCGGACTGGACCGAGGAGAACGTCGTCAACTTCGGGAACATGCTCCTCGACATGTTCGCGTTCGTCGGCGACGTGCTGCTGTACTACCAGGACAACCAAGCGGCGGAGGCCCGCATCGGCACCGCCAAGCTCCGCAAGGTGATGCTCGGTCTGGTGCGGCTCGTCGGCTACGTCCCGGCCGGGCAGGTCGCGGCACTCCACGAGATCACGCTTACGCTGGCGAGCCCCCCGGTCGGCAGCGTCACGGTGCAGGCCGGGGACACGTTCTCGACCCTCGGCGCTGACCCGGTGAAGCTCCAGGTGCTGGCCGACGTGACGTTCCCCGCAGCGATGGACCCGCCCACGATGATCGTGGAGGCGGAGCACAGCAGGAGCGCTACGGACAGCTTCCAGGCCACGGGTCGGCCACGGCAGACCGTGGTGCTCTCCGAGGTCCCGTTCCTCGACGGGAGCCTGTCGGTCAGCGACGACGTTGGCGCGTTCACGGTGGAGAAGAACTTCCTGACCTCGGGACCCACCGACCGGCACGTCACGGTCAGCGTCGACGAGTCGGGGCGCGCCACGCTGACGTTCGGCTCAGGGGTCGCCGGTGTGATCCCGAGCGGGACGATCGTCCCGGTCTACAAGGTCGGCGGCGGTGCCGACGGCAACGTCGACCCCGGCTCTGTGCAGCGCGTCGACAAGTCGTACTCCGACTCGCTCTCGAACCCGGTCAAGATGACGGTCTCGAACGGTACCCGCACCGTCACCGGCGCGGACCGGCAGAGCCTGGAGTCGATCCGGGAGCGCGCCCCGGCGTCGGTCCCCGCGCTGAGCCGGAGCGTGGCGCGCCCCGACTTCGAGGCGCACGCGCTGAAGCTGACCGCGGTCGGCCGCGCGCTGATGCTGAGCCGCACGGAGAAGCCGAGCGTCGCGGTCAACCAGGGCAAGCTCGTCATAATCCCGCGCGGCGGCGGCACGCCGTCCGACTCGCTGCTCGCGGAGGCTGAGGAGCAGGTCCGCACGACCTTCCCGCACATGACGACGTTCGTGGTCAACGCCTCGGGCGCCACGTTCAAGACCGTCGACGTGCTCGCGTGGGTCCACCCCCGGAGCGACTGGCAGACCACAGCGCGTCTCGCCACGCTGAGCGCCAGCATCCGCGCGCGTCTCGTCGCGTTCTTCGCTGTCGAGAACGAGGACGGCTCGCAGAACGACAGCGTCGACTTCGGCTACCTGATGGACGGATCGCTCGCGTACAGCGACGTCTATGACGTGGTGCGCGACACGACGGGGGTCCGCAAGATCGACGACGCGCCGGGGCACTTCCAGCTCAACGGGGCGTCGTCCGACGTCGACCTCAAGGCGGACGAGTTCCCGCAGCTCGGCACCGTGACTCTGATCAACGCGATCACCGGGGCGCAGATCTGATGGCGATCGAGAACGGAGACTTCGAGACTGCCGGCGCTACTGCGTGGCTCGCCTCGGGTTGGACTTCGTCGTTCGTGAGCAGCCTCGAGGAGGCGGCGGAGTTCGACGGCAACCCGTCGGGCAGCGACCTCTTCACGTACGAGGGGTTCGAGGCAGGCTGGGCGGTCTCCGGTGACCTCGTGTTCGTCGGCGCGCTCGTGGACCCCGTCGCTGCGATCTTCAACGCCGGGGCCGGGCAGACGCTCCGCGAGGACTTCGAGGTCGGGTGGGGCCAGGTGCTCGACGACCTCTCCGCGACGGGTGCCGCGCAGTTCGACTCGCTGGGGCTCGAGGACTTCGACGCGTGGGGCGGCTACGTCGCCGACCTCGACGAGGACAACTCGTCGGCCGCTCTGTTCACCGGCGTCGCGCAGGAGTGGTTCGACTGGTCGGATATCATCGGGCTCGACGCCACCAACACGATCCTGTCTGACGGCGGTCTCGAGGACTTCGAGGCGGTCGCTGCCCCCGTGGAGGTCCGCGCGGACTCGTCGTCGGAGGTGTTCAGCCTCGCGGAAGCGCCGGACCCCATGCTGTTCTCCGGCAAGGGGGTAGTGCTCGCGAACGTCGGCGGAGCACTGCCGAGCCCGCTCGTCGAGGGCGTGCTGTACTTCACGCGCGACGTCCCCGTCACGGGGCTCACGTTCAAGCTCGCGGCCTACGTCGGTGGTGCCGCGATCGCGCTCGACGACGACGGCAGCGGGAAGCACTACGTGAAGCGAGACCCCGAGGAGTGGTGGTCGTTCGTCATGGCCACGGTGTAGTCTCGGCTGCATGGCCGAAGCAAACTGGGCGTACCTCACAGACGGGCTCGCGATCGACAAGGTCGACAACGGGCCGACCGCGGGTTCAACGAAGCCGAACGGCGGTGGCATCTTCGTCTACGGCTTCCACACGCTGGAGATCGTCGACGGCGCTGTGGCCCGGCACAACACGCAGACGAACTTCGCACCGACCGCGAAGGGCGGTTCGATCCGAGGCGCGCTGATGCGCGGGGCCAGCGCCGGCAAGACTGGGTTCGCGCCGTTCCTGTTCATCTGCGCGCAGGGCGGCTCGGTCGACGACGAGGCGTACATGCTGGGACTCGGTGACGGCGACCCCTCGCACGTAGTGCTCCGCAAGGGCGCGCTGAGTGAGGGGCTCGCTGACGAGGCAGTCGCGCCGGCGAGCGGCGAGCACATCCTGATGAAATCGATCGCGACGTACGGGCCCGACGAGTGGGTGCACCTCCGGCTCGACGCCGTCCTGCAGGGCAGCGGCGACGTCCTGCTGCAGTGCTACTTCTCGGACCTCGCGCTGAACGACATCCGCACTCCGGACTGGCAGGTGATCGTCGGCATGGAGGGCCCGCAGGCCCCGACGATCAGCGGGTTCGTCGACGACAGCCTCGCGGTCAACACCGGTTCCTCCCCGTTCGCCGCTGGCCGGATGGGCTTCGGGTTCTGGTCGAACGACGTCGCGCGCCGCGCGTTCGTCGACGGCGTCGAGGCTATCCGCCAGATCTGACGGTGAGCCATGGCAGCGAGCGTCTTCGAGCTAGGCAGGGGTGCGACCCAGCAGCGGGTGCCGTTCGGTGCCGGGTACGGCTACCAGCTCGGGCACGGCTCGCACCTCGACGTCAGGCTCGACGTCGGTGACCGGCACGACGTCGAGCAGGAGTTCCTGCTCGCGTCGCAGTGCAGGCTCGTCAGGGCACGCGTCGTGGTCGAGACCGTCGACGACGGCAGCGGTGTGGAGTGGACGTTCTCCGCGGCGCTCAACGGCACCGTGCACTACACCCGGACGTTCGTCGGAGCGCGCAGCCTGGTCCTCGACGACGTCGCGATCCGGATGACAGACGCCGACGCTCCCCCGACTACCAACACGATCCGCTACAGGCTGGAGCGCTCCGCGTGACGCTGACCCGCCTGCCGAGCCTGCTGCTCGACGACGTCGTCGAGGATTTCCTCGAGTCGACTCTGGCCGAGATCGCGTCCGTCAACACCGGCCCGTTCTCGGTGGAGGACGCCGGGGTACAGACTGTGAAGGTCGACGGCGTCCCCCACGACGTCGTCTTCGACGCCGACAACTACGACGACCCCGCCGCGATTCCCGGAGACGAGGTCGCCGCGAAGATCGCCGCTGACTTGGCACCGCACGGGGCTACCGCGGTCTACGAGGGCGGCGTGCTGGTACTGCGGCACCTCACGTACGGCGCCAGCAGCACGCTCGAGGTCACGGCGCAGCCCGGAGTCTTCGGCGGCGGCTCGACCGCGTTCGATTTCCCCACGGGTGCGGTCGCCGGCACGGACTCCGGTACCGACACGGTCGTCGTGAACCGGGTCCCGAACCCCGGCGAGGACCAGGTCCCGACCGACTCCAGGATCGACTTCGAGCTGGTGAAGGTCGGCGGCGCCGTCGCGATCGCAGACGTCGTTGTCACCGTGGACACCGTGGTAGTGCTGACCGGGGGATCCGCGCAGGCCGGCTGGTCGCTGTCGTCTAGCAACCCGGACACCGAGACGCTGCGCGTCGAGCTGACCCCGCCTGGCGCGTGGGCGAGCGACGCCACGGTCGCGGTCAGCGCGACGGCGACCGGCTTCTCCGAGCAGTGGTCGTTCGACGTCGAGGACAGCACAGCGCCCGACGTCGTCACCGTCGAGGCCCGCGACCGAGCAGTGGTGCGCGTGACCTGGGACGAGCCGATGCGGATGCTGGACGCCACGGCAGACGGCGACGCGCTGAACCCGGCGTCCTACCTGATCGAGCGGGTCTCCAAGCCCAGCGTCGCGCTCGAGGTCGTGTCCGTCGTGGCTGTTGACGACCGCACCGTGGACCTCGTCGTCGAGCCCGACCCGATGACGTTCGGCGCCGACTACGCAGTGGTTACCGACGGCGTGCTCGACGTCTACGGGAACGAGTCGGCGCCGAGCCCCGACAACTTCCACCCGTTCACCGGGTACCTCCCGGACTTCCCGGAGGGCCGCCGCTTCCTGATCTCCGACTTCGTTCCAGGCATGAACCGCTCGGAGAGCCCCGATCTCCGGCTGTTCCTCGCCGTGATCCAGGAGGTCACGAACGTCCTGCTGAGCGACGCAGACGCGTGGACCGACATCCTGGACCCGCTGACCTGCAGCGACGCGATGATCGACGAGATGCTGCTCGACCTCGGGAACCCGTTCGACGCCGCGGGCTCGCTCGAGCCGGAGAAGCGCCGCGAGCTGGTGACGGTGCTCGTCGACCTCTACAAGCTCGTGGGAACCGCGCCGGGCATCATCGCGGCGCTGCGGTTCTTCTTCGACATCGAGGCCGCGATAGAGGTCCACCAGCTCGTCGGCTGGGACATCGGCAGCGACGACGACCCCGACTACGGCGACGAGATGGGCGGGCCCTACGAGCTGTCCGACACCGACCCCGTGACGATGGGCGGCGGCGGGGAGGGTCTGTTCTCGTTCACCGTCTACGTGCCGGGGGTGGTCTCCGACGAGCTGCGCGGCCTGATGGAGACCGTCGTCCTGCGGATGAAGGCGGTGAACGAGACCTTCGTCCGGATCGTCGACGAGACCCCGCAGGAGGTGATCGACCACCTCGTGATGGGGCTCTCCGAGATGGGCGGCGACGGGCCCGGCCAGGGCGGCGAGTTCATCATGCACTGACGGCGGCTGACGACGCGGCGCGGCGCGGTGTAGCCTCGGGTCCATGCAGCGGATCAGGACCTACTACAAGCACAAGTTCAGAAACTCCGAGTTCAACGCGGCGTTCGACGCCGTGGAGAACGCGTTCAAGGAGTTCGTCGCGGCGTTCGACTACGTCGGGATCGCCGTCGGGGCGGCTGCGGCGGAGCACTCCCCGCAGAACCTCACGGTCGACCTCTCCTCGCCCGCTGTGGTCTACGACCAGGTCGGCAACCAGATCAGGTGGGCGTCGATCCAGAACGTCGACCTCTCGGTGGACGAGGACAGCGTCGCGACGCTGCCGCTCGGCGACGACGAGAAGTGGGTATCGATCTTCGTCGCGTTCAAGAAGACGTACGCGGACCCCCGCGAGGACGGCAACGGCGACGACGTCTTCCTCGAGGAGAACGACAGCTACGAGATCCACGTCGTCCAGGCAGCGGAAGCCGCGACGGGTGCCGGCGCCCGACCTCCGCTGCGCGGCGACGAGATCCTGGTCGCCGACGTCCTGCTGACCAACGGCATCACAGCGATCGCGGACTCCGACATCCACACCGACCGCTCCGAGGTCATCTTCGCGCTGACGGGGTCACCGACCGAGGTTCGGCAGCGGAAGCTCAGCGACGTGCTGCAGGCGTTCCTCGACCTGCTGAACGGGTTCAGCGGCGGCACCGTGCCGGTCGCCGGCATCACGGACGCGCCGCTCTCGCTGTCGTCGGGCACCGTGCTCGCGGTGTTCACCGAGCTTCTCGCCCACGTGAACGACGTCGCTGCCCACCAGAACCGCGCGAACGTCTTCACTGCGGGTCAGGTCGTCGACACCGACGCCGCAGACGTCCCGCTGATCAAGACGACGAAGGTACCCGGCGACGACCCCGAGGCCACGAACAAGTGGAAGGAGCTTGCCCGGTTCCCGACTGGAGACAACGGGGTCACGATCCGACTCTACGCCGGGTCGCTCAACACTCTGGGTCACTTCGCCCTCACGCTTAACGCGTCCTGGGACCCCGCCGCGCTGGAGTGGTCCCAGGAGTACGCGACGTATCCGAGTCAGATGCTCCGGTCCACGCTGGGTGCGACCACTGGGAGCTTCGGTAACTACTACATGGAGCCCGGCGCTACAGCGGGCGTCGACCCGTGGCAGAAGACGCCGACCGCGGGCTCCGGTCAGTTCGGCAACTACTACGCCGGCGGCCACTACAAATACTCGCCGACTCGATCCGTTCGGTACATCGTGCCGATCTCGTGGGCGGACGGCGACGAGGGGGGCTGGGCGCTCGACGGCTCCGGCAACTGGGTCTCTACGGGGGTCAACAAGGTGCTCCGGCTCGGTCTGAGGATCCCGTACGGCTGCACCCTCCAGGCGATCGACGTACTGATCTTGGCGACCGACGGCGGCAACCCGAGCACCGTCTACCTCCAGAAGAGGTCCGGCATTTCGTGGTCCACTCCGACAGCCCCGACGACGAGCAACGAGAACAGCGACACGACGTCCGGCACCGGATTGCAGAACGTCAACGTCGGTGCGTCAGGGGAGACCAACATCGATACCGAGACGACCTTCTACGACGCCGTGGTCAACTCCGGCGCTGTCGGCGATACCGTGTACGCGGTCGGTGTGACGATCCTCGACCCCGGCCCGCGCAACGACTGACGGTGTCCCCTCGAGGGGACATTTCCAGAAGCTTGGAAACGTCAGGGCTTCGTTTATATTCTTGACGTTATAAGGACGCGCGCGCGCGCGCCGGGCCTATTAACGTGATCCGGCCGGATCACTTAACTCGGCCGGATCCGGCCGTAGGGTTAACTGAGGTTGATCCTCCTAGATCCCTCATTCGGATCAGAGGTTGATCTAGTTCTAAACTCCTTTCGCTAACGCGAAAGGAGTAACCGCGCGGTGGGGCACCGCGCGGACGACGAGTGGTGTGATCTCGGATCCGAGAGCGGCGTGGAAGTTTGTCCCCTCGAGGAGACACGCTGCTCTCAGGATCCGAGAAGCGTCGCGGGGCGGTACGTTTGAGGTGCGGTGCAGAACAAGTTCGCGAACGTCGTCGTCGACAACCGACTCCGGGTCGATCCGCAGGGGTACACTCGCGCGTCGGACATCGCGCCGTTCCTGTCCGAGCTGAAGGCCGAGACGTCGTACGCGAACCCGGACCGCGCGAAGCTCAAGGCGATGGGCCGGTACACCGGCCACCTCCCGTCGAAGCTCTCGACGTGGCGGATCGACCAAGACGACGGGGTGTTCACGCTTGGCCGTGGTTCGCTTGCGAAACTGCGCGCGGCTGCCAAGCGCCACGGCATCCCGCTGCGCCTGCAGGACCGACGAGTCCGGGGCCCCGACGTTGAGTGGCCGCCGTTCACTGCGGACCCCGACGACCCCGCAGCGGAGTTGTTCGAGCTGCAGCGCGACGCTCTCCGGGTCTGCCTCGAGAAGCAGCAGGGGATCGTCCGCGCCGCGACCGGTGGCGGGAAGACGCACATCGCGCTCGCGCTCGCTGCGGCGAGCCGCGGCAGGGTCGTCGCGATCATGCGCTCCGCGAAGCTGCTCGAGCAGTGGCACAAGAAGGCTGTTCGCCACCTCGGTCTGCGGCCCGACGAGATCGGGGTGATCGCCGGCGGGAAGAAGCACCGCGTCGGGGAGCGGCTCACGCTGGCGCTGCAGCAGAGCCTGTGGGCGAAGCGGTTTCCGCTCGTCGACTTCGTCCGGCACTTCGACGTCGTGCTCGTCGACGAGATCCAGGAGGTCCCGGCGCGGACCGTGTTCGAGATCGTCGACGCGTTCCCCGCGATGCTCCGCGTCGGGTTCTCCGCGGACGAGACCAGGAACGACGGCAAGGAGCGGCTGACGTACGACGTCTTCGGCCCGGTGATCGCCGAGATCGACAGGTCGGCCGTGATCGAGTCGGGCTTCAACGTGCCGGTGACGGTCCGCGTCGTCCCGAGCGACTTCGAGGCGGAGTGGTACAGGCGCGCACGCGGCGCCGAGAAGGACCACAAGCGCCTGGTCGACGAGGTGATCGCAGATCGAGCGCGCGACGCGCTGATCCGGGACGTGGTGCGCGACGTCGCCGGCGGGGAGCGCAGCAGCGGCCAGTGGGGCGACGGCTCTGCCGCGCCCGTGCTCGTGTTCTCGCACCGCAGGGAGCACGTCGACGACGTGGAGCGGATGCTCGTCGACGCCGGGCTGCGCTGCGGCGTGATGGTCGGCGGGCAGTCCGACCGCTTTGACGAGGCGAGCGCGTTCGTCGAGCGCGGTCTCGTCGAGGCCGTGGCCGGCACCTACCAGGCGATCGGGGTCGGTATCGACATGCCGCGGCTCCGGTCCGGGATCTGCGCGACGCCGATCGGTAATAACCGCCAGTTCTTCGGTCAGGTCCGCGGCAGGATCTGCCGCAGCGCCCCGGGCAAGGATCGCGCGTTCCTGTACTACGTCTGGGACCGGCACGTCTTCCCGGACCAGGTCAAGAAGCTCGCGGCGTGGAACGACGGCGACGTCGAGGTCCTTCGCGCCGGCCAGTGGGTACGGTTTGAACCGAAGGAGGAACGCAGATGGCAGAGGTGAAACTGGTTGCGCGTGACGGCGACACGCTCGTCGTGAAGTACCCGGAGCAGAAGATCAGCCCGCCTGGCACGTACAGCTCGATCACCATCGGTGGTGCCTGGTACACGCGGCAGCTCGTGGAGGGCGACGACGTCGAGGTGGAGTACGAGCGCGTCTACGCGTTCCTGCGCGCTCGGGCTGAGCGTCACGGTCGAGCCGCTGTCGAGGAGTTCGAGCGCGACCTCGCGGGGAAGTGATGGGTTCGGCGTCCCAGTTCGTGCGCAGGCGTAGGAGTGACGCGGCGGAGAGCCGTGCTCACCACGGGGAGCGCGCGAAGAAGCTGCGGCCGATCGACTCCGCGATGGACGACGCGCGGCGCCGCTCCGCGAGCGGTGACTGGGAGGGCTCGACTGCGACGACGTTCGTCGGGCTCTACGCGTTCTGCCACGACCTCACGCACGGGGTCGTCCCGGAGGAGCTTGCAGAGCGCGGGTTGTTCTCCGCTGCGGTGCGCGTCGCGTCCGCGATGCTGCGCGACCGGTTTGGCGGGGACGCCGACGCGATGGCGAGCTTCGTGGTGTGGAGCTGGGAGCGGGAGAAGGGGAGGGAGGACTACGCGCAGCGCGTCGGCAACACCCGTAACCGGATGTCGTGGCGGCTGCAGTTCAGCGCGGCGTTCTTCACGGACTACCTGGTCGACCAGAAGCGGACCGCGTCTCGCTCCAGGAGGTCGTGAGTGGCGAAGCCAAAGGACGTGGTGGTCGACGCGGCGAACGAGCAGGTCCTGATCAGGGCAGCGATCGCTGACGCCGACTCGCGCCGCGCGCTGGTGCACGGGGTCAGCGCGTCCGAGTTCTTGTTCCCCGCGCACGGCGCGATCTGGAGAGCGCTGCGAGCGCTCAGCGACCGCGGGCTCGAGTACTCCGACGAGACGATGGGGCTGCTGCTCGCGGCCGAGGGCTTCGAGGACGGCGACTACTTCGAGGAGGTCGCGGCGGACGCCGGGGTCGCTCCCAACCTGGCCTACCACGTCGAGACGGTGCGCTGGGACGCGACACGGGCTCGGACGCTCGAGGGCCCGGTGCCGGAGCTGCTCAAGGAGCTGAGCGACGGCAGGGCGGGGCCTGACCGCGTCGTCGCTGCCGCGCGCGCCGTGCTCCAGGCCGTGCAGGGCGGCGGCGGTCGCCGGCACATGCGTCGCGGCGAGGAGCTGGAGCGCGCCTACTTGGCCGACCTCCGCGCGCGGATGGAGAAGCGGCCGAGGTGGCTGACCGGGTTCTCCGCGCTCGACGAGAGGCTCGCCGAGGGAGCGATGCCGGGCCGCTTCGCGCTGATCACGGGGCTGCCGGGCAGCGGCAAGAGCACGTTCGTCGTCAACCTCGTGATCAACCTCGCGAAGCAGGGCAGGCGCGTCTTGTTCTGCCCCTGGGAGATGGGATCGGAGAACATTCTCGACCTCATGGCGTGCGCGCTCACCGGCACCGACGTGCAGCGCGTGATCCGCGGCGAGCTTTCCGCGGAGGAGGCCCGGCAGATCCAGCGCGCGACGCGCTGGCTCGTGTCGCGCGTCAAGTTCATGGACAACGCGTTCTTCGACCTCCGCTCGCAGCGGGAGCGCTGGGAGCGCGGCAACGACCGGTGCCTCGACCTGTTCGAGGGCTACCTCGCGGAGAGCGGGTGCGACGCATGCGTCTGCGACCTCTACGAGCGGATGCTGATCGACACGTCGCCGGACGGGATCATGAGCGCGCTGACTCGGCAGCAGGCGATGTGGCGGGAGTACGGTGTGTTCGGGGTAGGTGTGCAGCAGCTCACGCTCAAGGACGTGGAGCGGCGGACCGACAAGCGGCCGACGCGTGACGCGATCAAAGGCAGCGCCGGCTACGTCGAGATCCCCGACCTGATCTTCGGCTGCCACAGGGACGCGCAGTTCAAGGCGGTCGACGACGACAAGTTCGAGGTCATCTGCCTGAAGCAGCGCAAGGGCGCGTCGGCCAACTGGGCGGTGCAGTTCGAGTGGCAGCCCTCGGTATCGAGGATCACCGGCGGCGTCGAGGTCGCCTACAACCCCGGGCTCGAGCAGGTGATGGAGGAGCACGGCGACGTCCGCTCGGTCAGCTCGATCAAGACCGGCCGCAAGAAGCTCGCGCGCCGGGAGCGCAGGGACTGAGTGCCGGCTCCTGACGTCGGCGCGCTGCTCGAGGCGCTCGGCATCGACGCGAAGCGTAGCGGTCGCACGAAGTGGCTCGCGCGGTGCCCGTCTCCGGACCACGACGACAAGCACCCGAGCTGGTTTGTGCGCGACGACCCCGGGGAGAAGCGGCACGGCTTCCACCTCTGCAAGAGCTGCGGCTTCGGCGGCGGGCTCTGGGACCTCGTCGCGGCGGTGCGCGGCGTCTCGGTGCGCGAGGCCCGCGCGTTCGTTCGTGGCTTCGCGCGCGGTGAGGACATCCCGCGCGACGCGTCGGTGCCCCGCGTCGTCTCCCGTCTCGTGGTGCGGCACTCCCACCTCGCGTTTCCCGCCGGCGTCGAGTTCCCGCGCGAGCAGCGGCAGTGGTTTGAGCCCGCGCTGCGCTACGTGCTGCGGCGCGCGAGCTGGGATCAGGTCCTGCGTTGGGGTGTCGGCTACGCAACGCGCGGCAAGCTGCAGCACCGGGTCGTCGTGCCGGTGTACACCGCGGGCGCGCTCCGGACGTGGAGCGCGCGGAGCTACCTCGAAGACGCGAGGCGCTACGACATGGCGCGTCGCTCCGACGGCGCGCGCGACGACCTCGCGGTCTTCGGAGAGCCCGGCTTCGACGGTGCCGACACAGCGACCGTCGCGGAGGGTGTGTGGTCGGCGCTCGCGCTGGAGCGCGCCGGCGCGGTGAACCCCTGCGCGCTGCTGGGATCCGCGGTGACCCCGGGCAAGGCCGCGGTGCTGAGCAGGTTCCGGAGACTCGTCGTCGCGACGGACCCCGACGACGCCGGTGACGCCGCGGCCCGGGCGGTGGAGCAGACCCTGGGCCGGCGGCTCGAGGTCGTCCGGCTGCGGCTCGAGCAGTCCCCGGACGACGCCCCGGAGAGCGCGCTCCGGGCAGCGCTCTGGGGACTCGGCGCCGTGTCTCCTCGAGGGGACACGTAGGGCTTGTACGATTTCTCAAAATAAGTGTGGACACCCCCCGGGGCTGGGTTTATAGTCTTCACATGGTCGGCGATGAGCCGGCCCGGAAAGAGGAGAACGACGATGGAGATCAGCGAAACCGATTTCGAGTCGTGCTTGAAGGACGCGATCGAAAGTGGAGACGAGGACGGGTTGTTCGACGACGTGCTCGAGCCCATGGAGCGACTCCGCGTCGAGACCTTTGAGGAGCGCGGGTTCGCTGGTGGCAGCTCCGGGCTCGTGGTCCGGATCGGCGACTCCGAGTTTCAGGTCTCGATCGTGAGGAGCCGGTAGGGCTAGGCCGCGAGACGGCCGGAAAGAGAGCGGGGACGATGGACCGACATGCGCGAATCGCAGGCATTGCAAAGCGGTGCGTTGCCCAGGCACGGGCGCAACTCGGCAGCGGCTGGGATCACGTCTCGCCTGCTCTGCGCGCCGGTCTAGTCGACTCGGCCGTGCTCGGCGTGGTGCTTAGCCTCGACGAAGGCACTCGCCCCGAGCGGGTGGTCGCGATGCTGCATGAGCTTTCGGCGGCCACTGCCGAGATCTTGAAGGGCTAGGCCGCGAGACGGCCGGAAAGAGAGCAAGGAACGATGGCAACGACAAGCAGTGTGTTCGAGGTGGGTCAGCAGGTGATCCGGCGCAGTGGCGGTGTGTACCGTCAACCCGAGCGGGTGGTGGTGGTGACACGCGTGATGCGCGCGTTCGTCGAGGTCGAGGGTGGAGAGAAGTTCTCGCCCGACGGTCACCACTCCTACCCGCGTCAGCGGGGTTTCAGTAACCACAAGTCGATCAGGGCAGCGCTTCCAGAGGAGCTTGAAGCCGTGCGCGAAAAACTCGTCGCGTTCAAGCTCGCCGAGCGGTTTCATCGCGAGGACTGGGAGGTGTTCCCCGCGGCTGTGCTTCGTGCTGTAGACCTCGTCGTCAAGAGCGCTGTCTTCTCCGCGCTGGAGTCGGGCGACGAGTCGTTCTACGACGGCGCCGAGCTGAGCGCGAACGGCCGGAGGCTCTGCGGCATCTACGGGTTCCGCGTAGTCGTCGATTCTTCGGGGCGTCGGGAGGTGCTCTCGCGAGTTGCAGAAAAGAGTGGACAGACCGGGTGAGGTTCCGGTAGTCCTTTGATCCCCGCGCCCGGGTATGGGTTCGGGGGAGACGTGGAAATCCTGGGCGATGCGCCCAACACGAGGAGGATCCCGATGGCGGGAGACGGCGGATACATGCGTGGTTTGAACGAGCACCAGCTCGCGGTGGTGGCACACACGGACGGGCCGATCGCGGTCCCCGCTGTAGCGGGCTGCGGCAAGACACGGACGCTCGTCGCGCGGATCGCGCGGCTGATCGAGAGCGGCGTCGACCCCGAACGGATCCTCGCGGTGACGTTCAGTCAGCGCGCGGCCCGCGAGATGCTGGATCGTCTCGACGAGTACGGGGCGGAGGACGCTCGGGTCGGCACCTTCCACTCGCTCGCGCTCGAGCTGGTGCGCGCGGAGCGTCACGACCTCCGCGGCTACGAGGTCGACGACTCCGACAGGTACAGGATCGTCGTCAAGGACGCGCTGGGGTACCGCGGGTTGGACTGGAAGAACGGCGACCCCACGGTCGTGTCGCACTTCATCGGGCTCGCGAAGGCTCGCGGAATCGCTCACGACGACCCCCGGCTCGAGCCGTTCTCTGCCGACTTCCACAGGCAGCGGCCGTGTCTGCAGCGCGACCCCACGCTGCTGCGGATGGCGTACGCCGCTGCTGAGCAGGGCCGCCACGCGAAGGGGCTGCTGACGTTCGACGACATGCTGCTCGACGCCGCGGTGCTGCTCCGCAACGACGAGGTGAGAGAGCGCTGGGCCGCGAAGTGGGACCACGTGCTGCAGGACGAGGCGCAGGACGAGAGCCCGGTGCAGACCGAGATCGCGTCGTCGCTGGCGCGCGACCATCGTCGCTACATGGTCGTTGGCGACCCCGCGCAGTGTCACCCGCCGGGGGTCATGATCGAGAGCGAACCGGGCGTTGTTACTCCGATCGAACGCCTGCGCGATGGCGACAGAGTTCGCGGCTGGAACCGCAACGCGCAAAAGATGATCAGCGGACGCGTGATCAACGTCCAATGCCGCTCGTACACGGGAACGCTGCACACGATCTCTGTCGGCGGCCGCTCGGTTCCGATGACCTCCAACCACAAGGTCATGGCACGGTGGACTGATCGCGGCGTGGACGATTGCGTCACCTACCTGATGCACCGCGATGGGTTCGGTTACCGAGTCGGGTGGTGCAAGCTTTTTTCCGGCGGCGGTGACGGATCGCGCGGCTTTCATCTGGCCCAACGCGCCAAGATCGAAAAGGCCGACGGTGTGTGGATCTTGGCTGTCCATACGGGGCGGACCGACGCCAGCGTGTACGAGAGCGTGATCGCTGCCGGCTACGGTATTCCCACGGCCACGTTTGAGCCGGTAGAGGGCGCCGCCCACCAGACCGCAGACGCGATCGGCATGGTCTTCGGTCACCGGCTGGTGCGTGAGAACAATGACGCTGCTGGGCGTAGGTGCCTGTCCGATCACGGGCTCTTACCGGGCCACCCGATTTGGCCGTTCCCGAGAACGCAAACCGACGACCCTGACGCGGCGTACGTCCGCGGAACGTACTTCGCGGTGTACGCATCCAACGTTTTGCCCGAGCTGATGTCGCTGCCGCTGCCTGACGCTCAGAACGCATGGGCTCCGGTTTCGGGCCATGACACGGCTCAGTATGACGGCCCGGTCTACTCGTTGGATGTCGAGAAAGATCACGCGTATGCGGCCAACGGAGTTGTGGTTCTCAACAGCATCTACGGGTGGCGCGGCGCGTCGTCGGACGTGCTGACGCACTTCGAGCGGGAGTGGCCGGGTGCCCGGGTCGTGGCACTCGACGCGAACTACAGGTCGGCGGGCGCCATCGTCGATGCCGCGAACGCTGTGATGCGCACGATGGCCCCGGGCTCCACGCTCGGGACGGAGATGCGCGCGACCCGGGAGGAGAGCGGCAGCGTCGGGGTCTTCCGCGAGGCCGACTTCGACGCGGAGGGTCGCGCCGTCGTGAAGCTGATCAAGGAGGCTGTGGTCGACGGTCGGTCGTGGCAGGACTTCGCGGTGCTGTACCGCACGAACGCGCAGAGCCGAGCCGTGGAGGAGGCATGTCTCGCGGAGAACGTGCCGTACTTCGTCGTCGGTGGCACGAACTTCTACAACCGCAAGGAGGTCAAGGACCTGCTCGCGTACATCCGGGTAGCGGAGGGCCGCGGTGGGTTCGATGACGTGCGGCGGTGCATCAACACCCCGTTCCGCTACCTCGGCAGGGCGTTCCTTGACGGGCTCGAGCGTGCCGGTGGTGGTGCAGTCGGGCCGGAGTGGGCGGCGCTGGCGCGCTCCTTCGCGGCGGGTGGTAGGTCGGGCCTGCAGCAGCGGCAGGTCTCGAGCGCGGTCTCGTGGGCAGGTCTCGTCGACTCGCTCGCCGAGAGGATCGAGCGCGCTCCGGAAAGCCTGCTCACCGAGCTGACGGTGGAGACCGACTACATGCGTTACCTCGTCCGCAACGAGGGCGAGGAGACGGTGGAGAACGCGCGGGTCAGCAACGTGCGCGAGCTGATCCGGTGCGCCGGCAGGTTCGGCACGGTCACGGGGTTCCTCGACCACGTCGACGACGTGCTGGAGCGCGCGGAGGCTGCGAAGCGGCGCGGGAGTCGGCGCTCGACCGTGACGCTGTCCACGCTGCACAAGAGCAAGGGTCTGGAGTGGCCCGTCGTCCACGTGATCGGGGCCAACGAGAAGATCCTCCCGCACGTTCGAGCGGAGGACCTCGAGGAGGAGCGCAGGCTGTTCTACGTCGGCGTGACCCGAGCGCGCGACGCGCTCTGGGTCTCGTACGTCGAGGGCGCCGTCGTCGGCGAGAAGGTCGTGGAGCTGGGACCGAGCCCGTTCCTGAAACCTGTCACGGACATGCTGGCGACGCGCGACGCGGTCGCCGGGGGTGCGTCGTGAGCCCCCGCTGGAAGCGGTGGAACGACGACCTCGAGTCCGTCGCTGCGGGGACGCTCAGCTTCGACTGTCTGGTGCGCGCTCACCGCGGCCTGATCCGCAGGGTCGCGGCTCCGTGGGTGGCCCACGGCGAGATCGAGGACATCGAGCAGGAGCTGCTGATCGAGCTGTGGAACACGATCAACTCGTGGGATCCCACGCGCGGGAAGCTGAGCTTCTACGTCGGGCGGTGGTGGCAGTACAAGCTGCTGAAAGTGAAGCGCAGCTCGCACACGCGTTTCCACGGAGAGCTTCGCTTCGTCGAGCGTGCCCCGGTGCTCGACGTCGTGGTCGGGAATAATAGGGTTGACAGCAGTCATCACCAATCACCGGAGAGCGTTCGACTAATCAGTGGTGATGACGTCGGGCGGTCGTACGACGTGGATGAGCGCATCGACGCGTCGCGCGCCTATCACCGTGCGCTCGGTAAGATCTCGGCGAGTCACGCCGCGACGGTCACCCGGTACGCGGCAGGGAAGGTCGACGGCTCCGTTCGCAGTGAGCGGCGCAGGAGAAAACAGGCGGTCGACGCGTTCGTCGCCGCAGCGAGAGGAGAATGAACGTGGCGAAGGCGAAGAAGGAAACATCAACGAAGGCGCTCCCGAAGATCGACGCGATGCGCGAGTTCGCGAAGGCGGTCGGTCTGAAGCTGCCCCGCGGCAAGGACAAGCACGACGAGGTCCTCGGTGCGGTGCGGGCCCACGTCGGCACGCTGCTCGCGGAGGTCGCCGAGGACGACCACCTCGAGTGCGAGGACTGCGGGGAGCGGAGCACGGACGCGACGGAGTTCTGTCCGTTCTGCGGGTCGCGGGGCGACGTCATCACCACTGACGGGGAGGAGCACGTCGCGGAGGTCGTGCAGGACGAGCCTGAGCCGGAGCCTGAGCAGGACGCGCCGCTCGCGAACGACGGCGCCGCAGTGCTCGACGCGCTGATCGAGAAGCTCTGCGAGATGAAACGCGGAGTGGTCGGCTACAGCTACGAGATGGGTGTGATCGTCAAGAGGATCCACGACAAGCAGCTCTACAAGAGCAAGGGACACAAGACGTTCAAGGCGTTCTGCGAGTCCGACGAGGTGCCGTTCGCGCGGACCACGATGTACTCCCTGATGAGCATCGCCGACCGGTTCTCTCGGAAGGACTACGACGAGGTCGGCTACCAGAAGCTGCGCTCACTCGCGACGGTGTCTGACGCAGAGGAGCGCGAGGAGCTGACGAAGAAGGCTCGCGGCGGCGCGACTGCGCGCGAGGTCACGGCAGAGGTCAGGGAGAAGCGGGACGCGAAGCTCGGGAAGAAGCCGAAGGCCGCGGCGTCGGTGCCCGAGAAGAAGAAGGACGGGGAGATCACGCTGCTCGCGAAGGTCGACGGCAAGCCGAAGACTCACAAGTTCGTCGGCGGGAAGACCGGGCGTGAGCTGAAGAACGCTGGCTCGTTCAACATCGTGGTCGACAACTGCTACGTGAGGATCCCGATCAGCAAGGAAGTCGTGCTCGACATCGCGCTGAAGATCGACGGCAAGGGCAAGCACAAGACGCTCGGCGGTCTCGTCGCGTCCTTCGTCCGGGCGAAGTAGCAGCGTGGCTCTCGTCGGCGGGTGGCATGACGACGATCGGGTCTACCTGATCGAGAGGTCCGGAGAAGACGCGCGGATCAGGAGCTTCCCCGCGAAGTGGTCCGCGTTCTTCTCCGGCTTCGACGACGACGACCGTCGCGAGATGGAGAGGATCCGGGAGGTGCGCGGGCTCAGCGTCGACGAGCACGGCGTCGTGCGGATCGACTTCAGAAACCGCTGGGCTCGCAAGGACGTGGTCTGGAACCTCGGCGAGATGTCCGCGTCGATGATGCGCGCGGCCGGAGAGCAGGGTCCCCGGATCTACGAGGCCGACGTCGACCCGCTGCGCAGGATGCTCAGCGACAACGGGGGGCTGAAGATCTCCGACGCTCCGCTGGCAGCGTACTTCGACCTCGAGGTCGACTCTCGGAAGACGTTCGACGAGATGCGTGCCGGCAAGGCTCGCATACTCTCGTGGGCGGCGGTCGACCAGCGCGGCAGGGAGGGTGTCGAGGTCCTCGCGGCGGACACCGACGCGGCGGAGCGCGCGCTGCTGGAGTCCCTGCTGGAGTGGCTGCGGCCGTACGACGTCGCGCTCGCTTGGAACGGCGACGGCTTCGATTTCCCGGTGCTCTCCGAGCGCGCGGCGAAGCTCCGCATCACTCCCGGCGGCAAGCCTCCGCTGTGGGAGCGGTGGAACTGGCTCGACCAGATGGAGGTGCACAAGAAGTACAACGCGCACGCGCACGAGAGCGGCGAGGAGAAGCAGAGCTTCGCGCTGAACGCGGTCGCGCACGTGCTTCTCGGCCGCGGCAAGACCGACTTCGACGCGAGTCGGACGTGGGAGGTCTGGGAGAGCGGCGCCGAGGGTCGCGCCCGTCTCGCGGCGTACAACCTGCAGGACGCCAGGCTGATGCCAGCGATCGAGGAGAAGACCGGGTACACCGCGCTGCACTACGCGGTGTGCGCGATCACGAGGTGCTTCCCCGACACCCGCTCGCTCCAGGCCGGCCGGCAGGGTGACGGGTTCCTGCTGCGGCTCGGGGTGGAGCACGGTCACCGCTGGCCGACGAAGCCGCCGAAGCCCGAGCTGTTCGAGCAGTACAGTGGTGCCTACGTCATGGAGCCGACGCGGCTCGGCGCGATCGACGACGTCCACGTCTGCGACTTCGCGAGCCTGTACCCGTCGATCATCCGGAGCTGGAACATGTCGCCGGAGACGATCGTTCACGCGCGCGCGCCGGACCCCGAAGGAGTCGGCGTGTGCAGCCAGCTCTACGAGTCCGCGACTGCGCCGCGGTTCCGCGTCGGTCCCCGCGGTATGTTCCCGCTCGCTCTGGACCGGCTCGTCGCGACGCGCGGCGAGTACACGAAGAGGGCAGACGCGGCGGAGCCCGGCTCGCCGACGTTCGACCGCTTCAAGAGGCTGAGCCAGGCGTTCAAGATCGTCGCGAACAGCTTCTACGGGATCCTCGGCTCGCCCTACACGCGGTACTTCGACCGCGCCGTCGCGGAGTCCGTGACGAAGACCGGGGCGCACCTGATCAAGCTCGTCGCTGCACGGTCCCGGGCGGCCGGGCTCGAGGCGTTCTACGGGGACACCGACTCTGTGTTCGTGACGGGGACCCGCGCGAAGTTCGCGAGGCTCGTCGACGACCTGAACGAGGAGTGGCCGCGGCTGCTCGCGGAGCACGGCTGCGACAGGAGCTACGTGAGGCTCGAGTTCGAGAAGTCGTTCAAGCGGCTCGTGCTGGTCTCCGCGAAGCGGTACGCCGGCTCATTCGCGGTCTACAAGGGCAAGGCGGCCGGCAGCGAGATGAAGCCCGAGGTCAAGGGGCTGGAGTACAAGCGCGGCGACGTGATCAGGATCGCGCGCGAGATGCAGTACGAGTTGATCACCGCGCTGCTGGAACCCGACCTCCCGTTCGCGGAGTCCATGCAGGGGTTCGTCGAGCGCTGGAAGCGACGTGTGCTCGAGGGTGACCTGGAGGTCGACGACGTCGTGCTGAGTCAGAGCGTGAAGGACCTCGGCGAGTACGCGCTCCGCTACACGACTCGGAAGTGCTCCGGTAGTCGCGGCGCCGCGAAGTGCGGGAGGGAGTTCGACTCCGTGGCGGTCGCCGACGGTCCCGAGGCGTGCCCGAGGTGCAAGACCCCGCGCAAGGTGGCGAAGCAGCCGGCGCACGTCAGGGTCGCGCACGTACTCCGGGAGCGCGGCGAGGACGTCAGGGCCGGTACACGGGTCGAGTACCTCACGGTCGCGCCGGACTGCCCCGCGTGCGGGGAGCCCGTACCGTCGGGCGCCGGCAAGTGCAGGGGCTGCGGTACTCGCATCGTGCGCGACGAAGACGCGGTCGTGCCTGCGAGGGATCCGGGCGCGCTCGAGAAGATCGACCGGGTCTACTACTGGGAGAGCCGCGTCTACCCACCGTGCGCGCGGATCCTCGACGTCGTGTATCCCGACCTCGTCTGGGTGGAGTCCGCGGCCCAGCGCAAGGCGCGCGAGCTGGACGAGAAGAGGACCAGGGACCGCGGCAGGGTCGACGACCTCCCGCTGTTCGGTGGGGATGTCTCCGACTCCGGCGTGCGCCGGGTCGTCGCGGGGTTCGGCGCGTTCGACGACCGCGACGCGATGGTGCGCTTCAGGGACGCCGTGCTCGGCTCCGCTCCGGGCGCGGTGCCCGTCGTGATCCGGGTAGAGGCTGACGACGGGCAGGTCGCCGTGATGGACGGGCCCCGAGTATCCACGACTGCGGCGCTCGACCTGGAGAAGCGGTTCCCGGGAACCGTCGTGCTGGAGCGCTGAGCGTGTCTCCTCGAGGAGACACGCCGCGGGTTGTGTCCGCGTTCTTCCCCGGCTGGGTATCGGTTCTTTCATGAAGAGGCGAGTGGTCAAGAAGGACGGTAATCCGTGGGGCGCAGTCGTGGACGACGTGCTCCGAATCGACGTCGAGTCGACCTACAGGAAGCTCGTCGGCCAGCTCACGCTGGGGAGCGACGCTACCGAGTACGGGCCCGTGCTCCGGGCCCTGGACGAGAGCGCTCGCAACGCGTGGGAGGCTTCCCGCCTCGTCCGCGCCGCGAAGCTCGAGGACGAGCGCGTCGGCGGCGAGGTCGACGAGCGGCTCGAGGTGATGCGCACGCAGGCGCGGAAGGACCTCGAGAAGGAGAAGCGGGAGCAACGCGACCAGGAGGCTGAGAAGGCTGGGAAGAAGCCTACGGGCCCCGGCAAGCCACCGACCCTCCAGGAGGTCGAGGACCGCATCCTCGCGGACTACACGGACGAGGTCGTCTCGCTGCGGCGACGCAAGGCGGAGATGCACGCCGCGCTCCGGTCCGTCGAGGGTCTTGAGCGGTCCTGGAGGGATCGCTGCAGTCAGTTGTCACACATGCTGGCCCGTCACCGGGCCTGAGGGAGAACGACATGGGCATGGGCGTACGAGAGTTCCTGCAGCGCCGTCGTGAGGGTGCGAGTGGTGGTTCGGACTGGCTCCCCGACTGGAAGGAGCGGAAGCGGATCGATGTCTGGCTGCACCGCACGGCGCCGATCGTGCCGCGGTTCACGCACCAGTTCCTGGCGGAGGACGAGGTCGAGGACGAGGGACGGAAGAAGAAGATCCTCCGCTACCCCCGATTCATCTCGCCGGACCCCGACATCGTTCACCGCAACCAGTACTTCCGCGACCGCGAGACGAAGACGTACCTGAACGTGCCTCCGGACCTCGACCCGTTCCTGCTGCTGCGGGAGTGGCTGCGCCTCGTCGCGGACCACATCGGTCTGGATGAGCCTGTCTTCGAGTGGCACGACGCGAAGAAGCGTCAGAAGGTGGTGTGGCCGCGCGGTATCCTGAGCGGTCTCGAGAAGCGGGGCCGGAACGACTTCGGTGTATCTCTCGACACGAAGATCGAGGACCTGCTCGTGGTCGTCGACAACGACAGGCCCGGTGACGGGCCCCGGATCCTGTCGGCCACCAAGATGCTCGGCGACCTGATCTCCGAGGAGATCGGCAACCAGATGGAGAGTCTCGGCGAGGAGGAGGGCGACCCGCAGGTCTCTCCGTACGCGCTGCGATTCGCGTTCGACAAGACCGAGTCGCCGATGAACATGTACAAGGTCTTCCGGCTCGACCCGCGCAAGTGCCGGCTCACGGAAGAGATCGAGGCCGCGATCTCCGCGGAGGAGTACCCCGACGTCGTGCAGTACACGAAGCCGGGCAAGGACGACCTCGTGAAGGTGCGCGCGCTGATGGAGGCCGCTGCTGTGGTCGAGCTGCCGCTCGACCGGATCTTCAGCGAGGACCCCGAGGAGCGCGCGAGCGTGATGCGTCCTGACGGCGCGGCCGGCAAGAAGCGGGCGCGGTACAGCGGCGGTGGCAAGCCGGCAGCCGCGAAGGAGAAGGAGCCCGAGGACGACGACGCTGACGAGGAGCAGAAGCCTGCCCCGCGCGGGCGCCGGCGCGTGGTCAAGAAGGACCCGCCCCCGCCCCCGAAGAAGAAGAAGGAGCCCGAGGTCGAGATGATCGACTGCGACGAGTGCGGCAAGCCGATGCCGGCCGCGGCCCAGAAGTGCCCGAGCTGCGGCACCGAGTACGAGCTGGACACGGACGTCGCTGACTCCGGCGGTGCCGGTGAGGCTGCCGCAGAGGGGCCCGCTGCTGACGGCGCGGCCGACGGGAAGTGCTTCTCGTGCAGCGGCGCCGTCGAAGAGGGCCGCTGCGTGAAGTGTGGTCTCGAGCAGGGCGACGACTTCCCGTTCTAGGGGTCCGGCATGAGGGTCAAGATCCTTTGCGAGTTCGAGGTGCCGGGAACGGACGACGAGAGAGTCGCCCGTTCCGCGGCTAGCCTCGCGGCGTACGAGTACCTCTCGTTCTGCACGGTGGAAGACGTGAACCCCGGGCGCGAGGAGTGCTCGGTTCACGTCGACGGTGTCGGTGAGTTTGTGGTGCGCATCGGACAGGACCACGACTAGATGGCCAGGAAGCGCAAGCAGAGGGTGAGCGACGACCCCGTATCGGCAGGGAAGATCCCCCCGCCGATACGGCGGAAGGACGTCGACGTCCCGGGGTGGAAGCGCGGCACCGACGCGCTGCAGCGCGTCACGTCGGTGCGCACGATCTTCCCGAGCTTCAACTTCGGGGTCCGCGTCGGCGGTCTCCCCACGCGTCGGCTGCACACCGTCCACGGCGCGACCCACGGCGGCAAGAGCGCGTTCGTGCTCGGCATGATCAAGTCGTTCCTGCTCGGCGGTCACTACGCCGCGCTGGTCGACGCGGAGCGCTCCACGCCGCAGGAGTTCGGCCGCGAGCTGCTCGGCGACCAGCTCGACAGCGACCGCTTCTTCGGGATGCTGCCGGACAGCTACGAGGACACGATCGACGGGGTCGACGAGTACCTCGACCACGTCGCGAAGAAGCGGAAGCAGGAGCCCGGGATCGCCTCGCTGTGCGTGGTCGACTCGCTGACGAAGCTGTCGCCGAAGCGCGAGCTTGCGAACGTGGTCAAGGGCGGTGGCGACGAGGTCGCGAAGGGTCACCACGGTCGCTACCGCGCCGCCTTGAACCAGGCGTGGCTCGACCACATCACGCCGAAGCTCGACGCTGCCAACTGCGCGATGCTGATCGTCGTGCAGGAGCGCGAGCAGCGCGACGACAGGGGCGAGATCCAGTACCGGCCGAAGGGTGGTACCGGGATCCTGTTCGACTCCTCTCTGCTGATGCGGATCAGCAAGAGCATGCCGATGCGCGACCCGCCGAACAAAGAGGGCCGCATCATCGGGTTCGCTCACAAGGTACGCGTCTACAAGTCCAAGGTCGGTCACATGGACGGTCGCTGGACTGACACGTTCTTCCACCTCTCCAACGGCGCGCAGGGACCTGCCGGGTTCGATACAGCGCGCGACCTCGTGAGCGTCGGCAAGTCGCTCGGGCTGATCAAGGCGTCGGGCTCCTGGCTGTCGTGGGGCAAGAAGCGGTGGCAGGGAGAGTCCCGCGCGGTGCGCGCGCTGAACAAGAGCCCCGAGCTGCTGGCGTCCCTCACGGATGCGGTGAGCGCTGCTATCGATAGCGGAGCCGGGCGATGAAGAGGGGACGACCTCCGCGGAAGCACGAGGACGGGTTGACCCGCGTACTATTCGTCAGGGTCGAGCCCGGTCTGGACGCCGCGCTCGAGGACCTCAGGCTCCGCGCGAGTCTCGACGTCGGTGTCCGCTACACGCGGGCCGACGTCGTCCGAACCCTCCTGCGGTCGGCGTGTGCGTCTCCGGGGACCGCTCTCGGTGTGCTGACCGGTAAGGGTTGACCATGCGTTACCTGTTATTCAGCGACGTGCACGACGACTCCGTGACGAACGGGGTCCCCCGGGAGCCCGAGGTCGAGGAGTTCTACGGGAAGATCCTCGGGTCCCTCGAAGGGATCGACACGGTCGTGTTCAGCGGTGACCTCTGCGACGTCGACTCGCGCGACGTGCTGCGCAGCGTGTCGCGGTTCATCGCGCTTGGGATCGACGTGGTGGCGCGCGGCGTCAACTTCGTCGCGATCCCCGGTAACCACGGAGTGCTGCACAGCTCGCGCGTCGTCACGACGATGAGCCCGCTCGCGCGCGTCGCTGAGTACGACCACTGGAGTCGTCACGGTGCGGGGATCTTCGTGGCGGAGCTGCCGCGGTACTTCGAGCGGGTCAACGTCCTCTGCCTGCCGTACGTCTCGAAGCGGGTATACCTCTCGGGGCAGTACATCGACGCCGCTCGCGACGCGTTCGTCGACGCCGCGAAGGGGTGCGTCGTCGTCTCCCACCTCACGGTGCCCGGCGCCGTGCTCGGCAACGAGTCCTCGGAGATGGCGCGCGGCGATGACCAGCTACTGCCTGTGGATACGATCAAGCGGCTCGAGCCGTCGCTCGTGGTCAACGGCCACTACCACAGGCGGCAGACCGTGAGCGTCGGTGGTCTCACCGTCGAGGTACCGGGATCGCCGTGCTCGTTCTCGTTCGACGGCGACGAGACTGACAAGGGATTTCTGATCGCGGAGGTGTGAGGTGGCTCGCAAGAGGGTAACGAAGTCAGCGGTCGAGTTCGTGAGCGTGCCGACCCCGCGGCTCGTCGTGACCGACGAGCTTGAGCCGAGCATCGGGGTGGCGGGGGCCCACGTGAAGGTGACCCCTCTGCTGCGGCGCTCGGAGCGCGGTACCGTCGACGTCGCTGCGGTCAAGAAGAGGCTCCTCGGTCTCGGCGCGCTGTCGGTCTCCGTGCTGCCCCGCTTCGTTCCCGACGAGTCTGCCGCCCGCGCTGCCGGTTCGTCGGACCGGGTCGACCCTCGGGAGGAGGTCCGCGCGATGCTTGCTGACGAGCCGGCAGCGCTCGAGCAAGCGATGTCGTTCTTCGACGAGGCCGGCCTGTGAGGATCGAGCGCGTCGCGGTCGAGGGCTGGATGCCGTTCTTCGACGGCGTCGGTCTGGACGTCCCTGCCGGGCCGATCGCTGTGGTCGGTGTCCGGGACGGCGACGAGCGGAAGTCGAACCGGAGCGGCAAGACGTCGCTGCTCGAGGCTGTGCGGTGGTGCCTGTTCGGCGCGCACCGGAAGCGGCTCGAGGACTCGATCATCCACGTCGACGCGAAGTCGGTGCGGGTGCGCGTCTCGGTAGGCGACCTGGTCGTGGAGCGCTCGCGGGCTCGCGGTGGACCGACACGTGTAGTCGCCACGCTGGACGAGCAGAGCTACGAGGGCTCCGCTGCGGAGGACGAGGTCGCGCGCGTGCTCGGGATCTCGCTCGCCGACTACGACGCGACCGTGAACTTCTCGCAGGCCGACCTCGAGTCGCTCGTCGGCCTGCCGAGCGGCAAGCGTCGCGGTGTCGTCTCCGGGTGGCTCCGGCTCGGGTACTGGGCCGACGTGCAGAGGGTCGGAGCGGAGCGGCTCGCGGCTGCGCGCGCCGTAGTGGACCGGGAGCGCGCGCTGCTCGACGCGTCGTTTAGTCGCGTGCTCTCCGACGACGACCGTGCCGCGCTGCTGGCATCCGTCGAAGCCGACGACGTGTTCATTGCAGACGCCCGTGCGCGGCTCGACGCAGCCGCAGAAGCCTCGGCTGCCGCTGACAGGAGGGCTCGCTGGGAACGCGACGTCGCCGCGTGCGAGGAGAGCGCTGCTGCGGCGCGTAAGGAGTACGGGGAGCTGCGCGACAAGCTGCGGGGTTGGAAGGTCCCGGACACGGAGTCTGAGGTGGCGCGTCTCGTCGAGGCTCGCTCCGTGATGAATGCTGCTCGTGACGCGCTCGCGCTCGTCGACGGCACAGCGGAGTTCAGCGGGGAGTGCCCGGTCACGTGCTCGGAGTGCCCCGTCGCTGACCGCGTCCGTGCCCAGCTCCGTGACGGGGAGGAGCGGGCTTCCGAGGCGCGCGGCCGGGTCAACGTGGCTCTCGAGGAGCACCGCTCGCTCGAGCGCTCTGTCGCCGAGATGCGCGCCTCGGAGCGCGACAGGCAGCGCGCGTCGGACCGTCTCAGCGTCGTGGCTGCCGACGGCAAGCGGCTCGCTCTGACGCTCGCTGAGCTTCGTGCGGCACAGCCCCCGGCCGCGGCAGCGCAGCCCCCGGCCGCGGAGATCCGCGCGGAGTACGAGGCAGCGGTCAAGCGTCGCGCAGGAAGCGCGCTGCTGGTCGAGGAGTCCGACCGCGCGCTCGGCGACGCGGAGCGCCACGGCGCCGCGCTGAAGGCCGCTACGGCGGCCCTGGCTGCCGTGCAGCGCGCCGTCCAGGTGGTGGGTCCCTCTGGAGCCCCGGCGAGGATCGCGCGCCGGCTCGTGCTCCGGCTCGAGGATGCCGCGAACGCGCTGCTTGCCGACGTCGGGCTCAGCGTGGAGTTCGCCTGGGAGCGGCCGACCAAGGACCTCGAGCTGTCGTGCTCCGGGTGCGGCGCCTCGTACGGGCCGGGCCGCCGGGTCAAGGTGTGCCCCGCGTGCGGGGACCCTCGTGGCCCTAGGATGGCGGACGAGTTGGAGATCCTAGTAGCGGACGGCAGCGGCGAGCTGGACGACGTGCGGGCAGCTAGCGGTGGTACGCGCGCGGTCGTGGCGTGCGCGATCCGGCTCGGGGCCGCCGCGGTGCTCCGGGAGTCTACCGGGACCCCTGTCGGCTGGGCGTGCGTCGACGAGCCGTTCGGGATGCTTGACGCCGAGGCACGGGGCGCGCTCAGCGCGACGTTCGCCGGGATGCTCGGCTCGGTAGGGCTGGAGCAGGCGTTCGTGGTGAGCCACGACTCCGCGCTGCTGGACGCGCTGCCGCACCGTGTAGTGGTGATGCGCGAGGGCAACAGGTCGAGGGCGGTGGTCGAGTGAACGAGTCTGAGATGATCGAGGTTCTCGGGTGGGACGGCGCCGGTTCTGATACCAGGACGCGGCATCCTGCGTGGTCGTCGTTCGTCCGGGAGATGAAGCACCGACAGTACGGGTACGGCGCGCTTCAATCCGCCTGGGCGTTCTTCAAGTCTGGCTGGGATGCTGCTGACCATGACGACGCGTAGCAGCGGCAGGGCGACGGAGACGAAGGCAAGTCGCGCGCTCGAGGCCCGCGGCTACTTCGGCCACCACGCGCAGCAGACGAACACCACGCGCGACGGGAAGTGGTTCAGCCACAGCAACGACCTGTTCGGGGTCTTCGATCTGATGATGGTCCGTCGCGCGCCGAAGAGTATCTGCATGATCCAGGTCACGGTCCGCGGGTCGATGAGCGCGCGGAAGAAGAAGGTCGCGGAGGTCGCCGGCGGGTTCCCCGACCTGCGGCCCGCGGTCACGATCGAGGTCTGGGGCTTCGTGCAGGGTACTCGCCGGAGCGGTGGCCAGTGCTTCCGCGTGGAGCGCTGGACGCACGACGGCTGGGAGTTCTCCGAGGTCGTCGAGGTTCCGGCGTGAGGCGCGTCTTCCACAAACCGGAGCTGGTGCGGGGCCGCTACCAGGACGCGCTGCGGGGACGCCTGCTGGACTGCGTGATCACGGACCCGCCGTACAGCCCGGTCACGATGCTGGGCCACAACGCGGGGCGCGACTTCGTCGGCGACGGCAACTACCGATCCGAGATCGGGTACGGGGCGTGGTCGGAGCCCGACGTCGAGGAGTTCGTGCAGACGGTCGCGCCGATCACCGTGGGTTGGATCGTGGCGTTCTGCGACGACGAGTTGATCGGTGCGTGGAAGCGCTCGTTCAGGGCGGCGGGGCTCTACGCGTTCCCAGCGATCCCGTACGTCGACGTCGGTAGCAGGGTCCGTCGCGTCGGCGACGGCTCGAGTCAGTGGACGTGCTTCATCATGACGGCGCGGCCACGGCACCGCGCGTTCTCCACGTGGGGCACGCTGCGCGGCGCCTACATCCTGCCGCCGGGTCAGCGCGACAGGAACAGCTTCGGCGTGCGGGGGCTCACCGGGCACAAGCCGCTGTGGCTGATGCGCGAGCTGGTGCGCGACTACTCCAGGCCGAACGACCTCGTCGCCGACCCGTGCGCCGGCGGCGCCCACACGCTGATAGCAGCGTCGCAGCTCGGCAGGCGCTCGTTCGGCTGCGACGCGGACCCCGCCAGCTACGCGGTCGGCGCGGAGCGGGTACGGCTCTACAACGCGGGAGTGCGGCCGTGAGCGGTACCGAGCGGGTAGTATTCGAGGGTATGGGTGACTACGAGGTGATGGTCGGGCTCGGCAGGAGACTCGCTGAGGAGCGCGGGATGTCCGCTCGCGAAGCACTGGCGCGCGAGGTGTTCGGGGACCGTCTTCCGTTCTACGTCACGTCTGACGCCGCCGACCTCGTCGAGGCGATGGTCTGCGGTCCCGAGGATCTGATCGTGCTCTGCGCGAAGCGGGTCGACGTCGCGGCGCTCAATGCTGTGAAGGAGCGCTTCGGCAGGGTGGGGCCGACGGGCTTGGCGATCAGGGCCGAGCTGATGCGGCGTCGCGGCGAGCTGCGCGACTGGACAATCGTCAGGGAGGGAAGCGACACGGTCGCGGTCCGGGTCAGTGGCGCGAGCGAGGACAGCGTCTACGAGTGCCTCGCGACCGACAGGGTGACCAGGGTGCTGTCGTGATCGTCGCGATACTCGGTGGCGCCGGAGGTGACGGGAACCGCGCGCGTGCTCTGGTGAAGAAGCTCGCGCGCGATCACGGGAGCGATCTGATCGTCTACCACGACGACTCTCCGTACGCTGTCGCGCCAGCGGTCGCGCGGCAGTGCCGGTGCAGCGGCGTCGTGCACGCGATGTGGTCGACGCCCGGCAACGGTGCGAACGCGATCTCGAACCGGACAGCGCGCGACCGCACTATGCTTCGACACGTCGACGTGATCTACGTTCTCGGCACGCTCGAGGCGAACCGGGAACGCGTTGTCGGTGGGTACGGCTCTAGGGTAGAGCGCGTCGGAGGTGGAACGTGAAGCGGAAGAAGAAGGTCGACGTCGAGCTGATCAGGAAGCTCTCGAAGAAGAAGACAGTGGAGGAGACAGCGAGGCTCGCGGGGTGCTTCCCGTCCGACGTCCGGCGCGTGCTGGCCCGTGGTGTGACTCGCGGCAGGCCCCGCAAGGCGTCCGTGCTGCGGCTCGACCTCGACCCCGAGCTGCACGCCGCGGTCCGGCGCTACGCCGCGGGGTTGGCCCGAAAGAGCGGCGTTTCCGGGGGCTAGACTCTTTTCTTTCTAAATGTGTGGACATCCCCGGGGACCGGGTTTATAGTCTTCTCACGGTCGGCGATGCGCCACCGAAGGAGGATTCCCGGATGACCAAGAATAAGCTCGGAGACAACAGCCCGAAGGACGTCAGCGACGCGCTGCTCGCCGCGATGCGTGCCGGTGCGGCGCTCGCGGTTCCAGGATCCCGGCTCGAGCGGGAGGTCGCTGCTGCGCTCGGTGTGGAGCCGCTCCTCGTCGCCATGCTGTCTTCGTTGGGCGGCTACGAATGCGAGGTCGGCGACGGCTCGTTCATGGGTGGTCGCGTGAAGTTCGGCTTCGAGCTGACTCTCGAAGGGAACGCCACGTGTGTCGCGACGCGCGTCATGGTCGCGTGGTCGAGCATGAACACGGAGGACGTCGCTGACGCGGTCGCTGCCGCGGACACCAACCGAGACCTCGCTCTGAAGGCCGCCCGGATCCGCGCGGCGATGAACGCGGCGCTCCCCTCATGGTCGTCGCTCGACGACAAGGACCTCGCGGTCTACATGGAGGCCCGCTCGCTGATTCGCGCGGAGTTGGACGGCGTCAGCACGCAGGTCCACGCCTACCTCAAGGAGAAGCGCGCGGCGGCGGTGGCGTCATGATCATCACGAGCAAGTACGACGGTCGCTGCAAGACCTGCGGCGGTCCTATCGCGGCGGGCGACCGCGTCTCCTGGGTGCGCGGCGTCCGCGGTGTCGACCACGCGGCGTGCTCGGCGGAGGGCAAGGCAGCGGCCGCAGTCGTAGCCGCATCGCGCGCCACCACTGCCGACGTCGACGTCCCGGTCCCCGAGGGTCTCGACTACCTGCCCTACCAGCGCGCCGGGATCGCGTACGCGCTGGAGCGGACCGGCACGCTGATCGCCGACGAGATGGGGCTCGGCAAGACAGTCCAGGCGATCGGGATCGCGAACGCTGACGACACGGTTCGCCGCGTGCTGGTGATCTGCCCGGCGAGCCTGAAGCTGAACTGGAAGCGCGAGATCGAGCGCTGGAGCACGCGCCCCGTCGAGGTCGCGGTCGTCAACGGGAAGTGCCCGCCGATCGACTACGAGACCGAGAGGACGCTCTGGGTCGTCGCCAACTACGACGTGCTGAAGAAGCACAGGGCGCAGCTCCTCCGCGCGTGGGACCTCGTCGTCGGTGACGAGATCCACTACTGCAAGAATCCCAAGGCGCAGCGTACGAAGCTGGTCCGGGAGATCATCGGAGGCGGTCGCCGTCGCGTCGGGTTGACCGGCACACCGGTGCTGAACAAGCCGATCGAGCTGTGGTCGATTTTGCAGATGATCGACCCCGCGAGCTGGGACCCGGCGAAGCCGGCGTGGGGCAAGTACCCGGCTCGCGCGGAGGGCAGCGGCGCAGGGTTCATGACGTACGCGAAGAAGTACTGCGGCGCCTTCCAGGGCCGGTACGGCTGGGACTTCTCCGGCTCGAGCAACGCTGCCGAGTTGCAGGAGCGGCTCCGCACAACGTGCATGGTACGCAGGCTCAAGGCCGACGTGCTGAAGGACCTCCCGGCGAAGCGTCGCCAGGTCGTGGAGCTTGCGGTCGACGGCTACTCGGACGGCGGCGCCGCGGACCGGTACGACGAGCAGCTCGAGGAGCTTCGCGCCGCGGTCGAGCTGAGCCGCGCGTCGGACGACGCTGCGGACTACGACGCCGCGGTGGCACGGCTCCGCGCCGGTGCGAGCGTGGCGTTCACGGAGATGTCGGCGACGCGCTACGAGACCGCGCTCGCGAAGGTCGACGCCGCGGCTGAGCACTGCGAGGAGGCGCTCGCCGACGGACGCAAGCTGGTGATCTTCGCGCATCACAAGGCGGTCATCGCTGCGCTCGCGGAGAAGCTCGGCGCGCACGGGGTAGTCACGCTGACCGGCGACACCTCGCAGCAGGACCGGCAGGCCGCGGTCGACCGCTTCCAGACCGACGCGTCGTGCCGGGTCTTCAT